TCAGGCTGCTATGGGTATTGGTGCTGCAGCTGGGGCTGCGGCCGGTGGTGTCGCTGCCGCCGCGCCCACGTTGGCCGCCACGCCAGTTAGCAGCCTGCCGGCGTATTTTGCCGGTAATGCCGCTGCGGCAGGCACCGTAGCCGGTGCAGGGGCCGGCGGTGCTGCTGCGACACAAAGTCCCACGGCACAGCGAATGTTCCCGACGATGGCGAACGCGGCTTCAAGTGCGGCAAACTCTTTTAACCGATTTGCGACTGACGGGGCGATGCGGGTCAATGATCTGAAGAACACACTATGGAAAAAATTGCCGCACTCGGCACGCGAGTTTCATGAGACGATAGAGCACCATCCTTTTGCTCAAGCCTTGGACCCCAACACGGGTATCGCAAAACACATGAACCCGGTGAACACGTCTGGTAATTTAATGGGGCTGTTGCCGCACTCCGTTACGCTGCCGTACGAAGGTATGCATGAAGGGGCGCACGGCTTACACCACACACTGCATAACTTTGTAGGCGGCGGACACGGGCACGGTGGCGTTGAGCATGCGGGTGTGCACTAGGTTGTGAATACAGTCAATACATTTAAATTAATCGCTGGGCAGAAATAACATGCAGGCTTTTTCTTTTGGCCGTGCCCTCGGCGAAAAACTGGCTGCCGAGCCGAGTTTTTTGCGGTCTTACGGTAATGTCTTAGACCGCTGGTATAACCCGTTTACAAAACAGCGCAATTACGAACGCGGTGAAAAGGGTTTAATGCGGGCCGGCCAAGCCGCGATGGGAATTGGAGCGGCAGCAGGTGCTGCGGCCGGTGGTGTTGCTGCGGCCCCGACGATTGCTGGCATGGGCACCGGTACGGCGGCGACTGCGGGTACTGGCGGCGTCATAGCCTCGCAAACACCCGCGGGGCAAAACCTAATGCAACGTTTGCCGGCCATGGCTCAAAACGCCGCACACACATACTCGTCGCGCGTCGAGCCGGCTCTGCGGCGAGTTGGTTACGGCCCGGGAGACGCAGCCCATGATTTATATGCGGCGGGCACGGGAAACTTTGACAGAATTAAAGGCCCGAACTGGGGCGCGGTTGGTATGAAACCGCCGTCTATGAACGCAGTCACGGGCGCCCCGAGCGGATGGACGTCTGGCTTGTATCCGACATTGCCGCGACCGACAGAGGTTGTTAAAAACATAGCGTCGGCTGTCCCGGCATCTTCAGTTCTTGCACAGGCTAAACTGTAATGGCACTTTGCCCCGCATGTGAATCCGCATTAGTCGAGATTCGCTCAAAACACGTCTGTCCGTTTTGCCACATCATCGTCGAGACGTGCTGCGACGGCGGTGAATGTCGGCCGGCGGTAGCAGGCTGGAAAAAACTTGTCGAAGAGACGGCCCCGGCACGACAAGCGTATATGTCAAAAGTCCAGAACACCCAAGAGGAGTGCACTCGTGGCTGAATCTGCCAAGAAGTTTATTCTCAACGCCGAGCAGCGTGTTTATGTCGCAGAAGATTGGGGCCACGAGGATTGGATTTGGAACGGACGGTATTGCGGGAAAAAGTTGCTCATTAAAGCGGGCAAAACGACGCCATGGTCGTATCACCGCGTTAAAGACAAAGTCCTGTACGTCGAATCTGGGAACGTTGTGTTAACATATGGCTATGACGAAAACACTGCAACGGCGTCAAATTTAACACTTGGGCCGGATGCTGCGTTTCACGTTCCGCCTGGAATGTATCACAGCATTAAGGCAACAAGTGAGGCGCGGCTGCTTGAGTTGAGCACGCACCATAACGACAAAGACGTCTACTCCAACGGCGACCCCGCGGCTGAGGATAGCGATGAAGATTAAGCAGATTCTTAGTCGCGGTCTTGAGAAGTATGCCGAGCCGGTAGTTCAACCGACTGCCGGTACACAACCGATCAAACCATTAGGTGCCCCGCCGGCAGGTGCTGGAAATAACGCCGCGAGTTTACCTCCCGCGGCACCCGCGCCGGCACCAGCACCAATGCCGCCTGTGCCTGCCCCAGCACCAGCACCAATGCCGCCTGTGCCTGCCCCAGCACCAGCACCTGCACCAGCGCCCGCGGCACCCGTACCGAACGTTATGAAGCCGCCGCAGGCACCACCAACGCCTGCCCCGACACAGCCGGCTAATCAAGCCCCGCAAACGTCTCCGGCTAATGACAAGATGCCGAAGTTAATCGAGCACGCTCAGGCGACGCTTTCTGCGGCTAAAACACCAGAAGCCAAAGCGGAAATTGAAAAACAATTAGTACCGAATGTGACAGCACAAGTTAAAGCAACCGCCACACCCGAGACGTTAGATGCGGCGAGCCGTGTCATGCAAGGCGACACCGAAGCCGCCGCACCTGCCCGCGATAACTTTATTACAGATCAGGCCGGCGGAGATCCTACGAAAACACAAGACCCGACATGGTACGGCCAGGCCATGGGAATGTGGGACGGGTTAGGTCCGACAGGTCAGGCCGCGTTTATGGTCGGCGTGCCTGCGGCATTAATCAGTCTTTTATCGGGTGACGGGCTGATGGGGATCTTAGGCGGTCTTGGCATCGGCGCTCTTGGTGTCGGTGCCGGTGCCATGGGCATGCTTGGTGAAAACACACAGGCTGGTATGGGCCGCATGCTGGGCGACGCTGCTAATTTTTTCGGCGCTATTCCTGAAGAAGCCCGGGACTCAAGTATGTTTGCCCCCGGTGCGGACGCGGCTGTAAAGCAAAAAATTCAAGATGCTATTAAGGCGGCACCACAAGGCCAGGGTGCGGCTGTTGGTCAACGGATGCTCGACGCTGAACGGGCGAAGTTTGAGCAGTTGCGGCAACTGCACGCTACCAACCCAGAACTTGCCAATAGTTATTTAATGGGCATGCACGGCGAATACGCGCCCAAGACCCGAGAAGAAGCCGCGGCGTTATTCGCACGCCTTCAGCAACAGTATGACGAGACGGGGCAGCAAGGCTATTTGTACAACCAAGCATTGCAAGCCGCACAAAAAGAACGCGACGCACGACTGCAAGAAGCGAGAAGCGGCGGCAAAGGTAGCTGGGGCATGGCACTGGGCAATGCTTTCGGCGTCGACACTGATGCCGCCGCTGACGCAGCCATGCACGCTGAACTGGCTGAACGAGGATTTTTCGCGCCAACAGAAGGGAAGGAAACACGTGCCTCTATGAACATCGCACAAAAAATTGTACTGAAACACGCTGCTTTAAAAGCCGCACGGTGTTGGGAAGGTTACGAGCCGGTTCCAGGGAAGAAGCCGTATAGCAATAATTCGTGCCGCCCGGCTGGAAGTAAGAGCAAGAAAAAAAAGACTGAGAAGAAGGCGGCACAACCAGTATCACAATTCAGCCAAACGGCGTTCGATCGCCCGTACGCCGAAGCCGCGTTTAAGCAGCACGGAATTCACTTTAATCCAAAAAGCACTGATCAGCAGTTGTACAACCTGTACACCCGAAAAGGTACAGTGCGGCCGGGGCAAAAAATGAACCCGTTTCAATCTATGGTTGGGGCGCATCACGGTTATTTGCCACCTGCGCCGCTGCAGCCAAACATTAAGCCACAACCTGTGCAATCAACGGCCCCGGCGAACAGCGTAGCAAGCGTCACGCCGGTAAAAACAAAAGTACCCACACCGGTAAGGTAACTTATTGCACAACCAGCCGCGATAAAAAATAGGCAAGGAACGCCGCAATGCGAACAAACAACAAGTCGGTTCGAAAGGCTGAGCGAAAAGCAAAGAGGAAAGTCAAAGCAGTAGAACAACTGGAGAAACAAGACAAAAGCGCATCGCTGATTATTGAGTGGCGCAACGCCAGTCAGAAGCATGCCTGGAATACGATGAGCAAAAGCCCCATGACGTTTTTGCTAGGGTCGGCTGGCTCTGGCAAAACGTTCTTGGCTATGGCGTATGCGCTCAACGAAGTATTAAACAAGCGCCGCGAATTCATCGTGTTAACGCGGCCCATCGTTGAAGCGGGCGAGCGGCTGGGTTATCTTCCCGGCACGTTCGGCGAGAAAGTTAATCCGTACATGGCTCCGTTGTATGACACGATGGACGCTTTGATTGGTAAGTGCGGCCCCAAACGGGAAATCATCAATAAGAGCATTATGCTAGCGCCGCTGTGCTACATGCGCGGGCGAACATTCAATAACGCTATTTGCATTTTTGACGAAGCGCAGAACGCGAGCTACCAGCAACTCAAGTTATTTCTTTCGCGCTTTGGGCAGAATACCCAGGTCATTGTTACCGGTGACCCGTTTCAAAGTGACCTGCCGTATAGCCCGCCGCCGCTGGTCGACGTCGTGGCTAGACTTCAGGATGTGGCCGGCATTAGCACGATTAAATTCACAACAAATGACGTGGTGCGCCATCCGCTTGTAGCCGCTATCTTGAAAAAGTTGTAATGCCCCGTTGACTAGTTTGGGTGGACCGCTGTAGATTACGGCACACCCCGCAACGGAGTACACATGCGACCCAATCAGGTTGAGTGGGAGAAGGCGCAGAAATGGGAGCGCGACTGGTGGTTGAACACACCGCAGCAGTACAGTGTAGAAATTAAAAAGGGCGACACGGTTGCCGGCTGGCTGGGTATCAAAGATTCTCCCGACCTGGCTGTGGTCGATATTGGCTGCGGGCCCTTCTCTATTCTGCAGCGCGTCCAGGTCGGGTTTGGCTGTGCGGTTGACCCGATTAATTACGGCTCTTTGGAGCTGGGCTATACGGCGGCAGCTATTTCGCGTGTGTTCTGCCGCGGGGAAGAACTCAGCGACATACTTCCTGGTGCCAAGTTTGACGAGGCATGGATCTACAACTGCTTGCAGCACGTCGAAGATCCGACTGCCGTCCTTCAGCAGTCAATCCGAGTAGCCAAACGAGTACGGCTATTTGAGTGGATTAATTTGCCGCCATACACAGGGCATTTGCACACGCTCACGGCGCCCATGCTTATGGCACCGTTCAAAGAAGCAGGCTGGCACACAGACTTCCATTTTCAAGGTGTCGCCGATGCCGATGGCCTCAACGGCGAGTTTTATGTCGGCGTCTTTAGCCGGCCGGAGCAGGCATGACCTACACGTTCGTTACAGACGACGCTAATCCGCACCTGGGCGGCAATATCAACGAAGGCGATCCGTTTACATATTCTCCGACGACGTGGCGGTATCTCGTAGACCGGTTTGCTGTGCGGACGCTGTTGGATTTAGGCTCCGGACTGGGCTACAGTGCCCATTTTTTCTCCAAACTTGGGCCGCTAGTCGTAGCCGTCGACGGGTTAAAAAAGAACGTCGAAATGTCAAGTTTTCCAACAATTTTACATGACATAACGCATGCCCCGCTGTACTGTGCTGTAGATTTAATTTACTGCGTCGAAGTCGTCGAGCACATTGCTGAGCCGTACGTGCCGAACTTAATGGCGACGTTTCAGGGGGCGAAGTTTGTCATGCTTTCGCACGCCGTTCCGGAGCAGGGCGGTTACCACCATGTAAACTGTAAAGACGATAAATATTGGGTTGACCAATTTAACGTTGCCGGGTTTAATATGCTTCCCGAAGACAGTGCGCGTGTGCGGCAGTACTCGGCACTTGATAGTGCCCACCACATTGCGCGGTCAGCCTTAGTATTTGCACGCAGATGACTCATGAGCGCCGTACCTGAACTCGACCGCTTGCTCGACGAACATGCGACCGTCAAAAAAAACAAAAGGTGGGCACAGCGAGAACGGCTGCACCGACGGGCATTTGGTTGCATGCTGCTTTGCGTACTAACGTTTTTTCCGTTGGTGTTATTCTTCGGCGACATCGGTGCTTTTATTTGCGGCGGTGTGATGTTGTTTTGCCTGGCCCCGATCCTTACGTCGGCCGTGTTTGATTTACTGACGGTTTGTTTCACAGATCCACCGCCCCGCGATCCAACGAAACGTTACACCTACAAATAACCCCTGGTCGTTTTGCATGGATGCAAAAAACCGGTTCACGTCGAAGGTGCTCGTGCCGCCGGTGCCAGACGTCGAGACGCTGGGGCCAAACTTTTCTAAATTGCCAGACGCGCATGTGATCGCGGCAATTGCGGAAAACATGGCGGAGAACGAGATGTTCCGCCACGGCATTATGCCTTGCGTGCCGCGGTTTGATATCGGCGTCGACCGCATCACGTACTTTGGCGACGTAATTAAACGCGTGCAGGTTAAAGGGCAGGAAACCAAGAAACGTCGCACAGACAAGAGTTACGTATTCGACCTGCGGCGAAGTACAAACGGCGTTACGACGAGTTATCGCAAAAACGAACTAGACGCATTTATTTTTGTGCATACGGAACTACGGCTGTTTTATATTCTTCCGGCCAGTAAAATCTTGCCCGGCCAGACATCAGTGACATTCAGCGATAGTGTGCGGCAGCAATGGCAAAATGCGTGGTGGGTTTTAAAAAAGGAGCGTGAACATCATGTCAATTAAAGCAACGTACGACCGGTTTGATTTAGAGCAGGCCCTCATGGCGTGCTGGCAGACGGTAGACGACCTGCAGCTCTTATCTGAGATGGTCACAGAAGACGCACTGGACACGGACAAAATTGCCAACGCGGTAATGGGCATCGAGTTGCTGCACGAGATGCGCTGCAAAAAAACCATGGACATCTTTGAGCACGTCGTCTCGAACGGCGAATTGGATAACGACACCGACATTGACTGACTTTAACACGCTATTAAATAGGAGACCAGCATGACGCTCCCGCAGTTTTTAGACCTGATGAACGCGGACTTACAGAACGAATGGACGCATTTGCAGTTTTATCTTTATCACGCGTCATCTGTAATCGGCATCCACGCGGCCGAATACCGAGAGTTTTTCTTGGAGTCCGCCAAAGGGGAAATGCAGCATGTCCAGCAGTTTCTAGATCGGCTGTTTGGGCTGCACTTTAATCTGCCAAATTCCAGCGGCAAACAGTTTCCGCTTTGTCGTAATACGGAGTCGGCACTGGTTGAGGCTTTAAAGCTAGAAGAAGAAGTCATCAAGAACTACGCCACGCGTCTTGCACAACTTGACGCACTGATGATCAACAACCCCATCGAGGCGACGTACTTGCGTATTTTTTATGAAGATCAGTTGCAAGATAGTTATGAAGACTGTGAGCGTATTCGACAGATTTTAGGCGATACGCTGGCGCACGCTTTCCGGGCGGTCAACTCGCGACCTTAACACACGAGACAGTACTGCCATGGAAAACTTCAGTTGGGCCACCGCCGGAACAGTATTTGTCGTCTACATTTTGTTTGACATTTTGTACGCCCTGTACGTGATTTGCGTCAGTCGTCAGCAGGCTTTGAAAGCCAGCGGAATTAGCGCCGTGTTGTATAGTTTGGGCGCTTACGGTGTCATGAACTATCTGCACAACCCGTGGTATCTCATTCCGCTAGCGTGCGGGGCGTTTATCGGCACGTACATTGCCGTGAAATACATGAGCAACTGGCACGCATGACGCCGTACAGGCTCACCACGATCGCTATTGATTTTGACCGCACGTTCACCAGCGACGTGGAAATGTGGCGGTATATGTTGCGGTTGTTTGTGAGCCGCGGACACACAGTGATCTGCGTGACAGGGCGTACTGATTCGCCGGCTAATAGGCTGCAACTTCTGCACGTATTTGGCGAAGACACTTTTAAACTTTTAAAGGACTGTATTTTCTGTAATCACGGTCCAAAGCGGGCAATGACGTTACAACGCGGCTACAAAATCGACATTTGGATTGACGACCTGCCGGAGGGCGTCGGTGCCACAGATCCGCGAGAGTTTAAAAAACTAGAAGATCAGTTTGACGTCTGCGAAACGCTGCCGTTATTTATGCCTAAAGCCGTAAACCCTTATACTGTCTGGGAACCGAAACTTGTGGTACCAGAGTCTCATGGATAGTTACATCATACATGTGTCCATTTTGCTGGCTTTCGCACTTGGCTATATTCTTGGGCGCCTCGATATTATTGCGAGTCGGCTTACGGGCCCGGCTGGGCCGGTATATCAATCTCCGCTCGCGAAGCCATCGCGATCTGGACGGCCCACGCCCGTGCTGCAGCCAGACATCAGTACAATTGACATCAATGAAACAAAAGTCGTGACAAAGATTAATACAGACGGGCTGCAGAAAGCCTCGGACGTGGAGCTCGGGACAACCACGGCAAAACAAGACACCATTAATGCCTCGGTTTCCAAACTGGCACAATTAAAGGGTAAATAAAATGGCCAAAGGTTTAGACGTTGGTACTTCATTCATTGTCCTGGCTTCAGACTCCGAAGCCCCCGTTAGCTACACCAGCGACGATAAGTTCGACTACGTGAAGTACAAGGAACTGCGTGACGCGTTCTTTGCCATCAAGCCGACGACCCCCGTGGCCACGAAGATGATTGAGAAAGGCCTGCAGGGCAAGTTATTCGTCAAAGACGCTGACGGCACGTTTATTCTTCTTGGGCAAGACGCTATTGAAAAAGCCATCGAGCGCAACGAGTCAGCCAAACGGCCCATGTTCCGGGGCGTTGTTTCGGCCAAGGAAAAAGACGCTCGGCGCATCCTGGCGTACATCCTGAAAGAAGTCGTCGGCACGGCCAGCGAACCCCACGAAAAACTTGTGTTTTGCGTTCCGGCCCAGCCCGTCGACCAAGAAGACGAAGACTTTGACGTTGGGTATCACGAAGACGTGGTTATGACCATTTTGGCCGAATGCGGGTACATGGCCCGGGCGATCAACGAAGCCGAGGCGCTGTGCTATTCCGAACTCGAGAAAGATGACTACACCGGCGTGGCACTGTCATGCGGCGCTGGCATGGTGAACTGCTGCATCATGCTCAATGGTGAGCCGACAGTCATGTTTAGCACCACCAAATCCGGCGACTGGATTGACCGTATGGCCGCCGTCGCTACTGGTGAAAAAGACTCGGTGGTACAGGCCGAGAAAGAGCAGGGTGACTTCACGATTGGCGAACAGAACGATAATCCGGTGCTGGCTGCTGTAAGTGCGTATTACGAGCGGTTGATTGACTACACGACCAAAATGCTGGCGCACGCGATTGCTGGCCACAAGGCGTTACCCAAATTTAAAGATCCGTTGCCGGTTGTAATTGCCGGAGGGACCAGCCAGGCCAAAGGCTTTATTGACGTGTTCGCAAAAAAATTGGACGACAACGGATTTCCATTACCAATTAAAGAAGTGCGGCACGCCAATGACCCCCTGCATGCCGTCGCGCGTGGTTGCTTAATTGCAGCCAAGATTCTCTGACGCAGGGCCGTAGACAGGCCGCAAGTCGGTCGCTACGATGGCTCCGTTGTTTTCTGCTTTGGCTACAAGGATGTTATATGGCGGCAAGAAGTAGGACGCCGTTTGACGGTATTATTATTTCGCACCTCGGGAACATCGACGGGCGACAGCCAGACAATGAAAATAAACTTGCCTATATTCAAAAAGCCCTCAAAGCCGGCTGGCATGTCTGTGTCGATGTCGTATTCCACTGCGGCACTTTTATCTTGCCCTACGACGGCGGCTTTAATCCCGCGCCACCTGCCCTGCTATCCAAGCAGCGCGTCTGGTGCCGCGCTCACGATCCGGCCACCCTGGACGCTTTATGTAACGTCAGCGCCCACTCGTTTTTAGATACGCAGGGCTTGGCGTTAACAAGTGCACAATTTGTATGGACGCTCCCGGGGCACGAGTTAACATCTCGGTCAATTGCTGTATTTCCAGAGACAGCCGGCGAAGACTGGCTAGCACTTTACGAGCCAGCCGGCCTGTGCAGCAACGAGCCGATGCGATATATCTAACGTACTGACAGCCGGGCGGTAAAAGACTGCCAGCCACCGATCTTTGACAACCTATCTTTATTGCCAGCCCGATTATCGCGGCCAGGGTAATACTGTTAAAATTGAAGTGCGTCAAAAGTTAGTCGTGGTGGCCGGCTGGTTAGGGTCGTTTTTTACCGCAGGGATGCGGCAAAGTTCGGCAGGTTCCGCGGTCAGATATAGTCGTGAGCGCGGTTGGAGGTACGGCGAATGCCACACAAAGTAAATTTTACTTTTGTAAGTCGTCGTAAAACCCTGGTTTAAATCAGGGTCGGTCTCGCGGAAGGGGATCGCGAGGGCTTTTGACGCATTTAACATAAAGCAAGCAATATCAAGCGGTTATCATCATGTCTGACGAAAATTTGCACGCTATTGCCGTATTTATCAGTGCTTTCGGGGCCGCGGGCTTCGCAGGCTTGGCAACTCTTTTGCGGTTTGCCAAAAAACTGTCTAAACTTAATGTCATCAGCTCGATGCTTAACGCCGGTTTTCTGGGGTTAGCCATCGCACTGATTTGGTATCAAAATTACTGCCGGACAGAAAATGTATACGGCCTAATTGGGATTTGCGTGCTGGCCGGCATGGGCGGCTCGACGCTAACCGATTTGGCGATTTCGTTGTTATCTGGTGCCGGTATTAAAGTCATCATCCACCATGAACGTGATCATGAGGAGTTGCATCAACATGACAATGAACGTCCGTAAACAATTGAGTGTCGCCGCGTGGGGCGCCAGTGCGTTCTGTGCGGTGTTGCTGCTGCTGTCCGCACAGGCCATGGTCAACCATTGCGTGTCCGCTGTCCACGCGTCTTCGGCCACGAGTGCTGAAGCGATCGGCGGCTCGCGTTGAATTATTGCTCGGTGGCGCAACGGTAGCGCGGCGCACTGTTAATGCGATGGTTCTAGGTTCGAATCCTAGCCGAGCAGCGTACAAGGAAAACCCATGAACAGCTTATTCAGTCTTGATCCGCTGTTGTGGGAAACATCGTTGGAAGATCAAACCGTGTACCAGCTTGGCAACGCCATTGGCTGGCTTGGCCGCACGGGAACAAAGACGGCTGCAAATCATTCATTATCTGGCCGCTTGTATCTGGCAAAAAGCGGATGGCTTCTGCTATCTGTGCCAAACGCGTTAGTCCGTGGATTATTTGACGCCTTGGTGGCGCCCGGGGCAGAACTGCCGTTGGCCGGCGCGATGAATGTGCCCAACGTTGACGCAGATCTTTTGAACGCCCATATTTCTGTGATGACTGCCGACGAAGTGCAGTCGGTGGGTGCCGATAAGATCAATGAGCGTGGCCACAACTTTGGCTACACACTTGGGCCGTTAAAAGAAATAACCGTCCGAGGCATTAGCGGCGTAAGCAAAGTTTGGGCCGTGCAAGTCTCGAGCCCCGGCTTAACCGCAATTCGCAAGAGTTACGGATTGTCGCCGCTGCCGAAGGGCCATCCGTTTCACATCACGGTCGCAGTACGAAAAAAGAACGTGCTCGGCGACAATGAGGTACGCAAAGCCGCTGCCGCGGACCCGAGCCAGGTTGTGCTCGTAAGCGGGCATTCTGGGGCCGGCAAATCTACGCTGTCAAAAGCCCTAGCCGAAAAATTAAAACTGCCGCGCGTATCGGTCGATCAAGATCCCAATTTTCAAAAGTTTCTTGACGACAATACGCCGGATAATCATTTGCCAGCCGGCTCGCCCAAAGAACAAGACTTTCGGGCACTGATGCGGCAAACGGCTATGCAAACGTTGGAGAAAAACGACGGGCCCGCCGTGGTCGAGGGTGTGCAGCTGTCGTATCTTCCGCCTGAGATTTTAAGCAAATACAAAAGGGTGCATGTAAACCCGCCTGTCGAGCAGGCGTACGAACAACGCCTTAGCCGCACAAAACAGCGGTACGAAAAAGACCCCGCAAAAAAATGGACGCCGGACGTCGAGCAAGAAAAAAAGCGTATTGCCGATCTTGTCTATAAGTTTCACACGCCCACGATTGCGGCGTATGACAAACTTCCGGGCACGCTGAAATACAAACCAGGGCAAGACCTTTCGGCCCTACTGCAAAAACTGCAAAGCCAGCAGAAACAGGCGGATCTGTTATCTGGTGGCGAAGCCGACGGCAAGGCCGATAATAAGTTTTTGAAAAAAGAATTAACTAGGGGAACACGGCATGAGCACGAGCACACCGACAACGATCAAATCGCCAAAGAAATTGCCAAGGATCACTTGTCCGAAGACGCGGCCTACTACGACAAGCAAGAAAAAATAGAGAAAGCCGCGCAGCCCGAAATCCTCAAAGACCTTTTAGCGGCAAAAGAACATTCGGATAACAAGCGCTACGACCACAAGGCCGCGATCATTCGGCGCTTGATGGCACAATCGCCTGATGACTGGGTAATCGACGACGCTAAGCCGAAATACAAAGGCATTACCCACCGGCCCACGAATTTCAGGCTCCACATAGATCCGACCGTTATTCCGGCTGGCGTAAAAGCCGCGGCGAACAGCGTGTATTTAAATGAACTGCGGAACTCGGTATTTGGCCGCGGTCCTTTCGCGTATGACATGCAGAAGCCTGTGTTTGAGAACATCCGTAATCACATGGCTGAAATTAAAAGACGGGGCGACTGGATGCTGCAAGCCCAGCGGAATAATCAGTCGTATCAGGCGTTTATTAACCCGGCTTATCGCCATCAATTAGCCCTGCAGGCTTTTCACGGCAATATGCCGCAGCCATCAATCGTAGATCAAACAATCGAGCGGTTTGGCGGCAACTTTTTAGGAACACCGCGATGAGCAAAATAAACTGGCCCTGGCAGCCAAAGCCGAAACCTTCGCCGACACCAGACGTAACGCCGGACAAGCCGTCGCCGCAATGGATGCGTGCATTGCTGCTGTTTCGTAAAATACCTATTCAGAAATTGTTCCCGGCATTGACTCTGACGTCGTTTATTGTTTTTTTAGCTCTCAGCGGTCTGATTGCCTGGATTGTCGTAATTCTGGCTTTTGCCGTGCAGTTATTTCGAGTGTTAACGTGATGCAGCCGTCGCACGATATTTCCGCGTGGGAACAGGTACCCAACAGGGTGGCTGCGTTGCTGCCTGTTGTGGCACACATTAAAGCCGCCCACGTTGACGCCGTAAAAGACACCGGCTTACTGAGCACCAGTTTTGTCACGTGGCGTCCGGCGACCAATACACTGACTGTGTACGCGAGTCACGACCCGAGCAGCGAAACCCAACAAAAGTACGCAGCGGCTATGCCGCAATGGTCGTGTGTATTTCAGCGTTTAGCGCCCCTGAACATTGCCGAAGAGATTGTTGTAAAAAAAGCAGGCATTACCGGTATCGCGCCAACATTTGATGCCGCACAAAACGCGCTTGGCGGGCCAACCCCTCTGACCAACGCTATTGTTACGGGCTTGGCTGCTGGCGGTCTTGGGTATGGTGCCGGCACACTGATTGAAAACTTATTCCCGGAGCGCTACTTAGAGCGCGGTAAGCTGCGAAATACGCTGGCGCTTATCGGCGGCTTGGGCGGCGTTGGCCTTGGGGCGAACAATGCGGCAGCGAATGCGCGAGCCAAAAATACAAGTTTTTTGCGTGGCTGGACAATTAAAAACTCGCAGTTTGGCGTTTACGCGCCAGAATTGAATCCGGCTATTCCCGGTGACTCGGGCATCATGGCGCCGTCGGTTAATATCCAACAATTTAACAACGCAGTTTGGAACGACGCCCGTAAAGGTTTTTATAACGGGTTTGAAAATCACACACCGCCGGCTTATGCCGCTGCGGCAAGCGGCATGATGACTGGTTTAGGCACTGGTCTACAGTCGCCGATTATCAGGCCGTCTGATGTTATTAACGGTATCGCGTCCGCCGGCGTTGGCCTAGCCACCGCGACGATGGCCGGCAAAGCGTTGTCTGCAATGGCCGGCTTAACGCCGCTAGCCCAAGAGAAACTCCAGGACATGGGGTTATGGGGCGGAATGATGCACGCTATTGTGCCATCTATGTTAGGCATGCGCTGACGTGCTTGCGAATTTGTAACTGTTAAGGCACAATATAGTGTTGTGCTTTTACTCTAGGAGGCTCTATGTCGACACGTAAAGTAAGCGTTGATACTGTCCGCGAAGAAATGCGGATGTTAAATGAGGCGGCCAACAACACCGCCGAAACGGGCGTTGGAAACTGGATGTCGTCTGATTTTTGGACAATGGCTGGTTCGGCTGTGGCTAATCTTGTGGCTGTGGCTGTGCTTATTGGCTGGGTCAGCAACACAACAGCTGCTGAGCTGACGCAGGCGTTGACCGCCGTCGTGGGTGCGACGCAGGTCATTGTTGTGAACGCGGCATTGGTGTGGAAGTATCTGTCGAACCGCAATCAACTGCGGGCGACTATCCTGAGCCATCGCTACCACTATTTGGAAGCGACCACCATTGAAAAAATGCGGATGACCGCACAGCAATAACATGACAAACGGAGATCTCCAAAAGCGGGTCGATGCTTCGCCGCGTTTGTCGGCACTGCGGGATCGACTTACAAACGAGTTGGTGTTTCGGGCTGACAACTCAGTTCAGTTCGACCCGCTTTTGGTACTCGCGATTATTTCGTTGATGCTGCAGATTATCTATTACTGCCGAGAGTTGCGAAAACCCGACGAGATTAAACAAGACATCAAAGACATTCGATCGTTGCCCGCCCGCAAACTAATTCGTTTGCGGCGCCGGGCAAACCTTTTGTGGCGCGACTGTTGTGCGGACAAACAGGACAGCCGGCACGACGCTAACCCTATTTTGACGGCACTTTACGAACTGGGCGAGTCGGCTGATGACGCCACGCTGGACGAATTAATCGAACTAGCGAAAGAACAATAAAGGTGACACAGTATGGCAAGGACGCCAAAAAAACAAAAAAACGAAATTCTCTCCGCTAATGAAACACTGAAAAAACTCTTTGACCTTGGTTACTTTGGTGAAACACCGTGGGCGAAGGTTAAGACAATTCGCGGGGCCGATTTATCGCGGGCTGTAAAAGCCTATCAGGAGTTTAACGGCCTGGAGCCGACCGGCGCCGTTGAGCCACGCACTGCTAGTCGCATTCACAGGCCGCGATGCGGGCTACCAGATTTTAATCTGACGGCGCCTGGCGGTGCTCCGTGCAAGTGGCTGCATAAAAAGATTACGTACTATCACGACATTACGCTTCCAGGCGTAACAGACGAGCAGGTTAAAGAAGCGTACGACATTGCTTTTTCGCAGTGGGCCGAAGTTTGCGATATTGAGCCGACCCGCGTTGACGGCTCAGATAAAGCAAACATTTATGCTCGATCAGGCGTTGGCCGTGCTAGCGGATTAGATAACAAGGGCGGCACGCTGGCCTGGAGCGAATTACCGTGCGGCGTAACTGAAAACGTGCAATTAGATCAGATGTTCGACGAGGCCGAGCCGTGGTCATTTAATATGGCCGTAGCGGTGATCTGCCACGAACTTGGGCACGCGCTTGGTTTGCCACATTTAAATTCTGGCAATTTAATGGCGCCTTATTACGATCCAAATGTAACTGGCCCACAAAAGGGCGACATTAAAGAAATTGTCAAACTATACGGTAAGCGTAAAGAAAAATACGCAATTACAAAAGACGCTGCGCCGCATATTCACGGTACATTAGTCATTAATGGGCGGCCGTACGTGCTCGTGCCGCAAACTTGATAGAATAACTGTTTTGGAGGTAACCTATGACTGCGTTTCAAATAGTAGCGAGTGTAGTGTTTGTTGCTGTAATGCTGGCGGCATACCGACAGCAGATTGCGTCGTTGCTGACTAAAACTGTCGGTGCAGAGAGGGCACCGGAAGTACAGCAATCGATCGCCGTTATGCTCGTTAACGATATCGTTGCGGTTACAAACCTGCGCGATAAACTTTCTGCCGAAGACTGCCCCGAAGGCGTTGAGGCGTGCACGAATCTTCTTCGCGTTATTGTTGAGCACAAGCAACCGTCGAAAGGTGTTGTATGAAAAGGTTAGTTTGGTTGGCCGGTCTAGTACTGTTGGCCTCGTTTGCTGAGCCGTATATTCGCGGCACATATCAGCAGGCGCCGGTTGTTGTCGAAGACAGCAGCACTGACAAGACTGATCCGACAATCCAAAAATTGCTTGCCGACGCTGCAGCTGCTGACAAGGCGGACGTTCGCGGCATATACAAAGCATTACGGGCTGTCGTTAATCGCGATGCCGGCAAGCGCGTCGTAACGACCGAGCAGTGGAGCGATCTGCAGGAGAACACGCTGCAACTCGCAATCACACAGGTGAATAAGTATCCAGGATTAGATGAGGCAATTGAGCAAGTATTTTTGACCACGCTCGGAACAGACGACGTGCTGCCGGGCAACGAACAGACGCGCTCAAAGATTGTTGAAGCGTGCGACGTCATTATTAACTCGGCCAAATAATGCCTTCGTTGTTTACACTTTTTGTTGTAGTATGTTTAGTTGCGTGGCTTGTCCTTATACTGCGAGGACAAGAACCGCCCGTGGCCCCGCAGTATTTACGTTGTATCCAAGTAAGGAGAGAATACATGGCAGATCTTTTAACATATGCGGTTGTCGTAGCACCGCCGACCGATTCTGACGTAGTAACACGCGTTTTCTCTGTTGACGTTAACGGTGAAAACAAGGGTGCGACTTCTTTTGCTGGCAACTCGGTTGATCTCGGCACAGTAACTGTTCCGCAGAACGCTGAGGTTGTCTTAACGCTCGTCGACGTTGACGATGCGGGTAACTCGTCGGTACCGGCATTTCACCGCTTCGTAGCGGTAGACACGCTGCCGCCGGGCCAGCCTGGTGGTTTTGTGATCACGCTGGTTGGCGAAAAAGCAGCACCGGAAGTAACGCCGGAACCGGAAGTAACGCCGGAACCGGAAGTAACGCCGGAACCGGAAGTCACCCCTGACGCTGACGCTTGATTTTGGAGAGACGCCATGGCTTTCGAAGAGAAGTTGTTTGCAAACGTCTATGACGTTGTGGCAGCATATGAAGCGGGCTTTTTGGGTGCATTATGCGATCCCGAAAAAACAGCCCAGCTTCAGGCAGAAATTGCTGCTGCGGGCGGCCTTCCCGACGGAGCCATGGCGTGCTCTACCTTTGGCCTGGAAGACTCAGGTAAAGACAAACTCAGCCTGACGTTTCTTGAAATTCTTAAACTGTACCCGGACTGTTTGCCGGGCGGAGCACAGGGGCGCGGCGACTGCGTAAGTTGGTCGACGCGTAACGCGTGCTTAACCACGATGTGCACAGACATCACAAGTGGGCAGCCTGACGAAGTTTCAGGCCGGCTTGAGGGTGCACCCGAGGTTAGTGACGAGGCACGCTTAAACGGCGTGTTGAGCACGGAAGCATTTTATAATTGGCGCCGGCACTCCGGCGACGGTTGGTTCTGCTCTGACGCTGTTAAAGTCGCGATGAACGACAGCGGCATGTGGCTGCGAAAAAAGTATGACGAAATTGGTGTAGATCTGACCCGTTACAGTTCGCGTAACGCGGGGCTGTATGGCAATAAAACGCCGCCGGAAGCGTGGCGGCAAATCGGCAAAGATCATCTTATCCGCACAGCGACAGTGCTTCATACATATGAAGAACTCCGCGACATGCTGGCGAACGGTTATGGGATTAGCTCGTGCGGTAGTGAGGGCTTTGAATCAAATCGTGACGCTAATGGCGTCAGCCGCCGCACAAAACAATGGGCGCACGCGATGGCGTATATCGCTGTAGACGACCGGCCGGAAATTATTAAACTCTACAAAGAACCGCTGGTGCTGGTCCAAAATTCTTGGGGTGATTGGAACGATGGTCCGAGAATTATTTACGGTACAAACATCAGTATTCCCGTCGGCTCATTTTGGTCGCGATGGTCGGACATCAAGAATCGCGACATGATTGCGGTGTCTGGTGCGGCCGGTTGGCCGCCTAAGAAACTCAAGAGCTACGGCGCTCGCGGCAACATTTAACGAGGTTTTTATGTTTAACTGGCTTTTTTGGTTATTAAGCCTTTTTACTGCGGCGGCGCCGGCCGACCCAAACTTTGTTCCCGCAGTGGCAGCCGAGGCCGCTTATGCGTCTTTGATTCACGTCGCGCCGGATACGGCACCAAAGCCGGACACAAAAGACTGTAAGACATGTAACGGCACAGGCCGGGTCCGATCTGGCGATGGCCAGGGTTGGACAAAATGCCCCGACTGCGAAAACCGCACGGGCATGCGGGCTATTGACGCCCCGGCGGAAAAACTAACGGCACCCGGAAAAGGCTGGCCCGCTAGAAGTGTTTCGGCTGACGCCCAGTAAGGAAATTACATGTCTGTCCAGAAAATTACTGGAAAGTGTTACACTTTCCGGGGGTTAAAGTTCTACGCTCAGAACGGCTTTGTTTGTCTTCATGACGAAGACACCGGCGATTTTTTTGTGCTAACCCGCAAAGAGTTTCTTTTGCGAGCGCAGGCACTGAGCGACGAAGCCAAGCGACTGCGGCACATTGCCGCCACAAACCCGAGTAAAGCTTCCTGGCTTTCCGCGGATCGCATGGATTTACAGCAGGCTATTGATAATATGGTGGCCTGCACCCAGGAGGCCCGCGAGCAGGGAGACCGAAATGACCCTGTAGTCGACGAGTGGTTTAGGCGACATCGCCCCGGCAAAAAGAGTAAGATATCTTTGGCCAGCGGTGCTAATTTTAATACGGCACTGCCCGGTGTTTTACCGATCGGGAAAGATACTGGAAAGCACGTAACCCCGGACTTTACTGCCGGGCAATCCGCACCAAAGAAACTGATTTTGCCGGGAGATTTTTAATATGGACATGACCCCTAACGAGGCTTTTCGGCTCGGGTTCATTACCCGCTGCGCCGAAGAGGGTCTAAACGGCGATCAACTACAGCAGCGCATTAAACTGGCAGCTGAGAAAAAAGCCTACATGAACTACATTTTACCGACGCTGTTACTTGGCGGTGGTATTGGGCTTGCGAGCCAGGCACCTGGCGTGACGGGTACAGCACTTGGTCTGCCAGCTGCCGCCGGGCTGGGCATAGGTGCTGGCCTTGGTTACGGCGCGGCACGGGTTACAGAACCCGACATCTCAGCCGATGACATTAAAGCTATGGAACTTGCGGACACCTACAAGATCTACGCTGCCCGGGCTAAAGCTAACCGGAAAGCACAGAAATACCGACAAAGCAGGAGCATATGAGCACGCGTAAATATCACGCAGAAGTTGGTGGCGGCCAGCACGGGCAGCATGCTCTGAATTGGCCGGGCACGATGGACGGTTTTCCGGTTATTGGTAGTGATGCTGCACTTGGAAATCTTAAGCAGGATGAGGTTGAAAATCTTGAACTGCAGTACGACTTTAAGTCAAAAATGTTTGTTTTGTGGGACGAAAAGCAAAAAGCAGAGTTTGACGAGATAAACGATAAAATAGTAAACGGCTGGTATAGGCTGCTTAAACGCAGCGACCACTGGGACGAGGAAAATAATCATTACCGCGTCTGGTTAGAGTGGTTCCAGGTATACGGAATGTTGCCAACAAAAAAGAGTTGATGCATGACTACGAAACACGCTGAAAATTTGGCCGAGTACGCCGAAGGTGCAAAATTTAACGTAGGCGTGCCGGCCGACTCGGAAGCCGCGCGGCCGTATCACCAGCAATACGGTAAAGAGTTAATAAATAGCGCTCTCTGGGGGCTTGGGCTTGGTGCTGGTGGTACGGCACTGTATCACCTTATTAATGGTGCTGGTTCTTCGCAGTTGTCTGAGTTACAAGGACTGCTGCACAACCCGTCTCCCGAAGCGGCCCCGCAAAAAAAGCAAAAAATCAGTAAACGGAAACAAGTAGCCAAAAAACAAGAGACCAGTTGGCTGCCGAAAAATATGACGATGCCGTCATTTAAGTTAGCCGCGGATGCGTCTGCCGGCGGACTAATGGCGAACTTTCAAGAATCGCTGTCGAAAAATTTAATCCCGACGCAATTTATCCCTTCTGCCATCTGGCCGACTTTTGACCCAAATGCACCACCGAGTCTAAATACTGCACAGCACGGCTGGCGGCAAGCCGCGAACATTATTGCGGCGATGGGCGGTGGCTACGGCGGCATGCAACTTGTTAACTCGATGTCGGCTGATAAGCGTAAAAAAGATATTGAAGACGAAGTCGAAACGGCTCGCCGTGCTTACTTTAATGCGTTAACCGGCAAAGAAGCGGCGGAACTTGACAATGTTTACGCCTGTATGAAGCAAGCCGAAGCACCACCGGCACCTCCGGGCTTTTTCTCTCGTATGTCGCAGGGGTTGGGTTTGAGCAAACCAGGCGGGCCCGGAGCACTTGAAAATGCAGGGATTGCCGCCGCACGTACCGTACAAGAAACTGGCAACAATGCGTGGACCGCCGCTTTGTTAACTGCACTTGGCACCGGCGCACTCGGGGCAAAGTACATGTATGACCAGACAAAGTCACGCACCAAGGCGGAGAATTTAATGCGGGCACGCAACTCGAAAGCCCGCCTGCAGGAACTGAATCAAACGCCGTACGTAGATCCGGACGCACTCGCCGCCCTTTCAGGGAGGTAAGCCGTGCTGCCCTTAAACGCGCCTCAAGAACAGCCCCGCGAATTTGGCGATGTTCCCGCTTTGCGTCAAAGCATTTTTAACAATGCTTTGCAGAGTGCACAGAGCATCGAGCCAATTAAAAACGATCTGTACACGCTGCAATTAAACGACGTAGCGTACGACGGCCCGGAAGCGTTTACCAAAGCCGATCAAAAGCGTGCTGTGCTTACACGCGGCAACCTGTCGCGAAAACTCCGTGGCACATGGACGCTGACGGATAACAAGACGAATACGCCCGTCGCCAATCGGCCCGTCACGTTAGCCAGTGTGCCGTACTTAACGGACTCCGGCACATTCGTGAACAAGGGCGTCGAATACACGCTGGCTCATCAATTACGTTTGCGTCCCGGCGTGTTTACCAGACAAAAAGACAACGGCGAGTTAGAGGCCCACGTTAACACGCTTCCAGGTAAAGGCCGTTCGCACCGGTACTACTTAGACCCGCAAACTGGTGTGTTCAAAATTCAAATTGGGCAGGCGCAGATTCCGCTGATGCCGCTTTTGAAAACTCTTGGTGTCACAGACAAACAACTGCGTGATACCTGGGGTAACGAGATCACTGCTGTCAACATGCAGCAAGGTGACGCCGGAACACTCGACAAACTTTATCAGCGCCTTGTGTACTCGCCAGATCCGAAAGCGGATGAACTGGCGAAGATCAAGGCTATTGCCACTGAGTTCAACAAAACAGAGTTCGACGAAGAAGTCACTAGTCGAACGCTGGGCAAGCCGTACAAAAATTTAACGCCTGACGCCATTCTCGACATCACGAAAAAACTGATTGCCGTTAATCGCAAAGAGGCGGACTCGGACGATCGAGACAGCATGGCGTTTCAGTCTGTGTTCGGCCCCGAGGACCTGCTGGCAGAGCGTTTCGTTAAAGACCGCTCGGTGCTGCGGCAACTGCTCTGGAAAGCCACGGCAAAAAAATCTTTAGACCACATTCCGACTGGCGTGTTCAATAAGTCGATTCAGGCCGCTCTTTTAGGGTCCGGCCTTGGATCAAGTCTTGAAGAAATCAACCCGGCCGAAATCTTTGACCACCAAACGCGCGTCACCCGGCTCGGCGAAGGCGGGATCGGCAGCATGGACGCCATCCCGGCCGAATCGCGCTCGGTGCAGCCAAGCCATTTCGGATTCATTGACTATTTGCGTACGCCGGAATCTGGCAAGGTCGGCGTGGACATGCGCTTTGCCGCCGGGGCACGAAAAAGCGGGAAAAACTTACATACGTTCGTAATCCCGGTGCGGAATGCAAACACCGGGAAAACCGAATACAAAACGCCGCAAGAACTTACGGACATGCCGCTGATGTTCCCCGGTGAAGACAAGTCAGATCTTCCGATGGTTGCGGCACTAGTTGGCGGCAAGATTAAGTATGTACCGCGGAAAGACGCACAGTACACCGTTCCGAACATGGACAACACTTTCTCGGCACTTACAAACATGGTGCCGATGAAGTCTATGGTCAAAGGGCAGCGCGTGATCATGGGCGCTCGAATGTTTACACAGGCTTTGCCGCTCGTAAACGCCGAAGCCCCGCTCGTACAGTCTGCTACAAATGACGACGAGAACATATCGCACGAAGATCTGATCGGCGCCAAGATGGGCACGGTTAAAGCAGACGAGCCTGCCGAGGTGCTACAGGTTACACCCGACAACATTGTTCTTCGGCTGCGTGACGGTACGAAAAAGACCGTCGACTTGTACAACGACATGCCGTTTAATCGGAAGACGTTCTGGACGCAAAAAGCAGCCGTTCAGCCCGGCGACGTGATTAAACCCGGCCAGATTATCGCCACAAGCAACTTTACCGATAAGAGCGGAGCGGCAGCCCTCGGCATGAATATGCGTGTGGCGTATGTGCCTTTCCGCGGCAAGAACTACGAAGACGCCATCGTGATCTCGGAATCCGCGGCCAAGCGCCTAACGTCTGAGCACATGTACCAGAACGAGGCCGAGTGGGACGACAACACGCACGTCGGTAAAAAGGCGTTTGTCAGTCTGTTTCCCAGTGAGTACGACAAAAAACTGCTCGATAACTTTGACGACCAGGGCGCGATCAAAAAAGGCACGACCGTCAACTTCGGCGACCCGTTAGTGCTAGTCGCCAAAAAGAAAGAACAGGTGTACGGAAAAGTGCACCGCGGCCGGGCAGGTAGTTTCTCGAATGACACGCTGACCTGGGACCATCATTCGCCAGGTATTGTCACTGACGTCGAGCACACAAAGAAGGGCGTGTCCGTGGTTGTAAAGAGCCAGGCCCAGATGGAGTCGGGCGATAAGTTAACTGGTCGCTACGGGGATAAGGGCGTCATTGCGGAAGTTGTGCCGGATAATCAAATGCCGCACGACAAAGACGGCAACCCATTTGAAGTGCTTGTCAGCCCGCTTGGTTTAATTTCACGCGTGAACCCTGCCCAGATTATTGAAGCAGCGTTGGGTAAAGTCGCGGCTAAGACCGGTAAACCGTACAAGATCAAAGATTTCGACAGTGAGAAAGACCTGGTCGAGTTTGCACAGCAGGAACTCGCCAAGCACGGGTTATCTGACACCGAAGAAGTTATTAACCCAGAGAGCGGCCATAAAATTCCTGGAATATTAACTGGCCAGCGGTTTTTCATGAAACTGCACCACACGGCTGAATCCAAAGGCCAGGGCCGAGCGATGGCGGGTTATACAGCCGAAGGTACACCGGCCAAAGGCGGCTCTGAGGGTGCAAAGCGTGTCGGCATGCTGGAACTGGGGGCTTTGCTTTCGCACGGTGCTGGCAAAGTAATCCGCGACGCCAAGATGGTACGTGGCCAAGCGAACCCTGAGTACTGGTCGCAATTCATGGCCGGGTATGACGCTCCGCTGCCCAAGGTTCCACACGTGTATGAGAAGTTCGTAAATCAATTAAAGGGTGCTGGCATCAATACTGTGCGGACTGGAACCAAGACGCACATTATGGCCATGACAGACAAAGACGCCGCGGCCCTTACAGGCGACCGGGAACTCAAGAGCGCCGAGACTGTCGATTGGAAGGGAAATCTCAAGCCCATTAAAGGCGGCTTGTTTGATGAGTCACTTACGGGCGGTCATGGCGGCAGTCGGTGGGCAAAGATTACGCTTCAAGAGCCGATGCCCAATCCCGTCATGGAAGAACCTATTCGCCGCGTCTTGGGCCTGACAGAGAAGAAATTCCTGGGGATCTTGGCCGGCCGGGAACAACTGGGTGACGCAACAGGCCCCAAGGCTATTCAACAAGCCCTGGCCAGCATTAATCTCCCTAAAGCCATCGAGCAGGCAAGGGAAGACATCAAGTCTGGTCGGAAGACAGTTCGGGATGAGGCTGTTCGGCGCCTTGGATTCCTTAAGTCAGCCGAATCGACCAATATCCATCCGAAAGACTGGATGATTAATCAGGTTCCAGTTATTCCGCCTGCTTTCCGCCCTGTGTCGACGATGGGGCCAAAGAAGCTCCCGCTCGTAGATAACCCCAATTACCTTTACAAAGAGTTATTTGATGCTAATTCAACACTGAAAGAAGCATCTGGGGCCTTATCAGACTATGGCGACGAGCGGCTGGCTGTTTACAACTCAATGAAGGGTGTGACTGGCTTAGGTGCTCCGACTAACCCCAAGAACGTCGAAAAGAACGTCCAGGGGTTTTTAGCCAAGATCTTCGGCGACAGTCCTAAATTCGGCACCATGCAGCGAAAACTGCTTTCGAGCACTGTTGACTTGGTCGGCCGCGCTGTCATTACGCCGAACTCTGATCTGGATATGGACGAAGTAGCCCTGCCTGAAGAGAAAGCCTGGGATATCTACAAGCCGTTTGTTATTCGCGGCCTTGTTCGTCGTGGCTTACCTCGAATGCAGGCACTCCAGGCTGTTGAAGACAAAAACAAAGCCGCCTTCGACGAATTAAACACCCAGATGAACGCTAAGCCCATTGTAATTAACCGGGCGCCCGTCTTGCACCGCTACGGCGTGATGGCATTTAAACCGCGCTTGACCAAAAATAAGGTCATGGAGGTTAACCCGGTAATCACGAAGGGGTTTGGTGCAGATTTTGACGGGGACGCTATGCAATATCACGTTCCCAGCACAAATGAGGCGGCAAAAGAAGCACTTGATAAGATGTTACCTAGTAAGAACTTGTTTAGTACGTCCAGCTTCAAGGCTCACTACGTTCCAAACAAGGATTACCAGACTGGGCTGTACCTAGCATCGAGTAGAATAAATCAACGCAGTAAACCACGCGTGTTTAAAAGCAAACTAGAGGCTGTGGCGGCTTACCGGCGCGGCGAAATCAACGTAGACACGCCCGTACACATTGTGGAAGATAAATAGACACAGGGAGGCTTTCATGGCGATCAACCCGTATTTAATGTCGATGGCCCGCGATCAATTCGAGAAGTCGGCCGTCGTTCCGCCTGGCGGCGGTGACCCGTCTATGGGTGCAGCCCCGCCTGTTGATCCTTCTATGGGCGGTGCGCCGCCTATGGACCCGGCTGCTATGGGTGCCGTTCCACCCGCCGGCCCGGCTGCACCGGTTGATCCGGCCACCGCGATGGCTGCAATGGGAGGTGCTCCCGCCCCCGCTGCGATGCCTGCGGCTGCGCCCGCTCCCGCTGCGCCGGCCGGCGGCCAGAAGTTAAAGCCTGAGCAGATGATGCAGATGATCGATATGCGGCTGTACAACATGCAACAGCAGTTAACATCGATTATGAACGCCATGGGCGTGCAAGTCGCTCCTGAGTCGCTTGTTCTTCCTCCGGGCACGACTGGTGCCCCGCCTGCCGAATCGGCTCTCCCCGGCGGTCCTATGGCTCCGCCTCCGCCGCAAGACCCTGCCGCGGCTGGTATGCCTCCCGGTGGTATGCCTCCCGAGGCTATGCCGCCTGAGATGGCGAAAGGTGCCAACTGGAATGCCGGTCAGATTTTAGATCTGCATACCAAGGCGTCGGCGATCAAGGCGTTACGGAGGAGTTTAGAGAGCAATGCGGGTTAAAACGCAATTTAACCTGCAACCAGCGGACACGCCGGCCCATAGCGTCGTAATTGAAGACGACATGGGTAATCCAATTATCGTGGCAACACAACTGACCGAGTCAATTGTGTTTTCCACGGTAAATGACCCCGACTTCCAGTCCGTGCTTCGATCTCTCGGCATTACTAAGACTGTAAAAATAACAGAATTTAAACCCAAGCCGCTTCAAGATATTATCTGGACACCGTGATGTTAAAAACCACGCTTGGTCAAATTCTGATTAACGACGCACTCCCGGAAGATCTGCGGGACTACGATCGTGTCTTAGATAAAAAGACGATGGGTGCCTTGGCGACAAAACTAGCCGAGCAGTACCCAGACAAATATCGAGATGTCATGAAGCGGCTGCACGACGTCGCTCACGAGTCGGCCCATACGACCGGCGGCCTGTCTTTCGGGCTCAAAGATATTAAGCAGACGCTTGCCGCTCGCCATGCCCAGATAAAGGCTCGTGCCGGTCTGCGTGCGATCATGGCGAACGGCAAATTCTCCGAAGAACAGCGAACGCAGAAGATCCTAGAACTAGCCTCAACTATTCAGCAGAAACTAGTAGAGGACGTTTATGCCGAGGCTAAAGGTAATGATAATCCTTTGATGCACCAGGTGTTGGGGTCTGGTGTCGGCAATAAATACTCGCTGAATTCGATCATTGGTGCCGACATGCAATATGTCGACCACAAAAACGATCCGATTCCTTTGCCGGTGCTGCACAGTTACAGCCGAGGCTTAAGACCCGCCGAGTATTTTGCGGGCGCCTTCGGCGCCCGCAAGGGTGTAATTGATACTAAGACGGCTACGGCAGACGCCGGCTTTTACGGCAAGCAATTGACCCAAATGGCGCACCGCCTGCTCGTTACCGCCGACGATGACGATGACGAAGAATGGAACAGCACAGCGAGCGAGCGTGGCTTCCCTACAGACGTCGATGACCCGGATAACGAAGGTGCCCTGCTTTCGCGACCTGCGGGGCCGTATAAACGAAACACGGTCCTGACGCCCAAAATCCTGCAAGACATTAAAAAAATGGGCGTCAAGGATATTCTTGTCCGCAGCCCGACTGTGGGCGGTCCGAGTGACGGCGGAGTTTTCGCTAAAGACGTCGGATTTCGCGAAAAGGGCCGGCTACCGCCGGCCGGTGACTACGTTGGAATTGCAGCAGTTCAGGCGCTCTCCGAGCCGGTATCGCAGGGGCAATTGTCGTCGAAGCATTCTGGCGGTGTCGGCGGTGCCGGGTCTATTTCTGGCTTCAAGGCGTTAAATGCCTTGGTACAGGTGCCGAAGACATACCCGGATGGCGCCGCTCACGCCCAGCGCGACGGCAAAGTGCAGGAGATCCGCCAAGCACCGCAAGGCGGCGTATACGTCACCATCGACGGCGAAGAACACTACGTCGGGGCCGACCGCACTGTCGCCGTTAAAAAGGGCGACACACTTGAAGCCGGCGACGCGATTTCAGACGGCATGCCGAATCCGGCCGAGATTGTTAAGCACAAGGGTATTGGCGAGGGCCGGCGTTACTTTACGCAAGCTATGCGGCAAGTTATGAAAAACAGCGGCATGAGCCCGCACCGCCGAAATATCGAATTGCTGTCGCGAGGCATTGTGAATCATGTCCGCATGCTCGACGAATACGGCGACCACGCGCCAGAAGACGTTGTGCCGTATTCGATGCTGGAGCGCAACTGGCAGCCGCGCCCGGGGAGCGTTGCGGGCAACCCTACAACGTTAACAGGGCATTATCTTGAGCGGCCCGTGCTGCATTATTCTATCGGCACAAAAATAAGTAAATCTGTCAACGAAAACTTAAAAAAGTACAACATCGCGAGCGTGCAGGCGCACAAAGAACCCCCACCGTTTCAGCCTGAAATGATTCGCGGAATGTCAAACATCTCACACGACCCGGACTGGATGACGCGCATGCTGGGGTCGTATCAAGAAAAAGGCCTGCTGAACAGCGTACACCGCGGTTTAACGAGCGACGCGGCCGGCAGCAGTTACGTCCCGGCTTTAGCCCGCGGCGAGCAATTTGGCGTTACAGGTGTTACAAGCGGGTGGAAGCCGGAAGGCGTTTAATGTAGGATAATAGGCTGTAACACGCTAAAGTAGTAAACAGTCAGCGTTTCGTTACGTTTAGTGCCGCATGGAGGTGGCCGTGTACAACAAAAGCAAAAAAGAAGCGTCGTGGCAGCACTGGCTGAAGGTAGTTAGGTCTCACGACCGCAGCCAAGTCAAACAGGCCGAAATTGGCGGCCGTGGCGATGACACTTCTTTTGAACAGGCGTTTTCTAACCTGGCCCACGCTTACTTGCGTGACTCAGCGCCCAAATTGCTTGATCACGAAGTCGGTTTCCAATTATTGGACCGCAACCGCGAGAACACAAAAGCCGTTGGCGTATTTGCTTTTAAAGTCGGTGCCCAGTGGCTTTACGCCCCGGTATTCTTTTTAAACGGCGACTTGAAAGGGCACGAACTCCTGTACATCAAAAATCAGGATATGTTCGTACCGCTCAAAGAAAACTGGATCAACTATTTAATCAATCGAAAGCCGAACATCCTTGGCAACGGCGTCGATCGAAATCTGTCGAATCTTGGCCAACGGCAGCCGGACTTCACGCAACTTTCCCGCAGCCCGTCAAAGTTCGGCTCGGCGCAGCCCACGCTCAAAGAGATGATGACTGCGGCCATGCCGGCATTTGCGAAATCGGCCACGATGAATACCGCCCAGGCTTTTGCCGAACTTGGCAGTGCGATCAACCTGCCGGCGTTCTTAAAAGAAGCCAGCATGCAAATGTTAAGCACGCTGGTTAACAGCTGCAAGAAAGCCCCCGAACTCGCCGAGGCCATCGACTCGTTCCACGGTTTAAATATCGTCAAAGAGGCCGTAGCACAGGCGTCGGCTCGCGTAAGCCGCACAAAAGTGGCGAGCGTGTTGTCTGAGGCTCCCAAAACGCCAGCGGCTGAAAAGTCGCTTGAAGTCATTACGCTCGATACGACGGTGCAGACTAAGTTACCGCCGGGTCACACAGAAGAAGACCAGGAAAAACTTTTGCGGGACGGCGTGCTGATTCTCGACAAGCGGGATCGCGACAACGTTTCGATTCCCTACCATATCCAAGTCGAGAAGCGGCTGTTTAATCCGACCGAGAGCGGTCTGTACGAAATCCTCGTCAAGCCGGGCAATATTGAACGCTGCTACGTGGCCGTATTCCCGATGGGTGCCGCCAAGCGGTCTAACTTCGTCACGGTCGTTCGCATTGACGGTAAAGCCGACTGGATTAACACACGGGCTGACCATGTTTTTGCACTTTCCCGCGTAGAGGGCGAAGAGTTTGACAAATGGTATGACGGTCTTCCGGAAGCCAAAAGCCTTCCGTCCGGTCGCTCGCGCGTAATGCTGCTTAACAAGCGCGGCGACACTACCGCCCCGGTTCGGAGCCTTCGCGAATATGGCGAAACAAATGGCTCGACGGTGTACGAAGTGCATCTCGAGGATTACACAAAGTTTCCGCCCAAGGGCAGCATTTCTCCGTGTTGCTACTCTGACCCGCTTAATTACGACAAGTACCGCGACGGCGTGCGGCTGCATTTAAACGGTAAAAAGGGTTCGTCGCTGCGTGCCAGCATGGGCGACATCTTTGTGCCGGAAGGGTTCAAGATGCTGAAGTGCGAGCCGGGCGAAGACGACGTCGATTCGGCTGAAGGGCAGGGTGCATGCGGTTGCGGCGAAAGCAAAGATCCGCCGCTGATGCCGGGCAACCTGCTTGACGCCCAGATGGAGTTGATGCAAAAAACATCGTCTTTAACTGTGACAAATAACGGTCACGCTGTAGAGATTCACAGCGGGCAAAAACAACTCGTTGAAAAAGAACTGTCTGAAAAGCAGGCACTGGTGTCGTTAGTACGGCAGCACGGTTTACGAGAAGAAGCCGCCCGCGACATTCTGAAACAAGCGGCTGATAAACGAAAGTTTGAGTGCCGCGTAAAATATGCCGAGCCGTACGGCAGCCCGATGATGATCAACAGTGCCCCGAACGCTCCGAGTGATCCCGGCGCGGTCATGGGCGGCGAAAGCATCATGGGCACGAGCGTTCCAACACAACTCGGTATTGACGTCGGTATGCCTGTGTCGGGCATGGCTGCTAGTCAGACGGATCGCAGCGTTTACAACCCGAACACTGAGTTAGATCAAAAAGATTTACGCTCGGTAATCGACGCCGCTCAAAGCGGTCAACGCGAAGTATTTGACACAGCGATGATTGGCTCCATGTTGCGAACTGTACGCGACGACGGCATGGTAGATCGCTACATGGGTGAACTGACAAAGGGCCTCGACAAACTGGGGCGCATCTTGTTTATGTTTTATTGGCATGGCGACCGGTTTGCCGATCGTTATGGCAAGGCCGACATGCCGGAACTGGAAGATTCGCTGCGTAACGCATTTGAGATGCTTGGCGACGTCATCTTGTTCCTGAAGCAAAAGACAATCGAGCCGTATCCAGAAGAAGCCAACAGCGACGTCGACTTAGGTCCCGTTGCCAACTCTTAATAGGTGAACTATGCCCAGCACAGTTTGGTCAGGCAGTAAAGAGTTTACGACGAATGCCGGGTCGGCAACGACGGTGGCCATTCCAATGCCGCATCGTGGCGTTTTAAAAGGCTACAACCTCGTCGAGGCGGCTGGTGGTGCAACAGGTAACTTCACTGCCACGCTGTATTCGAGCAAGCAGGATAAGGCGCCGAACAACGCGTTACCGGCAGACACATTCAAAGTGCTGACGTTTGACCAGGCTGCGGCTTTTAAAAACGACTTAAACGTGTCGTATCTCAATCGTGACGGCTCGCCGACTAATCCGCAGCGCTACCTGTATCTTAAAATTACGACGGCGGCAGTTAAAAACTTTGTGTTCTCTGTCACCGTAGACACGCCGACGCTGCGCTAATGCTAAACGCCCTTCGCGATAACCCTCGACGGTCGCCTAGTTGGCGGTGGCTGCGGGCGGTAAATATTGATGCCGGCGGGCCCAAGGCGTCTCGCAAATTAGACGGTGCGGAAGGCTTTAAGTGGGTACGCCGTGCTAGCCGGCTGAAACGGCATTTTGAGTTAGCTGGCAGCAGGCCGCAAGCATTGTACGCCCTGCATCTCCGCGACCCGGAATTGTTCTGGGCCCACTCACTGTGGGTGGAGGATAAAGCACCGTCAAAGTGGGCCGTGGAAGCCCGTGTATTAGCAGGAGAAACGGACGCCGAGATTGCTGCTAAGGTCGGCACGACGCCAGAGATTATTAACGCGTATATCAACGTATTTTTTGATGTTCGCGAAAAGATGGCCCACACCGATTATGTTGTGAATGTCGTGATGGGTGATGCCGTTACTCGCGGATTGCAGGAACGACACTACGACTTGCTCTGGAAGTTAATGGGTTATCACGGCGGCCCGATGGTGCTAGATGCCGTCATTAACAGATTTTGCCCGGTCAGCCGCCCGCAAAACCCTGAGAACGTCTCTGGCTTTTTCCAGGATTTTGCAATTAGTGCCATGAAGTACAAGGCGGCACTGGCGACGCTTACCGTGCAGGCCAACACGCATACACAATTACCGCTTATCGACTCGTTCGCCAAATATGTTGAAATTGAAAGAACGACAGAAAACGCTACTAAAGCGCAGGTATCCATTGTGGAGAATATCGGGGCTATGTTGACGGCCCTGCCATTCCGCGTTGGGACGAAACTGGATTCTGAAGCTATAAAAATGGTACCCTTTGATAGTGGCGCGGCAGAATTAAACAACAGCGAAATGATCATTGTGGCGACTGGTGGTAAACTAGAAAATCAGCCCCTGATCGAAAATCTGCGATTCCCGGGAGAATAACAATGCAGACATTGAGCAAAGAAGCCGAACAAAAGTTAATTGCTGCGATTGAAAAAGCTGCAGCATTAGTCAACGAAGGGCTATCGCCAAACGCTGCAATCATTAAGAGTGCCGCCGCCGCCGATATTCCCGCGGGGCATATTAACCTTATGGTGCATGCGTACAACACAGGCCGCACCACCAAGCAACGCGAACAAGGCGAAAACACGACTGAAAAGTCGGCTGATTTCCAACTGGCTGACGCCCCCACGGTTTTAGATGCTCTGTACCCCAAGGCTGTTAAAACGTCGGCAGAAATCGTGCGGCAAGAAATTGTATCTACGGACTACGCCGTTTCGCCTGCCGGCATGCTCGCTCGCCGCGTGGCTGAGCAGGAGAAGGCCGCAGCGGCTCAAGTGGCATTACCGGCAAAGACATATGTGCCGTATCCGCGTGACGAGCAATTCGCCGCTGAGCGGGCCTATAGCGTCAAACGTGCCGAGCAGTTGGCTGACGAGGAGCGGCGCCGCATCGCTACGGCTGCGTACTCTAAAGCCGCCGCGGCGCTTGACGGCGTAGTTGAGTATTTCCGCACTCCGGGAAACATGTCGTTCGCCGACGCTGTTCGTCAGGTTGGCTTACGTTTCGGCGACGAGGGTGTTTCGGTGCTGCACAAGGTGGCCGAAGTTTATCCTCAGTTTAAAAAGCAAGCGGCAACGAACAACAACCACTTTGGCGATAACCCCCTGTACGCCCGCGTACAAAATGTTGTTATTCTGACGGAAGAATATGTCAAAGCGAGCGCGGACTTAAAAAAAAAGACGCCAGTAATTAGTAATAAGAAAGTAGCCACTTTTCTTACAGGTTCGGTGCTGCAGGCGCCGGTAGACTTCTCTAACGGCGTAACTTTAAAGCAAGCAGCAGGCCCGCGTGGCGGGCATTTTCCTGTATCTGCCGGGCCAGGATTACCGCCGAGTCTTGCGGCGACATTATTCGGCATTAACCCGCCTGCTCCGCCTGCACCGCCTGCACCGCCGGCAAAGCCATCTCCTAAGCCCGAAAAGCCGGAAGAGAAGAAGCCGCAGGGCAACCGTGGCGGCGGTGGCGGCGGTAATCGTGGTGGTGGCGGTGGCGGCAAGGGTGGTGCCAGCAATTACGAAAAAAACTTACAAACGTTTTTTGAGAGTGCTAACCGGCCAGTCAACACTGTTGGTGAACAAATTGGTCTTGCTGGTGCTGCCTCGCCAGCCGGGATGGCTAAAAGCATTCTTGGCTTAGACAAAGAGCCGCGCGACATTGGTTTAAAGATGTTGAAAGAGATCTCCTCGCCCGACCACGAACTGACGCTTAAAAATATTCGCGCTCAAGCCACGCTTCACGACTTGATGCTTAATGACGACGTCATCTCTGGTTATAGCCCTCAAGAAGTAGCATTGGCGTTTAATGAAGTAGCCGACGCGGCGCCAAACGTCGTGCAGTCCCCGGCTGTCTTACGTGCCATGCTTCGGAAACGTTTAGAGGCCGGACAACTTGCCGATTTTGACGCGAAACAATTACTTGAAATGGATAAACTCAAAGCCGAGCGGGATCAAACAATGCTTTCGGCCCGCAAACTCCAAGAAGAACTTGCGTAAGACATGAACAACAACGACTTTGAAAAATTGGCAGGTCAGTTAGCCCGCAGCGCCGTTACTGGCGAAACACTGCCATCAAACTTAATGCAAATTAAAACCGCGTTCGTCGGTGGTGACGCCGGGCGTTATTTACTTGGCGGCCTTGGCGGGGCGGGTATCGGCGCACTCATTGGTGCGACGCAGGGCCGCAATAAGAAACGCAACGCCCTTTATTACGGCACGCTCGGCGGCCTTGGCGGCCTTGGCCTCGCCCACTTTATGAACGGCGGTAACAGCGCTGCCCCGACGCCGTCAACTACCCCGACGGCTAAAATTACACCGTCGGCTGCGCCTGCCGCTGTCAAACCAAAAGACGTACAGCGAGTAGAAACGACGCCAATGCGCGTAGCCGATAAGCCGACCGAGCAAGTTGCGCTGACAACAAACGCTGACGGCACAGTAAGCGTTGTGCCGTATAAGGGCTACAGGCCAGACGCTATTAAACCCCACATGGAAACTGATTTATACAAACAGGGCCCGTCTCGGCATCCGTTAGCTGACGGCGTGTCGCCAAACGCCGGCGGGAGTGATTTTTTAAATTGGGTGCAAACCGGCAAAATGCCGTGGTATAAGAAATTAACCGGGCGAACGACGCAGTATCAAGACCGTTTTCGTGGTTTATTAGAGTCGTATGAACGTAAAACTGGAAAACCGGCAACGAGCATGGCTGAACTGCGGGAGACTGGTTTATTGCCAAAAGACGATTTAGATATCTACACGAAAACACCCAGCGGCCAGCCGATTGCGATGACAAACCCGCAAGACAAAACTAACTTGCTACAAATGATTAATAGGATTCGTGAGTTTCCGGGCGGGGAAGAGTTTTATTTGAACAACGACCGCGATATGGCAAAAACGATAGCGTGGATACAAAACACTGCGGCAGAACAAGCGCGCCAACAGGCTAGTCGTTTTGGTTACGCCGGCAGCCGTGGCGCCGTAAATGCACGATAAAATTAACGGATAAGGAACTAGCAAATGAGCATGATCAAAGTTATTCAGCCGCACGCTCAAGACTTTAGTGAGCCAGTCGCGGAGATTATTAAGATCTCAAGCCGCGGCCTCATCGGTGCCGACAAGCAGGCATTCGTTAAACGAGCCGGTGCGGAGTTTGCCCATAAACTTGAAAACATTAAGTTTGCAAAAGATGAAGTTCCTGTGCACATGATCGCGATTGGTGCCACAGAGGACTACGGCCCGAACCGCAACGGCGACGGCTTTACACGAGACACATGCCGTAAAGATCACAACACGTTTGAAAAGTTAGCCAGGTTCTATCGGGACCACGCCAACAAGAATCCGGCCAAGTCATTCGGCATCGTGAAGGCCAGTGCCTACCACGAGCCCATGCACCGAATTGAACTTGTCTGCGCGTTAAATGGCACAAAAGAAGCGGCCGATCGCAATGGCGGTTTAATTGCTGACAAAGAACTTGAGAAACTGGCCAACGGGAAAGAGATCCCGGTATCGATGGCCTGCAAAATTCCTTTCGACAAATGCTCTTCTTGCGGCAACACGGCTCGTACCCGGGCTGAGTATTGCGACTCACCAGAGAACGGCGGGCACTGCAAGGCGGGCGGTTTAAAGCACAACATCGGTCGGGTGCTGGCGGACGGTCACGTGCTACACGCCGACAATACGAAGTGTGCGTTTTTTGACATTTCTCACGTGTTTCGCCCGGCTGACCGAATTGCGTATGTATCTGGCCGGCTTGAAAAAGCCGCTGGTACAGCCATTCTTTCTGGCGCTGAATTGGCTGAGCACCTTGGCGTCACCGCACCGATTGGATTTAACTTAGATGGTAACTCAAGCAAGCGGGCTCACGCACAGTTAGAGGCTTTAAACTTACTTGTCCAAGCCGAAGCCACCCAGAACAGTGCTGAGTGGACCAAACTTGCCCTGGCTTCATCGCCGGAAGTACAGCCGCCTATTGATGTAAGTGCGTGCTCATTTGTTAAAATGTCAGACGTGTTGCGTGGGCTGGCTGACGCCGGTGTTATCCTGCCGCTGCGCGACTTTTTAGCACTGACTTTAAAGACAGCAAGTGAGGACCTCGTCGGGGCTGTTGCGAAAGCCCTGCCCAATATTTTTACAAAAGTTGCAAATGATCTAGACATGGCGACGCTTTTGGAGAATAATGTTTACTACCCTTCGAGTGTGGCTCCGGCTGCTGTTAGGGTGTGGGCAGAGAAAGTAGCGCAAACCCACAGCGTATTACCGAGTAACATCGAAAAGCGTGCATACTTAGCCGCGATTCGTAACGCTCGGTTAGATAACATTCCGTGTGAGAAACAAGCAACTGGGAACGCAGAAACAGCACTTGCGCAACATTACGCGTTGTATAAGATTGCCGCTTTCGCCGCCATTTGTGATAAATACGGAAATAACTTGTTGACAGCAAACCACTGTGTACTGCAAAATTACATCATGTAACGGAAACTAATCGCACAACGATTAGGCCCCAAAGGAGATAACAATGGCACGGATGCAACGTTCCCTTTTCGCTCAACTCAATGCTCTTGCTGACGAAATTTCGCAGAGCACAAAAGCCGCTGCTGAAAAAGTAGCTGGCCCCACGCCTTCTGATCCGGGCGGCTATCAGGGCGCCTCTTCGCACCCGACGACCAGCGTTGATAACAGTGTGCAGAATGCTGACACCGGTGCGCGTGCTTCCGAGTACGAGACCGACATCAAGAAGCAGCAGGGTGCGTTAGCTGTAGACAACACTCCGGAAATGTCGCAAGAGGGTCGGCAGAACGAAGTGCAGTTAAACATCAATACAAATGCCAAGTCGACCGGCGAAGATCCCGCTGCCGAAAAGGATTTCAAGGGCACGAAGGATGACCCGGGCACATCGCATCCCGCCAAGACCAACGACGGCGAGAAGTACTCGTCGGCCTCGTTCAAGGAAGCACGCAATCACTGCGGTAACCTCGGCAACGACATCCTCGCGAACCTTATCAACTTTGGCACGGACAAGTTAACAAAGAAGTCTGACGACCACCTAATAGGCGGCCAAAAAAAGTTAGACGTTAATGACAACGGCAAGATCGACGGCTCGGATCTCGCTGCGCTCCGCAGCGGCAAGGCCGAAGCCGGTTCCGAAGCCGGCAGCGAAGACAGCGACGAGAAGTCCGACGCCGGTGATGAGAAGGAAGAAAAGTCCGACGCTGGCGACGAGAAAGCGGCTGCGTTTAAGGCGGGCTATGAGTTAGCCGCACACTTTGGGATGGACAAAGCCGCGGCCGAGGCTTCGGTGCGCGAGGTGTGCGCGAACACTCTCCGCGAGGCTGACGAAATGGCCGACCTGTTCATGGGTTTTTTAAGTTCAAAGCAGGCCGCCGCGGACCCGACAGAGGAAGCGTCGGAAGGTGAGGATCACAGTGCCCCGGCTGACGTTGGTTCCGGTGCGGCTCCGGCCGGCCTGGAAGAAATGCTCGGTGCTGAGGGTGGCGATCCGGCTGCGGCTGGTGGTGCTGGCATGGAAGGCGCCGGCATGGAAGGTGCTGGCCCTTCGGAAGACGAGGCTGTACAAGAACTGGCTATGGCGCTGGAAGAACTCGGCATTCCGCCGGAAGCGCTGCTTGAGGCCATTGCTGGCGGCGAGGGCGGTGGTGCTGCAGGCGGAATGCCGCCGGAAGCCGCTGGTATGCCGCCGGAAGCCGCTGGTATGCCGCCGGAAGCCGCTGGCATGGCACCCAAGATGGCCGCTGCCAAGCGAGCCAGCGAACTGCGGTCCATTGGTGCTGCTGTAATGAATTTTAAACGTGCTGGTAAGTTCCAGGTCAAAGAGGCCCGCACCAAGCGGTCTCGGCAACTTCGGGACATCATGAAGCAGCACGTCATCGAACTCGTAAACCGTTGATATACACGGAGGTTTTCTAATGTCGAAAAACAATAACGCGCTTGTTCAAAACATCATCGACTACATCGGTTACTCCGATGCGGCGATGACGAAGGCTGCTGCGGTACTGCAGGAGCGGGACGAGCAAACTGAAAAGGTCGCCCGTCTTATTCCCGAAGCCGTTCAGGCTTGCGTGGACAACGAGCGCATCGAGCCGCACCAGAAGGAAGCGCTTGCCGCCGCCTTAAGTGACCCGGCTCGCACAATGGAACTGGTCATCAAGTTAGCGACGCATAAAAACGCCGCTGAGTTGGCCCGTCTCGGCACGCCGGTCGCTACAAAGACTGCCGGTTATGACCCTGCGGGCAGCCTGACGAGCGGGTATGTGGGTGCCCGCGATGGTCGCCTCAAGGCTTCTGACGTGAAGTTGTTCACGGGCCTTGGTTTGAATCCGCCCACAGCCTGAGCTCGATAACGAAACCCCGGGATACAACGTCCCAAATTGACAAAGACATGGAGGTCTAACAATGCCTGCTCCCGATCTGATGTTTGAACACGGCCTTGACGTAAAGAAGGGCTGGTTCGATATGGCGTCGCTCGATTACGACGCCAAGCTCGCTGCTTCTAACGTGGTTACGTTTGCCGTACCGCGTGGTCGCGTTGTGCACGTCGATGCCGACGGTAACTTCCGTCCCGGCTGCCACGCTACTGGTGTTTCTATTTTCCTGTTAAACGGTTCGGAAGACGCTGACGTAAGCAACCCCGGCCAGACGGCTGCGAACAACTTCATGCACAAGGCGATTTCGCCGACGGGCAAGTTGTCGGGCCTGGTGGCTACTGGTGGCTACGAGATCTCGTCGACTGAGTTTGATTCGTCGCGAACTTACGTTCCTGGCGATCTCCTCACGGCGACTGCCAGCAACTCCAATGCCGCCACAGGCGGTGTGCTTACAAATGCGTCCGTGGTTCAGTACGTGAACCCGGTTTGCGGCGTAGTGTCGAGCGGTAAGAAGAAGAACCATAACAACGTGCAGTCGCTCTCGTTCTGGTGCGTCTGGCTGCCGGCTGGTACCGCGGCGACGATCGATCCGTGATCTAACCCTTAACTAACTAATTAACTAACTAACTAAGGAACATGGAGGTTCCAAACGATGCCCACTCAGCAAGAAGTTCAACTGCTCAACGAGACTCTCTTTGAGCAACTCGATACCCCCGGCATGCAGAAGCAGGCCATTGATGCTGTTAACGACTTCACGCGCACCAAGATGCGTGAAGACGGGTTCTACCGGCGGATTATGCCGCCGCTGACCATCACCAACGACGAGCTCGACCGTCAGGTTGACACTGACAAGCCCGTCAAGGTTGTGGACAAGGAGCCCGATTCCCCGGCGGCTGTGTCGCTTCCGTTTGCGACACTCCCGATCAACTTTTACATCCGTGGCCCGCGCTACCGCGTCATGTTTGACCGGATCGTGTCGCCCCGTGCTGTGAAGGACGTCGACGAACTCCGTACGTATGTCATCGACATCCGTCAGGTGCTCAGCGACAACATGATCAAGGACATGCTCGCCGAGGAAGACTCGAAGTTTATTGCCGCTTTCAAGGCCGTACTCCCGACGCCTGGCACCGAAGTCACGATGTCGGAAACGGTTCAGTACGAGGAAATCTCTGGTGGCATCACCCGCGAAACGCTGGTTGACGCCCTCAAGGTTATGCCCCGTACGCCGTCGCACTTTGAAGTTGAGACCTGCCTCGTGAATAACATCACGATCAAGGAACTTCTCAAGTTCGGCCGCGACGAAATGGGTGGCGATTTCAGCCAGGACATCATCAAGAATGGCTGGGCTGAAACCAACTTCCTGAACTGCCGCTGGATCGTCACGATCAAGCGCGACCTCGTTCCGGACGATTCGCTGTTCATGTTCGCTTCGCCGAAGTTTATCGGCAAGAACTACGAGCTGGAACCCACCACGATGTACATCCGTCGTGAGGCTTACATGCTTGAGTACTTTGCCTACAACACGCAGGGTGGTTCGTTCGGTCATACGAACGGTCTGGCCCGTGTTGACTTCAAGTGAGTCGTGTAAAAACTAACCAAAGGAGCACAGAGATGGATCAGATTAAACAAGCGGCTGAGCAGGCTTATGCCACGATTGTGGCTGAACTTGCTGCGCCGTATTTCTTCGAGAAACTTGCCGCCCACGGGGTTGCCCCGCGGTCGGAGCAGGAGGCCTCTGAAATGTGGTCGATTGCGAACAAGTTACATGTGCTCTACACGGCGGAACAAGAAAAGGCCGCTGCGGCGCAGGTTTCGGGACTGTCGGCTGCTAACCAGCGACTCGACGCCGTCCTCGCCGCGGCGGGCCTTTCTGGCCCGGTTGAGAAAGTGGCCGCTTTCAAGGGGGCCGCTGACGTGGCGGCAGAGCAGCCGGCGATTGCCAATGCTGTTCTGACGCTGCAAGCCGCGGCTTCCGCTGCTATGCAGAACGCATCCTGAAGAATGGAGTAATTAACAATGCCAGTACCCGGTTTATACACGACAGTTAAGAACACATCGGGCGCCGCCCGCGTGTTCGGTTTCCTTGGCGCCCACGGCAAGCGGCTTGAAGCGGACGCAACCTACACGGTTGCGGGCGACCTCGTAGCTAAGCTTGGTAACGGCGGCAGGGGCAGTCAGCGACAATTCAAGGCTCTTGAAAAGGCCCTTGAGACAAACAAGATCGATATTTTAAGTTCGCCCGCTGTTTACATGCTCGACGCGACCGACAATAGCGTTGATCAGTTGCGGATCAATAACAACACGCTCGGCACAGTGACGCCGACGGGGTGGACTTGATTAAAAAAAATCGGTTTGAATTTTTACAAGGGCTGGCTGCTTAAGCGGCCAGCCCTTGCTGTTTGTACACTAGAACTATACACGGAGTGATTTATGGTAGTAATTGCAACGCCGACGTCGCATCCGTTAGTTCAGTGCTGCGACAACGCCAATACGCCGCAAGTTTTAAATCCCGTATCTTGTGCAATACAGAACAAGTTGCAGGCCCCGGTAACTTCGCAGAACGGGCAGCAATTGTTGTCAAAGATGCGGGCTATATCGGTTACACAAGGCCAGTGCTCAACTGTCGAATGGCAGATGATTAACAAGGATGGCGTGCCGGTAGATTTACGGCCGTGTGGCTTTGGCGGCGTGACAGCGCCGTTATCTTTTACAGTTGTGTTGCGTTTAAAAGAACAGCTAGCCCTCGGTAATACGAATCCGGTCACGCAGGTGACAGCAACAGTGCACGACGCAGAGCACGGCATTGTCCGGGCAGCGTTGACAAAGCAAATGGTTGGTTTGCCCGGCATCTACTACGCCGAGATGGCTTTGCTTGACGTAGCAGCAGAGAATGCAGCCCAGCCGTGCGTTGTGTTTTCAAACTTGTTTTATGTCGTTATTAATCGCAGCACATTCGAAGAAGCCGGTCGTGTGGGCGGGCCCCCGAGCGTTGCAGAGATTCGACTGCACCTTCGCGACTCAAGCCCCGGCGAAAGTTTCTTGCTGGATAATCTGATGTTTGACGACGCAGAAATCGCATTGGCAATTGTGCGCCCTGTGCAATACTGGAACGAAATCCCGCCGCCGCTCGACACGACATACAACACACAAAATTTCCCGTTCCGCTATCACTGGCTTGAAGGTATTTGTGCGAATCTGTTTTTTATGGTGGCGGAGCAGTATAGGCGTAATCAGTTGTCGTATTCTGCTGGCGGGCTGCAGGTAGACGACCAGAATAAAGAAGCAGCCTACGAACGTGCCGGCCAGGCCAGGTGGCAGGCGTATCGAGAATGGGTGCGAGCTACGAAAGCCAGCATTAACTTAGAGAGTTGCTACGGTGAAGTAACGTCGTCGTATAAGTACAGCGCCTACACCGACGCCATCCGTATTCGTTATTAAACTATCTCATTCTGGAAACTGGAAAATTTGACGTAAGTGCTTTGTTTCCTAGCACTTTCGCAATTCGCGAATTTGGAATATGTCGCTTGTCCGCAGTTCGCGAACCGTGGACATGTTACAGAATCGCGGTCCAAAATCTTTTTGGCATAGGTTCTGTAACACCTAAATACGTGCCCAATTTCTGGCATATTCTTTGTAGCCCAGGGCTACATGTCAGACGCAATTGTGTTGGCACGCACATTTGCGTTTTTGGGTTTTTGTGTGCTCACAGAAGTGGAGACTACCTGTGAAGGCAGTGAATGACATCACGCAGTTTTTTCTGCGGGGGATGAAGAAGATGTTCGCCGAGCAACAAGAGAGTGGCAAGAAGACGCCGCTCGACGATATCAACGAGATACGGAAAAATGTCGGCGACTCGTTGCACGACAAAGATGTCAAAGACGCCATGAAGGCGGCCTTGGGGGTGAGCACCACGCTGCTGGTCACGATGACCATCCACAGCGTGCAGCAGGCTCTCAATCAGGCGGGCCGGGTGCTCGTCCGCATTGGGGACCCGGATAACGTTCCGCCGGAGAGCCGGATCGCGCCGGAGGAACTTGCGGAGAAAGCGATGGAGGCGGCCCACAAGTTGGCCGCGGTGATGAGCGTGCTTGAGGCTATGTCGATGTGCGCACTGGAACACACCGATATGGAGCACATCGTGGAGACGCTCTACGACGCGCATCTTCCGAGACTGCTGGCGGAAGAAGCCGGGGCTGCCACGCCGCCGCAGGCAAAGCCCATCAGCGGCACTGCAACGCCGCTGAACCAGAAATGGAACCCGTCGGCAAACTGACGCCTATGCGGCAGTTAGCGCTGCTGCCGCATTTGCGGTGCCGTGGGCGATCATCCCTAGGGTGTGTTGTTTAAAACTTTCGAGTTTAACACTCCGCCTGGCTACGGCCGCGCGGAGTGTTTTTTTTAGCTATTGGCGAGCACCTAAATAATTCGCAATTTAATGGCATATTTTTTGTATCCCCGGTTCTATTCATTCCCTAAGAAGGAGATGTGCATGGTTGGAAACCTGTTGCCCGGATACCACGCCCGCAAGGGTGAACTGCTGGCCGCGCGATGGCTGGCGACGATCACGGACCTGCTCCGTGCGGTTCTCCTCGTCGGAGACCCCGGCACGGGCAAGACGTTCTTTGCCGAGTGCTTTGCAAAAAGCATGAACGCAATGCATCTGTTTGTGCCGTGCCATCCATGGTTGACGGCTGAGGAGATGCAGCAGGGTGTCGACATCGGCCAAGTGGCGGTCGGCGTTCAACAGGCTGACGACGCCTACTTGGACGGGCAACTGCTGCGTGCAGTTCGTGCCAGCCACGAACAGAAGGTCGTGCTGGTGCTTGACGAGGTGGAAAAGGCTGGCAGTCGTTTCTACCCGCTTGTGCTGGACTTTCTTCAGCACGGTCGGGTGCCCGATGCACGACACAAAATGCATCAGGCGACTCTTCGCAATTTGTTCGTAGTTCTAACCGCGAACGAAGAAGCGGAGATTCCGGAAGCGGTTAAGCGCCGCTGCTTCCGGGTGACGATGGAGTTCTTGCCGGAGAACGTCGAGATCGATGTTCTCCGCAAGACAACGGGTGCTCCGGGAGGTGCGTGCCGGCTCGTCGTGCGAATGGCTAACACTATCCGCACGCGAGGCGAGTCTAAGCCCTCGCTGCAGGAGTTGCGTGAACTTCTGCGGGCCAGAGATCTCGTCTCGTCGATTGACGAGGCTGAGATGCTGATCGACGCGTTCTTGGTGAAGGCCAAGCGCGACCGAGAGGCGATCGTTAAGGAAATCCGCACGCCGGGTGCGGCCCTGCTTGGAGAAATCAAGCGGGTGTGACGGTTGTTCAGGGGGCACGATTCTGTGGCGGGAATCGTGCCCCCTTACCCTTACCGCCAAGGAGTTTGCATGGATTTAACAATCCGGCAGGTGCAGCGTTTGCTGCATAAGTCGAGGACGAATCCGAACACCTTGGTGGCAGAGGGTGTTCGAGACATTGCCCAATTGGCAAACCACTTAGTTGGTTTGAATATTGTGGCTGTCGGGGCTGTACACAACGGGCATCTCTGGATGTCCGTAGCAAGTAACTTCGCACCGCGCGGCACGCGGGCGATGTATGCCTACCTGGACCCGCATCACGCCGTAGACCGCTTGTGCCGCAAGTACGGGCCCAATGCTTCTGTTAAAGACATAATTAAACAGGAGCAGCCAGCCAAGCAACCGCCGCAGCCGCCTAAGCCGGAAAGCGGCGAGGGCAGCGACGCCGATGCGGACGGCCACGAGGACGCAGATGCTGAGACTCAGGCCGAGCCCAGCACCTCAGCCAAGGACATGGCTAAGGCCCGCGAAGCAGCCGAAGACTGGCGTGCAGACGAAGCGGCACGGCAGCGGCAAGCCGAAGCCGAGGCACAGGCCGCGGCGGCAAGAAAGAAGTTAGCAGACAATCTTGCTGCTGCTAAGGCGAAGGCTTTGGCAGAAGCGAAGAAAGCCGCCCAGAACGCCAAACGACAGCCGAGCGGTTACCGCCGTTGCGGAGCCAAACAAGCCCTTAAAAAGGCACGCCAGGCTGTGTCGTTTAGTCAGGCCGCAGAGGCGTCTGGGCCGTCGCTGGCGTCTCGGCACGCCCTGTCGAGTGCTAACGGTCGCTTGCGGGCTGTACCCGCGGCGCTGCGAAGCCAGATGGCAGAGTTGCTTAACAGGCTCGTGGGCAACACAGGAAATACCGGCGGCAACGTCGGACCGATTCCTGTGTACGACAGTCGTAGGTTGGTTAAGCGGTTGCTCGTCAAACGACCGCTACCCAACGCGCTGAAGGAGGACGTCATTTCCGGGCGACCGGTGACGTTAATCCTTCCTGATGTTTCGCCGTCTTGTGCCAAGCAGGCACAGGCCGCGTGTGACATCGCCAATGCCGCCGGGTACGCAGGAGTTAGCGGCTCCGACGTACTCGTTCTGCCACATAGCAACGGCTGCATCGAAGAACACGTCGATGCGTACATGCCGTGGTTTAATGGCAGGCCCGTTGATGTTCGCGGTACGGCGTTAAGGACGCTGTTCCGGACCATTATTACGGGCAAGTCTTCGTACAAGCTCCGCGTAGTGATCGCCGTCGGCGACCATGACGCGGTAGACATGTACGAACAACTGGCGGGATTGCGGCAGGTAACAAGGTTGATTTGGCTGCACAACGCCAGTGGTCGCCACGGCGGCCTGCGCAATCGTGTGGTCACATCGACGCCCGAAGACTGTCCGGGGTGGGTACCGGACTCCCTTAAGAAGTTGTCGCTGATCTGGGGCTGTCACAGTCAGCGGCGCATGCTTAAAGGGCTTGCTTTAAGTCTTCGGTAAACGTGATGCACGGGCACCATTCCCGGCACGCGGTACTGAAAGGAGGTGCCTCATGACCTGGCCCTGATACAGTTCCTTTTTAAAAACCCGGGCTGCTGCTTTTTCCGTCGGCAGCTGCGGGTATTCGCAACACGCGGTAAGTGACCGCATTCGTGCGGTTGCGAACGGAAAAAACAGGCTGTCCGAATACAGCCCGGAGAAAAAAGTTAACGCCTTGTCGGGTTAACAATTTCGGGGGTAAATCACAAATAAACCCTTAGATGTCGGCTTGAGTCGGTCGGGACGTCGAAAAAAGAACGGGAGTACTACCGTTGTAATTAATTCGAAACGCCGCCCGCTCTCAACGCTCACATCACATTTGTGGCGGGGACTAGGCATTGCATGCAGGTCAAGACAATTGCAAATGCTGTATACCCGCGTGCCGCGTGCACACTCAATTGCGTCACGTTGTGTGGCCCTTGACGGCCACATAACATGCTCCTCCCACCAAGCCACTTAGACGCTGTTTTAAAATAATAACGTCGGCTGCCACACGCGTCTGGCACTCAGCGTCATATAAGTGTTACCGTCACGACCGGGAAGACGAAAGTCGGTGGGCCGCCGCTGCCGAGTAATCGGTAGCCTTGGGATGCGTCCCAAGTGAAAAGCGTAGGGAAAATGGGGCTGGACGGATCATAGTACCGCCTAGCCCCATTTTTTTAGATATCAGCGGTATGTGTAAAATGTAGAATGGCTGGACGTTTGGTGCGGAACGCATCAAAAAAGTTATGTCATTCCGCACAGGTTATCAAATGACCCAACAGCGCGTCTTCCCGTTCCGCCGAATCTCAGTCGACCACATGGTTCGCGGCGTAACGCGTGTGTGGTGGCAATTAGAGCCGTTATTTAATGACCCCGGCCCGTATACGTTTCAACTTCAGTTCGGCCACACCGGTCTTCGCGACACACCTGATTGGAAAGATATCGGCAATCCTGTCGTCAATACATACACGGCAGCAGATGCCGCGTGGCGCGAGGGCGGGTACGATATTCTGTCGCATTACCGAGTTAAATTAACAACTTCTGTCGGCGTATACGTTTCGCAGGCGGCCAACTGCTACGGCGACCTGACAGAAAAAGACTGGCTCCTTGCACGTGAGATCATGCGTAAAGAGCAACTGCGTAACAGGCTTGTATCTGTTCCGGGCTACCTAATTAAACCTTATCGCTACGGAAAGCCGTGCAAACGTTGCCGTGATCAGTTGACCCAAGAAATTACAGACGCCAACTGTGACATCTGTAGCGGCACAGGGTTTGAAATTGGGTTCCATCCACCGCTTGGCCTACAGTGCTGGGATCTATCACCCGAAATTATTCAAGAAGACGTAAACAATGAAGTAAAGGGCTCGACGCGAGAGAACGCGTATGTCACTGCCCGTGTAATTGGTTTTCCGGCACTCAATAAAAACGATATATGGGTAAACGGTGCTAGTGACGAGCGCTGGCGGGTAGAGACAATACAGGTGGCGGCGAGCATTCGCGGAGTTCCAATTGTTTATTCTGTCAAAATGGGTTTAGTGCCTTTTAATAACTCGGTGTACAGTTTAGAGGTCGGCGGCGAGCCTGAATCACGACCCGGCCCGACGCTACCTGTGAAAGGTTGTGGTGCCATCGCTATCGACCACAATTACGGCGGACAAGAAAATTTAATATACACCGCAAGCATCGACGGGTGCCCGATAATTGGTGCCTCTGTGTACGTGTTTACGCGTGCCGTGTTTGACGATGCAGAAACAGACACTCCGCGAAACTTGGCAGTAGCGGGCACAACTACTCGAGCAAATGGCCGATGGACTGAGTCTTTAAAACTAGACCCAGGCGAGTACGCTATCTTATTTGAGAAGTTAGGCGAGTATGGGCCGGATGTAGCGTACATAGAAGTGACCGTGCCAGCGTTACCGCAAATGGCGCCCGCAGCCGCACCGTCACCACGCCCTAACATTAAACCATTAAATAACAGCAAAGACCGTACGAACGGATTCTGGGATATCTAATGTTTCTTGATAAGATTAAACTCACGTCGCCGATAGTGTTTAACGATAAAAAACTGCAACTCTGGCCGCGGTTACAACTTATTGAAAAGAGAGAAGCCCGTGAGCGACTGCCCGCAAAACCAAAACCCGCCGGAAGTTGAAGACCTGTTTCCGGAAGGCAGCGAGACCGAAAACCGCCTGCCGAAAGTGAGTGCCTTGTGCTCGTACGGCATGCGCCCCCACGTTATGACCGGTTTTCTTCGACAACTGCTTATCGGGCATTTCGCAGACACCGACAATATCGACGACCCGAAACTCCGGCAGCAACTGCAAGAATTAAATGATTGGAAACCGGCCGAAAACGATACGTACGAAAAGGTATACGGCCCTATCCTTATTGAGAGCATTACACGCTGGGTGCCGAATCAAATAGACAAACGACCCGCAATACTTATTAAACGAAACGGGTGGAAGTGGCAAAAACAAGGTATTGGTGACATTACAAGTACCAATGCTTATACTGGAAGCACGTCGTATGCGGGTTTATGGGACGGCAGCCACACATTGTTCTGCCTGTCCCAGAACGGCGCCGAAACAGAATTTTTAGCCACTGAAGTAGTTAAGTTTTTAATCAAGTTTTCGCCGATGATCCGCGAGCAAATGGATCTTCACCGATTCTTTGTAAGCGATGTCGGCGGTATAGGAGAAATCCAAGAAGTTATACAGGGTTATGCCGTACCTGTTAACGTAGCATACATGGCCGAGGAGGCTTGGACGCTCCAGCCGTATGCGCCGCGCCTAAAGCGGATTGTCTTCAAGGCATCGGATTTACTGACCTATTAAATCGCGGAGAAGTGTTTTTTGTTGCTAGAGTGGTTGTGTATACTACTCGTTACGCGCTGAACCGCACACAAATTTTAGGCATGGAGGCCTGAAGCATGTCGAGCTACGTAAAACCACAAGTTCTTGTTTTCCAAGAGTTCTCGATCGTCCCCACGGAGATCACTGAGCCGCTGCGTGCCCACATTGCTGGTCCGCATGCGATGCTCCACCGATATAACGTTCTGGCTGAGAAAAACGATACTCGCCTTGGACTTTATAATCGGTTAGACGACACTTGCTATTCGTGGCCTGGCCGCGAGCCCGGCAGCCTTGTCGATCCGAGTTACACAAAACTCTACATCGACGACGCTCTGTTACTTTATTACTCGCATAATGTCGGCGATCCTGCGAACCACAACGTTACGCCAGTTGCCGGCAAGACTAACTGGATTCAGTCGAACGTTCTCAAGTTCAAGACCAACGGCGGCGAGACACGCAGCGACGTATTTAATGACCGCGACGTGCAACTCGGCGACGTTGTTTATCTGCGATCGGTCACGGACACAGCAGATTCATGCGTCGAGACTGAACTGACGACAACGGTCGCCGGTTTTGCAAGTGAAGCCACGAACTCTGTAATTGAAGCGGCTTATGCCGATGACGATAACCAAGATCCTGTTTCCGGTGCCGCGGCTGCCGCTAACATCAGCGTCGTACACGGTAGCACGCTCGTTAACTGTGTTACTGTCGCCGAGTCGGCTGCTGTGGGCTATAACGGTTATAACGGTTTAGCCAGCGGTGACGTTGTAGAAGAGTATTTAGTCGAAGTTATTAAAAGTTCTGTTGCGACATGTCAGGCTGCTCGGCTGCGCGTCACAAGTGCCAGCGGTCGCGACAACGTAGCGGAACTCGACCCGGGCGATTTTGGTGATGAGGTTGCAGTCGGCACGCGTGGCTTAAAATTGGTGTTCAGCAACGCCAGTGCCGGCCCCTGTGCCGCCACTGCTACAACGAACGGCATCCCGGCAACAAGTTTTGTGGTCGGCCAAAAGTGGCGTGTGCTTGTCGGGCAGGCTTACGATAACGTAGAGGCTGCAATCGTTGCCACGTCGCCGAACACTGTTTCGGCTGGAAAGATTTATGGACAGTATACTGGCGCCAAAAATGACACTTATATCATTGAGTGCACGAAGGGCGGCACGTGGGCCACGCAGCCTGAGATCTCTGTGCGGACAGCGAAGGGCTTAGATTATTCTGGCCCGACGTCTGTAACTTCTAGCACTTATGCGACTGGCGTGTCGGTGGGTTCTAGCGGTGTGCGGGTCAAATTCGTTGGCGATACCGGCGGTGCTTTAGCCACGTCTGTTAATCCCATCATAACCGTTACTTCGCCCGGTGTTGGTTACACCTCCGCACCTACCGTTACATTCTCTGCGGCTCCGGCTGGCGGCGTTACCGCGACCGGCACAGCGGTGCTGGGAACCGGTGCTGACAGCGATAATGTAGTCAGTATTACTGTGACAAATCGCGGAGCTGGTTATACATCAGCCCCGACGATCACAATTTCTGCGCCTCCGGCTGGTGCTGGAAATGCGACAGCCACAGCCACAGCGACATTAACCGGCGCAGATACCATCATCGGCCTTCGTAAGGGCGACAAGTGGTACATTCCGGTTACATCGTCCCAGGCTGGTCCGGTCCGTCGTTTAATCCTGCGCGACGACCTGCCGGCACTGATGGCTTCAGCCACGGAACTCGACCTGAAGTTGTTCATCAAAGACAACATCCAGGTTGCCGAAAACAGGGTAGAGGCGGCTCCGGACGTAAATTACGAAACCGAAGCCACACAGATCTGCGTCAAAGAAGGCGTAACAGCGTACCACCCCGAGTGGACGGCTGCCGGCGCCGAACAGCCGCTGCCTGTGTACTCTGGCACAATGTACGTTCAGTACCGCGAATGGCTTGCTGATCTTGCCGACGAAGTTAACGCTATCAACAACCCTGGCGACCTTGATCAAATCAAGGGACAACTTGATCCGGACAATCCGCTCAAGTGGGGCGTGTACAAAGCGCTGTCGAACTCGAACGGCACGGCTGTGAAGTACACCGCTGTACGTAACCCTGAAAATCTGGATAGCTGGGTTGAGGTGTTAGAACGACTCAAGGGTCGCGATGATCTCTACAACCTTGTTCCGCTGACGTTTAACACACTCGTGCACAACCTCTGGGCGGCTCAAACCGTTTCGGAGTCCAATGAATTTGCTAATAACTGGAAGGCCGCGGTCGTAGCCCTCAAGTCTCGCCCGACCGTACTGGTTGTCGGTGAAGGCGCTGCTATCGCCGGTGTCTCTGGCAATGTAATTGCTGACCCCGTGCTTGCGGTGCTTGAAGATGATCCGAACGCGACAAATATGCAGTACACACGACTGCGTGTTCCGACAGGTTCTGGTTACTTTATCACTAACAATGTTCGCCCCGGCGACGTTGTTCGCTACCTGTTTACCGTAGACGGATTTTCTGAAGAGCAGTACGAAGAATTTGTTGTTGACGAGGTTCTCTCTGAAAACACACTGCGGCTTTACTCGGGCGCTGACGCTCCCGTTAACGCAGCGCAGCGTGTTGAGATCTACCACAACAACAACCGGAATGAGATCGCTGACGACATTGCACAGCAGGCCGGTGCCCTCAGCAGCCGACGTGTCGTGGCCGTATGGCCCGATCAGGTCGGCGAGGCTGGCGTCCTGCAGCCGGGCTACTATCTCGCTGCGGCCATCGCTGGCCTCGCGAGTGGCGTAGTGCCGCAGCAAGGTTTAACAAATGTTGAAGTAGCTGGGTTCGACGATTTCACTCGGTCGTACAAGTACTTCAACGAAACACAGTTAAACAGGCTTGCGGAAGCTGGCGTGTGGATTGTGACCGAAGACCGTGACGGTACGCCGCACTCGCGGCACGCTCTGACCACGGACAATCTCGACTTGAACCGTCGTGAAGAAATGATTCGGCGCAATGTTGACTCGATGTCTTATCTGTTCCTGCGTCGGCTGCGTCCGTACATCGGCCGCACTAACGCGACTCCGTCGATGGTAACGCTGTTGCGTAACCGGATGACAGAGACAATTTCTGCGTTGGCTACGAACGGCACAACGGCGGAGGTCGGTTCGCAGCTCATTGATGGAAGCATCCGCGTGCTGCGTATCCATCCGCTGTTAAAGGATCGGATCGAGGTGATCCTCGACCTCACGGTTCCGGCGCCGCTCAATAACATCGAGTTACACTTAGTGGTCTAATTACACAAGGAGTTAAGGTATGGCAAAAACAAGTGTTTTCGCAAACACATGCGGTGAAGACCAGACGCACGGCGGTTCGTTTTTAGCCGATAACGTTAAGCTCACGTGGTCGCAGGATTCTGGCGGCGCGGGCAACGGCGGTGCAAACGGCGGAGCTTTAGTGCAACAAGTGCAGTTTCAAATTCAACGTAATGTAAACATGCTGTACGAGATTGGCTCGTCGCTTGTGTACTACGTTGGCGGTCGTCGGCAGGGTAACGCGACGTTTAACCGCGTCGTTTCCGGCTCTGACACATTCCGCGACTTGGCTACAAAGTTTGGCAACATCTGCAATCCGAAGAACCTTTATTTAAACGCGGCGCAGGCTTCTTGCAAAGGCGAGAGCTGCGGCGAGGCTGGTGGCGTGAAGTACACGCTCATTAGTGCGACTTTGAACTCTGTCGGTGCGTCGGTTTCGGCGAACGATGTTGTAATTAACGAATCGCTCGGTTTCATGTTTACGGATCTCGGTTACGAGAAGGCGTAAGCAGTAGATTAGACAGCGTATAACCAGAAAACGGCGGTTGCGTTTTACGCAGCCGCCGTTTATGGTATAGGCGGCAACGCCTGGGGCTTAGGCCCGTAACCACACCGAAAGGTGGACAACATGAGTGATCAGCCTACGCCAGTGGGTATTAGACCCATTTCGCCGGCAGCCCAGTTTACCGACAACACGATTCACACGCGTATTCTTCAGAACAATACGCAGTACGCCGCTAAGGGCGCTAACGCCGCGTACGGAGCGCAGACTGACTCCGTAGCCGACCCGTTTCAAAAACTTAGCAGTTACGAAAACGGCCTGCAAGAAGGCGGGCGTATTTTAATTGGCTGGATTCTTGACGGCACGCCAATTGTAAATTCGTATCGCGTGCATCTTGAAAAAGCAATATGCCCGATTCTAGCGACCGCCGTTTGCGGTACAACGCAGGGCTTCTTTGGCCCAACAGAACTGCAGCACTATTGCCTTGGCACATGTGTCATGGTGATGTGGCACGACAAGATAAACAAGTATTACATCATCGGCGCTATTCCCGACCCGTACGATACCGGCAAACGCGCTGTTAATCCTTACATTACGCAAGCGTCCAGAAAGCGCGTAGACGAAGCCCACAAAGTCCACATCAAGCAGCCGAATAGCAGCAACTTAGCTAACTACAGTGCACTGAAACCTTTTGACGCCACGCTTGGAGGCGAGTGGGGTGCGGTGAGCACAACAGGTGTTGCAGTTACTGTCGATGACTTTATGGCACAGTTATCGGTGAATGAGTTTTGCGGCGTGTTCAGTTTTTATCATGACAGTTTGCTACGTGTTGCTGGCACGCAATTCCAACTTTGGACTGCCGGCCATGAGCGTGATGCGTTCATGGACCAAGCCGAGTACAACGACATTCAAGGTTACACGGCTTTTCCGTGGGAGGCTGTCGGCATACTTACGCCAGGGCAGCCGACCATTAAAGAGTTTCAATTCGAAGACATCCACTGCCCGAACGCTAAGCCATACTTCGCGCACTGGGAAAGTAAAAATCTTTACCAGCAGCCATACCATCGGACGCAACATTTTTACGGCTATCTCGGCCAAGGCGGTCGCTATGTTTTACACGCCCCACCTGAAGGCGTAAACGTATGGACGTACGAAAAAACAGGCGGCGGAGATGCGGGCAAGGTATATGAGGCCACGGTAAGAAGCCAAGATTACGAAAATCCGTGTACCGGCGGCGGCGGAAGCAATCCAGACACGAACACGATGGAACTTAAGCCATGTGTTGGTCTGCACGAAGACAATATCGCAATGGACGGCCGCAGGTTCATTGCGTCGGCAAAAGGTATTGTGTTAGCGAAGCGAATGTTGCTTCCTATGCCAACACGTCTTCGCCGCCCGGAGGATAGTAAAGGGGACGATGCCGAGACAAATTATAAGGCATGCGGCAAAACAGGCGCAGGCCCAGAGCATGAGATAACAGGCGACATAAAGACTAGCGGTGATCACCCCCATCTTCAACGAGCTAGTGCTGTTCTTGACTTGCATGGGTATTTGTTTAATTACGCTGGAATACATCCGTTCCACTGGCACACGAAAGATTTCAAACTGTGGCAGCAAAGCGAGCTAAAGCACGCACAATATAACCACAAGATTCCAAGTTTTTCAACGCTTAAATCAAAAATGTATTTGCCGGAGCCGCAACCCAAGCAAATACGCGTAGACCACCGCTATAAAACACAAAAGTTTTACGAGTCGGAAAGTTCGATCTCGTTGCTTGAAGACGGCAGTGTTGTAATTACAGATGGTTACGGCGCAGAAATAAAGATGTCTGCCGGCTGTCTTACGATGTCCGCGCCCGGCGACGTGTGGCTCAAGTCTGGTCGCTCTACGCAACTGTGGTCCGGAGCCGACTGCATTGTGCGAGCAGTAGACGATGTCGACATCTCAACGACAGAGAAAAACGTGCGTATTAAAAGCGAGCAAAACCTCATGCTGCTCGCCGGCAACGACTCGTCTCAAAAAGAGGGCGGCGTGCTTATTGAAAGCCGTGCAAAAAGTCCCGTATACAAATTTGAAGAATGCGGCGACGACGTTATCTTCGGCGGCATAGTGCTTAGGGCGCCGAAGTCTGAAGTCGTCGCACTGGGCGAAAAGATCTACCTTCGCACTGGCGGCGGCGGGAGCAAAATTAAACCGGGCAATATCACAATTGACGCCGGCCGCGGCGAAGCAGACATCGTCACAAAGTCCAATAACCTGTTTAACTACGTTGGGCAAAACGGGCAGATCCTCCACTTCTTCCGTGCTGGTGCCGACGACGAAACGAAAAAAGCAAATGCCTTCAGAAGCAGTGCCACGCTGCTTTGCGGCCCAGTCATGACAGACCGAGACATTATTGCTGGCGGCAATATGATCTTGGACGGCAGCATATTGTGTGCCAGTCAAAATGGCCATATTTTTACGGGCCAAGCCGCGAAGGGAATGATCTTCGTTGCCCCATGTGACGGCGACTGTGCTGATCAAGCATTGCCAGCACTTGATACGGTGAAACAACTTATTGAAAAAGAACTGCCAAAGATTGCTGATCAAATCGACGATCAAATGCTGGAACAACTTTGGTACAAAACTGGCCGGCCGGGCAATGCCGGAACGATGGACATCATGGAGTTCTCGTTCCGTACCGACGAACAATACAAAATTCCAGACTTCTTATTGTTCGAAGATCGCTGGCAGCAGATGGCCCGCCTCACGGGCGACATTCCAAAACGTTGGACCGAGAAACCGGTTACGAATGTTTCTTGCGGACCGACGTATCCGTTTCCGGGAAAGAAATGGCTGGAGTCTGAGGGCTTCGCTATGGTTGACTTTAATATCGTTACGTCCGCCGGCGGAAGCATGCGCGATAAAGATCGCGGGAACCAAGGAACGCTGGCGGAAGAGTACCGTAATCCCGAATTCAAAGAGATTAAAAAACAGAAAATCAACGGCATGTACCCAATCATTGGTCGCGACTAATAACGAGGAGCAAACATGGAACTGGTTGAAAACCCGTACCTGTCGGATTTCACAAAAAAAACGCTGCTGCAGTTTAATTGGAAAGACGGCGATCCAATCCCGGCGACGCTTGGCGATTTTCTGTTGAAAACTAAAGAAACGATTCCAGCGTCCTCGCGCACTGACGTGTTGATAGACGCTGAAAAAATGCCTGCCGAGGCCGTCGCACAGGTGAACGCGATGCTCGCCGAAGCCCGCGTCATTGGCGACAAAGAAAAGGCACGGCAGGCGCGACAGAAAGAACTACAAAGCGTAACCGAGGGTATGGCGCCGAATGTCGCCGCGGCCGTTGAACAAATTTTAGGCCCGCAAATCGTAGATGACCGGGCGACGATGGCTTCCACTCCAGCAGCAGAGGCAGCCCCGGCACCAAAGCCCGCACCGCAGCCAGAGGCACCTGTAGTGCCCGATTCAGTGGACGAGGCCCTGATGCCGGCAATGGCCTTTATGCCGTTTTGCCCGCGCTGTGGCTGGGACATGCGACAGAAGTATGACGTAAACGCTACCGACAGGGACAAAGAAGATTTTGTGGCTTGCCTGCTGGGCAACACGCGATTTAAACGAACTTTTGAGCTCTTTGGCGGGAAACTCAGGGTGACGCTACGGGCACTTCTGACAGAAGAAACCAAAGCCATTTATAAGCAGTTAATTATCGACCAGCAGCAGGGGGTTGTTAACTCTGAGGCGGAGTGGTTCGCGCAGATGATGGACTACCGGCTGGCTTGTTCCGTAGAGAGCCTTGCCGATAAAGACGGCAAATTAATCTCGGTCGTGCCGGAGATGGCTGAAATGCCGTTTACGCCTGACAAGGACAACCCGCTGGCGACACCATTAGTAGCAACGCTGGATTACGTAAATACAAAAGTATTGGCACAAGAAGTCACCAAGCGGCTTGTCGGAACGCACCTCCGACAATTTCAGCGGCTTGTTGAGGCACTTGAAGCCATGGCGTTAGAACCAAGTTTTTGGACCGGGATCGAATAGCAGCCTACATGGTGCGGGCTGCAGTATCGGGGGCAATTGACTACTCCCGAGCCGATCCCACGGACAGAAACTGGCGGTTAAAGCAAAACCTGGTGCTGCGTGAAATACAGCGCCAAGAGGATCTGCAGATCCACACGGCGATACACCAGCAGTGGCTGGCGTACATATCGCACGGCCGGCTCACGCCAGAAAGCTTTGACTCCGTAAAAAGCCAGGCGAACGAGGCCCTCGACCGCCTGCAGGAGTTAATTTTGCCGTGGGTCGAAAAGACTGAGCCTAAACAACTGCTTCAAAACGATACAATGTTAGATGCAGAAACGCAGAAACTTGTAGAGCAATATAAGCGCGAATTTGGCGGCGGAGACGAACAAAAATGAATGGGTTCCAAGCACCCGGCCCCGTGCCGTGGACATACGCCGCACCCTACAACCCGGCTATGAGCATGGGTTTTAACCCGTCTGGCTTTGGTGCTATTGCGGGCCCGTTAATGACGAGTTATTTGCAGCAATTTGCTGGCCCCACCAATTTTTTGCCGCATCAGTTCCCCGGGCAGGCCAAAGCCGACCAGTTCATAATGCGGGAGTACTTTAACCGCAGCCAGCAAAATTTATACAGAACAAACGCCGCAGGTGACCAGCGGTTTGCCAATGTGCTATTAGGCACCCGCGGCATGGTTACTGACAAGCCGGCCTCTGATTTAAATCGAGGCCAGGCTTTAAACATGGCCCAAATGTTAAACGACCCCACAGTTAAAGGTCTGGTGGGCATGATGGTCGGCCCTGAGAATCTTGAGCAAATTATGTTCGGCAGTGCCGGCGACCCCATGGCTATGGCCGCTGCCGCGAACCGTATTGGGTATTACCGGCCTGACGCACTTACTGGCGCGAAAAAAATGAGTGCCCGGTCGCTAGAGTCTTTTTCCCGCGGTATGTACGCGACTATGTACGAACCTGCCGGGGACGTAGAAAAAATGGTGGCCGATGCTCGGGCAGGTGATCCAACTCAGACTGCAGCGTTACAAAAAGCCGCTCGTGCTGAGAGTTCAAGAATTGTACGCGACGACGAAGTAAGCCAGCGTCTTATCGATCAGGGAGAAGACCGCGTAAATGATCTGTATAAGCGATATCAGCCAAGCGGCACCGCGACAACAGTAACCGATAAAGCGGCAGCCCTTACAAAATTTGATCGTGCTGTAAATGACGCCAACGTTCTTTCGGCAGACGAGGTGACGTTCGGCGGTATGGAGCGAAAAGCAAAGCGTGCCGGGCTTGATAGCATGCACGGCTTCTCCGCGTCACAGGCGGCAACAGTCACTGAGAACTTATTTCAAAAAGGTTTGTTACCGCAAAGCATCGGCGCCTTGTCGCCGGCTGAGCGCGTCAAAGTGCTGGCCGATCAAAATATGGATGACGAGACGCTTACCAGGCTCGCCAAAGAATATGGGCGACACTATTTAACAGAAGGCGGTGGCCGTAATTCAGACGCCGGTGCCGCGTTCAGAGCCGCAGGCACAGATATCGTTAAACAAAATAAAGTGCTTGATGACAACACGGAAGACTTCAAAGGTCAACTGCGATTTAATATGTCGCAGTTAAAGGGCGCTGTCGGCACGGCGAACCCTGAAGATTTACTGCAACTTGAAGGCATGGACGTCGTCGCTAACCAGGTCGACGCAAGTAAAGCGGGTAATGCGGTCAAAAAGCACACAGAAGCATTAGCCGCGATTAGAGAGATTTTCGGAGACAGCGGTAATCCAAACGCTCCCGTGCCCGCCCTGCTTGCGGCTCTCGATCACTTAAGCCATGGCTCGATGCACCAAGTCGGCGCGGGAAGAGTTGCTGGCATTATGCGTGAGATGCGCGGGACAGCTAAAGAGATCGGCATGGGCTTTGACCAGTTGGCAGGCTTCTCCGCATCTGTGGGCGCGTACGGCGACACACTTGGATTGTCCGGCCCGTCAAAAATGAATGCCGTCAATGAAGCACTAACTATGGTGCAGTCAATGCGACAGAGCGGTGCATTATCTATTGAACGCTACGGCGCAATGAGCCAAGAAGAGGCGTTACAGCAGGCGGGCATGTTGGCCGCCCGCGGCGAAGGCTCGTCAAACGCCAAGTCTGTCGCCGCATTGGTCCGTGCGTACGAGTTAGATCCGAGCAAGTATGCCGGCACAGAATTGGAAGCAGCTGTTAATTCGCTCAAGGAAGGCGGCGACGGTAACTACGAAGTTAAAGACGCTAGCGGTAACGTTGTAAAAACCGGCAATATTTACGAGCAACTTGGCACCGGCGGCTTCCGAGAGGCGTCGCGTATTGCGGCAACCGGCGGCATGACGCATCAAGAGTTCATGACGTTACATGCTGACTCGGCCACCATGGAGTACAGCCAGTCGGGTGCTGCCATGCGAACCATGCGGCAAGAATATTTAGAGCGTGTGGGTGGTAACGCGTTTGGCGGATTCTTGGCACAGGGCCTCGACAATATCAAAGACCCGGACAATAAACTCGATGGTCGCGACGCTGCGGCAGTGCGTGGTCGTAATGTTATCGCCACTAAGTTTGCGGAGATAGCACTTGACACCGCACACATGGACGAAAAAGAGCGCGTCGATCACATCAATAAGACAATCAAAGATGAGTTTGCGGCAGCATTAATCGCAGACGCCGAGCGCCAAGGCATTACGATCGATGACGCTGCCCGTGCAGAAGCCAACAAACAAGCAGAGTTCGCGGTGCGTGGAATCTTGGGCGATGACCCAAATCGCCGCGACCAAACACTGCAGTCACGGCTGGCGGGTTTCAACACCTCGTCTGAGCAGTTAACTGGCCGCGGCACTGTGGCCACATATCAACTTTTTAGCAAGGATCAGCAAGCACAATTTGCCAACGCACAGACAGCCCGAAAAGAAGAAGCCGATCGCCGATATAAGCTTGGCTTTGGATTAGATAGTTCACCGCTCGGCCGACTGTCGGATTATCTGGCTGAGACCGGTATGACTGGCGAAGCCGTTACGAAAGAAAACCTGATTAAAGAGTTGGCTGGCATAATCCCCGATCAAAAGTTTAGGGAGACGCTGGCCGACCAACTGATGCCGCAGTTAAACGCCTCGCGGGACGCGGGAAATCAACACCTTGTCACCACTCGGCACCTAGACGATCTCGAACAGAAGACCCGGTCAGGCGACAAAAAAGAAAGCGCCGCGGCGGCTGAAGAACTCCGTGCAATCGCCGCTCGCCGCGATAAGCGGTTTGAGAAAGCCGACGGGCTGGTGACCGAACAGGAACTATCAGCAAAACGTGCCGAAGCATTAAAAGGCATGGACGACGCTAAATTAAAAGCCGTCTATTCAAGAAAATTCAGCGATCGTACCGGCCGTACAAACGACGAGATGATACAAGAGTTGTCGGCGTCCGGCGTTGACCTGTCTAAAGAAGTCGGCTTACGTGAACAAGATCTGCTCGATAAGGGGCAGTATACCGTCGGGCAGATGCGCAGTGCCGCCGAGACAGAGGTGGGCAAAGGCCGCGGTAAAACAGAGGCCGAGATCGCGGAGAATCGCCGAAAAGCAGATCGCGAAGATCGTAAGGCCGCGGGCATTATCGGTGCGACCGTCGAAGATCAGCGACGCGGCACGGCAGCTGTATTAGAAGACGCTACCGGTGGCACGCTAAAAGGCGAAAAACTAGAACAGTTAGTAACCGCTAGTTTAGAGAAAGGTGCAGACGGCAAACACTCTGACGCGTTCTTGAAGCAGTTAGACACGTTAGGTTTAAGCGACGACAAGAAAAAAGAAGTACTAGATTACACCGCGCGGCAGCGGGAAGTTAAAGAGGCCCGCGAGGCGAGCGGGCAGCCGACGGGCGAACAAGTCGACGATAAGGCCGGCACGAAAAAAACCGCAGACACTGCGGCGGCAACTGACGAGTCGTTCAAGTTGCTGGCCACGACCGCCGGCGAACTTAACAAATCGTTCACCGAGCTAATTGCTGTCATTAAAGCACAAAAACCCACAGCGGGTGAGCAGCCAGGAGTGCAAGACTCCGCGGCACAAGTGGCCCAGGCAAAAACTGCGGGAACAAATGTTGCGGCTACGCCACCACCAGCCCCGACACCGGCAGGTAAAGACGGCGGCACAACCCAAATTACAGGGCGCTTAAATATCGTAGGGCTCGACTGGGCAATCCTGACAGCCACCATGCCTCAAATGCAAACCAACCCTGGCGGTATAACAATCGCAAAAACCTGACGAGTCGAAAATGGCAACCTCTGTATTTACACCATGCGAAGGCGCAGTTGTGCGCGTCAACCTGTGCGAAGGTTCTGGCGGCACCGGCGGCGGAACTTTTAACGTAACAATTGACGGCGCCGCTATATCCTTACCTGTGACCGGCTTTGTGCATGAAATGCAGGGCAACTATCAGTTCCTTCACGCCCTTGATCGCTTTGTGTATTTTTATTCGTTTGGTGACCGCATCGGCGAGATTACCGTGTCTGGTATTTCTTTTGCCGCAGCACCATGCGGTCCGGCTGCGGCGGGTACAAAGCCGCCGACAATTTGCAACCTGTACGAGTTATACGCTGAAAAGAAACAGTCCAAATTAAAAAAAGCAGTTAAAATTGGCGCGAGCAATTGCGGCTCGTTTCAGGCGTTTCTTACCGGAATGCGCTTAGAGGTTACCGCGGCCAATAGCGGTGTGCCGATTGGGCAGTGGTCGCTGCGGTTTCATGTCATCCCGCCACAAGACACAACAAAATGATTAATCACGCAAGAACGCTTTTACTTAACAAAGCCTACAAAGACAATCACATTACACGCGACACAGGGGCAGAATATGTGCCACTGGAGTTTGTGCCGGTACGGTTATCTAACGAACTAAAATTGTTACGCCGGGTGCTCTTTGGCAGTAATCCGGACGCGCGTTTTATCAATCTGCGCGTGCGCGAGTTGATGAGTTACGTCCATCAGACAGAGTTAGCGGATTACGTACATGCACTCGATAACCGGATGACGTACTGGCCGTTAAGCGTCGTTGATTTTTATGACACGTCAAAAAAAACAGTAACCGTTACGCAACTAAACGGCCCGCCGCAGCGCCTTACGATTATCGGCGACTATCAGGCAGACAACAGCGTAGGTCGGTCACTGTTTCAGTACATGATTAGTGCGGGCACAGAAACGCCAACGTTGCCCATGCAAGCCCTGGCGTTCTCTACCGACCTCCCGCTCATTGCAACAGCCCAAGAACTGAGCACAACTGCTGCCCCAATTACGGCAGACGTTGGTACAGCCGCAGAGTCCGAAGTTATGCGGCTTGAAAACACAGGTTTAAAAGTATTGCTCGATTTCGCTAATCAGTCTGAAAACGATTTGTACGCAAGCATCGTAACCGAAGCCGGCAACTTTTTAATGCACGAAATCTACGGTGATAGTGCCGGCAACCTTATATCCGATCAGATGTCGACAACTATTGCGTTGACGGCTCCGCCCATCGCGGAAGTTATCGCCCAGTGGTTTGTCACTGTACGTGCTGTCCCATCGCCAATTATTACAACCGGCATTCCGACGATCGAACTGCTCGGCGAGCCAATTATGTTGGGCTTATTTGGGCTGGGGGATGAAGAACCCTACGCCACGTTTAGAAATTTATGGCGCGACCATAATTCGCCGGTGTATCGCCTCGCCGGCCTGACCATGGCCCTGATCTATCGTACGGAAGAATTGCGGAAGAATAAACATGCCTGACAATTACGTATTCTCGCAGTTTAAACTTTACGCCATGATAGAAGACATCGGGCGTGTAGACGATATTGTCGCCATATCCGGCAACTTTGCGTTAAACACGATTCCAACAGCTGCACTCATTTTGGCTTGCGGTATTAACGCTACAACGAACGCGCAGGCCAGTGCCCACTCAAAAATTATGGGCAAAATAAAGTCACGTGCTCGCGTGTCCGTGTACTTAGAAGTAGACACGACCGATGGCTACAAGGAAAAAATGCCGAGCGAAAAAACGTTCATGGTGTTTGACGGATACTATGCGGGGTTTGGTTTTCAGCGTTCGAACAATAATGCAAATTACACGCTGCACCTAGTGCACTGGCTCGATGACTTAAACATAGGCTCGATGTTAAACGGGCAGTGGTTCCCCGGGGCGCCGTTTAACGTAGCCGATAACGCGGGCTACTACACGGCGACGAACCAGGCACAGGGCTCTGGCTTTGTAATGGCCCCGGCAATTGATCCTGACAATCAAATCATAACGTATTCAAATATCACGAACGACCTGTGGGGCGATGTGCTGAAGCCTGTTCTAACAGTTATTGCTGGTTGGGGCACGAATAAGTGCGCCACAGGCGTAGACACCGAGCATGAAAAAAAGATCAAAGCGGCCTTAGAGAAGATGCCTGGCTCCGCACCGAACAAAGTAAAACTTGGCTTAAACCTTGACGGCCCCGGCGGGCTTACGGGAGATCTCATTAGAGATTCCGTCAACGATGCTTTAACAAAAGTTGGCGTGCAAGCGTTTAGTTACTCAACTTTTTGGAGCAAACTTACCGGCGAATACGCACCGCAATTTTTGTTCGCACTGTCGCCCGGAGTTGACTTTGCACAAGTCGTGCCTGTCTTCGGCGGGTTAAAGTGGCGCGACGGCGACAAAGTCGTTTACGCTGACGAGTACGGCTACGCTAATTTTATGGGCAACACCCGTCAAACACTTGGCGGCATAGACATTATCTGGCCTGCAAGTTTTGGCTCTGGTTTAGTCGCCGGCACGCCGGTACAGAACGATTATCGCCCGCCGTCGTTTTGCGACCCGCCAGGTCTTTTTCCGTCACATGAAGCCCGCAAAACGCGGCCGGGCACTGTGCTTGTAAAAGAACCACCGAGTTGGTTCGGCAACATCATGAGCAAAATATCGAATACATCTCGGACGGCCGGGTTAAGCGGTAGCGTGCTAGGCGCTAATAACGACGCCAGCAAAGGTGCCGACGCTACAGAAAAAGCAAAAAAAGAATCTGAACTGCAGCAAAATATAAAAGACAGTCCGGTGTTAGACAGGTTTGCCGAACAGTGGTTTAAAACAGAATTACTGCAGCAGCGTTACGGCGAGTTTTCCGGCAAGTTACGCTTTGATATAGCTCCGGGCAGCGTCATTAAAATTAAAGCACCCACAGAAAACATGCCGCAGTTGTCAGATAACACGGACATGATAGCAACTGTCGTGCAAGTTTCGTTCTCCATTAACGCTGAAAACGCAAACGCAGGTACGGCGTTTTCCGTATCACATATTCGTTCACCTGCTGAAAACGACGATCGTTTAATCGCTGGGTCCGACACGCCGCCGTTATACAATGAACGCTGGGCCGGCGGCCCGCTCTCCTCAAAAATTAAATACACATGAAACCAAACATGCCGCAAACGAATAGCCCAAAAGGTATGCCGTCCATTCTGGGCGACGTCACGCCGCCATATTCGGCACCAAGATCTATTACCGGCGTCGCGCCGGAATTTGATGACCTGTACACGACCTGGCAAACGACAAAGACGCCAGAAAACAACACCAAGGTGCTAGCCGCATTACAGCCGGTTATTGACACCGCTGTTTCGTCATACGGTGGCGCCAACGCTACTCCAAATCTTAAGTCTCGTGCCAAACTCATGGCTCTTAAAGCGCTTGACACATATGACCCCAAACGAGGCAATGTGCGCACGCATTTGTTGTCTCAGTTGCAAAGCCTGCGGCGGCTGTCAGCAAAAGAGCAACACATCATTAGCCTGCCAGAACAAGTAGGGCTAGATTTTCAAAAATTGACGCTAGCTGAAAGTGAGCTTACTGATGCACTTGGCCGCGATCCGACAGACGACGAACTAGCCGATCACACCAATTTGTCTACACGGCGAATTCGTAAGATTCGTGCGTTTAATCAGCCGCTTGCAGAAGGTTCTGTTTCTCGTGTCACAGAAGAGTCAGCCGGTGGCGATGTTGCAAGTCACATCCCAGGCAGCAACCGTGGAACAGATGCGTGGATGAACTTCGTATACGACGATCTCGGACCGACCGATAAAATGATCATGGACATGACGCTGGGCAGGAACGGTAGACGACGTGCGTCGACGCAAGATATCGCAGCGCGATTAAAAATAACGCCCGGGGCGGTCAGTCAGCGTGCGGCAAAGATACAGCAAATGCTCGATAAACGTTTTGACTACGGAGGCTTTTAATGGCAAACGGCGTTTCCCGTGCGAGCATAGACAGCACATTTGAAAAGCGCATTCGGCATTTAGAAGAAGCGGCGCAGGCGTCAGCGGACGCTTTTCGCGATGGCTACTCTACGTATTTAAAGTGGTGCACGCCAAAAGAAGTGAAAGATCTTCTAGACGTGCCATCGCTGCATAACCCTGCTTGGGACCGCAACAAATTAAACGAGATGTATTGCTCGCAGGTGCTCGCGGGTCCGGGTGATGCTGGCGGTACCGTAGCTGACTGCATCGGTGTCAAATCGCAAATCGATTTCATGGCCGTCGAGGAGCGTGCGTTTAGATTACGCCACGCAACTTACTCCCGATGTGCTGCTATGGCACATGGCCGCTTGGACGGGTACGGCAAAAAAGACCGCGGCGTGTTTTCGTTTGTTTTAAACTCAATTGACAGCATTATCAATGCCGGTCGTGTAAGCAGTTAAGGTGAGCTATGGCAACAGCATATGAAGGACGAAAATACGACTTTCTAGGTTTTAGAAACGTCGCCCCGCGAGGCGAGCGGCAACTGGGGCTGGCGTTGTACAGCGAAGATAGTTCCGGTCAGATTTGCGTTGGCGTACAAAAACTGGCGCAGCGCTGGGCACTCGAGTTTCTTACAGAGGTGGGGTCAATGCCCGGCCTGCCCGAGCGCGGCTGCGAGTTCATGGCAGCCGTCCGAACGCAGACGGCTCGTACAGAGCAAGAAATAATATGGGCGTTTTTATCGGCTGATATCGACATTACACGCAATTTGAAAAACGAAGAATACGCCGACATGCCCGACGACGAAAAGTTTAAATCGGCGACGCTCACGTCTGTTACATTTTATCCGGGATATTTATCGTTACATGTTATGATTGAGAGCGTTGCAGGCACGTCGCGGGCCGCAATTATGCCGATCAATACCCTGCCGTAGGTGCCGCCATGGCTATTGAAATTACAAGTCTAAAAGAACTGGCTCCCGAAAAAATCGAGGCCATGTTTAACACTTTGAGCCAGTTAATGCAGGAGCGCCACCCGGAGGTAGAATTAACTCGGGGTGTATTTCACGACTTAGTGCTGTATTTTAATGGCGTACTTAACGCGGCCATCCAGGAAAACGTAGACCGCGTCCGACAAAGCAATAGTTTACTCAGCATATCGGCCAACCCGGCCTTAGCCGAGCCGGAACTTGTCGACCAGGTGCTGTCTAACTACGGGCTCTCGCGGGATCAGGGGCGTGCAGCGTCTGGAACCATAACGCTCGTCCTGCCTCTCGCTGCCCAGACCACTGTTGCCGTTGAGACGCGCATGACTGCCGGCGTCGCCATATTCCGGCCAACAGCCACATTCATTATTTTAGCCCCGGGCAGCACAGCGTCGCTTGCCACAGAGCGCGTAATGCAGCCCGTCGGTGACGGCACATATGTAGCGACAATAACGGTGCAGGCTGAAGAAGTTGGCACCAGCGGCAACATAAATAAGGGCACAGAGTTAGTACCAGATTTTCAACCTGTTAACGTTAGCAAAATTTACGCCACTGTAGATTTCGTAAACGGGCGCGATGTAGCGACAAACGAAAATTACATTTCAAAACTTGCTCCGGCCCTAGCAGCGAAAACAATCGGCGGGCGGCAGAGTTACGTCGCCGCAATCAGGGCCAATGCAGCGTTCGCAGATATCCAGCACATTTCAATTATCGGTGCTGGCGACGTTGAGCAGCAACGTGATCAGCACGGTTTGTTTCCAATATCGGGCGGCGGCAAAGTTGACATTTATTTGCAGAGTTACCCGTACCCGCAGACACAAACACAACTGCTGGAGGCGACGTACATCGGTCCCGGTGTTACAGGTGGTCGGTGGCAGATCATACTAGATCGCGATACGTTTCCCGCGCTGTACGAGATTTCACGCGTAGCGAAGCCGAACGCGTTAACAACGACAGGCTACAAAATTGTTAACGAGTACCGCGGCGTCAATTTTTCAGAATTAGCATTTGTGCCGTCAATCAAATACATGCATGAAAGCGCATACACGCGGTATCAGACCGTCATGATTCAGTTTGAGGACACCGATACATCGATTATTAATCTTGTGGCTAATCAGAGCAAAGCAAAGTACGACGTAGAAGCCGTGTGCATGCCCCTGATCTCAGATGTGCAAGACATGTTCAGTGCCCGCGAAAATCGTTCACGTACAACTGACGTGCTTGTGCGTGCCGCACTGCCGTGCTTTACAAAGATCTCGTTTCAAATTCGCAAAGATGCGAACGACTTAGATCCAGATATCGCGGCCATTCAGCAGGCGGTCAGTAATAAAATCAGCACAATTGGGTTTTCCGGGCAACTGCACGCATCCCACATTTCATCTGTTGCACAGCAGTTATTGTCTGGCAAACAGGGTCTAGGCCCCATCGACATGTTTGGCCGGATTAGACGGCCTGACGGTAAAAACATCTACGTGCGTGATTCGGCGATCCTGCAGATCCCCAATGACCCCGGGCATTTAATAACAGGCCGCACAACCGCATTCATGACGCGACCCGAAGACGTCACCGTATCTACTGTTGTTGCGGGCTTTGCTTACTAATGTACAAGCGCACTTTTATTTACCCGGGATCAGATATTGATCGCAGCAGAAACATGCTGGCGATGCTGGGTAGTTTTTGGTCCCGCATTTATTCCGCCAAAGATCAACTGACATCTTATGCGGACGCGACTGCGACGCTCGTAGCACAGACGTATCGAAATATTCTAGAGGCTGTCGCCGCGGTTAGCCGTTTTGACGTGCCAGTGTTCCACAGCGAATACTGGGTGCCGATTGTCATTAAAAAATCTGACATCAACGGCCAGCGCTTAGTTAATAATTTTTTTGATGGTACTGCAGATAAGTTTAATCAGACAACTGCGGTCTTTGACGGATCGGCACAGACTGAGTTGTTTTACGCCCCGGCGCCAAAAAACTTAGTCGGTGTCGGGCAAATCTTCAACAAGATTATTTTTCCGACTGTCGCCCTGCTCGAACACATCGACTACATCATTGATACAAAATCTAGTGCTATCGTCTTCTCTGAAAACCCGTTCGATAACCCGGCTATTTTGAAACGTGCTGCAGTCACCAGCGGACAGCCGGATGAAGAAATTGTACTGTGGGGTTTCTGCGGGCAGTTTGATTATAACTACGTTTTTGAGCAGTTTGCGTACGCACTGGGTATCCGGCTAAAGAGCAGTCAAGGTTACAAAGATTTAATGAATGCCGTTTTCAACGGCTTAATTAATGGCGGTGCGTCTGCCGCAGATTTGGATCTGGCACTATCTGCTATCTGCGGAATTCCGGTAACGCTCGATAACCACGAGACAGTAGAAGTCGTTGACAGTGATACGCACGGCGTATTCATAAGCACGGATAAAAACCTATACCGCTTTGCCGCAACAGCAGTACCTGTTGTAATCGTCGGCCAAAAACTTAAGGCCGGCTCACAGTTGGTGCGCGGCTTTGAGATTGACGAGTTTTTTGTAGGTAGCACGTATGGTCCGCCGCCAGACGATGAACTGATCTGCTGCCCGGCACCAAATCTTTTACTGGCTACCAATGCTTACCACGACTTGCTCACTGAAACAGACGAAGATCTTTTACTAGACCCAAATCTGCAGAGCTGCTACGGCCGAAAGGCGTTAGCGGCTTTGAGTCTTGATCGTGGCTTTTTGTCTGCCTGCTTTTACGGCGACCTAGTATTTGAGAACAAAGAAGTGCCGGTACATGTCAACACAAATCATGTAACAGATTACACGTATGTTAGTTTTCCAGTCGTCGGTTTGCCGGCGGACGTAGAGCGGTTTTTTGACGAGATTCACTACCGGGGTGTTCTCGCGGCACAGGCAGCGGCACCGTGTCCGCCAGGATATAAAAGACACACGCTTGCCCAGTGGCTCGACCGGCGTAAAAACCCGCTAAGCGAGCCCGATGCGACACATCTGCCGAAAACTATAAACCCCCTGAAATTTGTTGTTGAAAACGTGCTCCGTAACAATGTTTTTGTTGTCAGAATCAACATAAGCGCCCTAGGGCAAAATAGGCTGGGTTTGTACAATATTAGACACCTGCGTCAGTTGCTGCCGCCTGGCACCGCAATGTTGTTGGTATTTGAATTAAACGCACCAGAAGACAGGATTCGCGGCGATCGGCAGTTGACCGAGGGTACTAGTTTTTTTACAGGTATGGCACCCGTAAGCGATACAATCAGCAATCAAATTAACGATCGCGGCGTAACCGTCCGTCTGATATCCGGCACGTGCCAATAAGGATTACTTATGCTTGCTGACAACATTAGCCCAGAGCAGTTCGGCGTGCGTGGCCATGTGACGCTGTGGGCTGTCGATGAGGCGACTGGTTTAAAACTGCCTGTCTGCTCGCAGCTAAACCAGATTCAGTATTCATGGGGGTTTGTTGCCGCCAAGCAGCTTGGTCGTCGTGCTCAGCCAGATAGGCCTGACTACAGTATCTCCGCAATGTACATTGAATATGAGAATCAGTCAGATCCTGAACTTGCGGTATCTGAGGCGTCAAATTTCCCCCGCACACTTAGTGTCAATTACTATAACTCTTTAGGTAGTTCTACAAATCGTGACTTCTTACGTGTACCAATCATTGTTGAACCGGCCATCGGTGTCTCGACCGGTTTTGAGTCATATCTGGATGTTAATCAACAAGGCAACAAACTAACGTTTTTCGTGCAGACGTCTGGGGCCGTGGGCGCACACGGACGTGCGTTTAATGACACGGTAAACAGCAAAGTGTTTGCCGCGGCACTGGTAGCCGCACCTGTGTTTAGTGACCGCACCAAAGACGTAATTTTTGCCAGAACAGTTTTTTCGTCGGCCAACCAAGTAACAAAAGAGGCGTCGTCGCAAATCGGCATCACGTGGGACATCTCGTTCGAATAATCGCCCGTCTGACTGGAGGACAAGGATGTCCGAAAATTGGCTGTACAACATTAAACATGTGACGCCGGGCGAGCCGGTACAGGCAGGCGTCGTAAGTCGACCTGACCAGGCCCTGCAAGACAGAACTGAATATTTGCGGCAGCGCTTAGACGCCGCCGAACTTGGCAAAGCCATTTTCGACACGGGTGCCACCGTTGCGCCCGACGTGCAGCCCGGCCACGCCGTGTACTGGAACTACACAACAAAACAATATGAGAAGGCACTGGCCGCCGTAGAGTTAAACGAAGAAAGCCAGACGTATACCGTACTGCCATCGTCTGATTGCGTCGGGCTGTGTTGCCGCAAAATCAACGAGACGCTCGGCGATATTGTGTTAAACGGTATCGTCACTTTGCCGGAAATTGCTAATAGCGTGGTCGGCACACTCACGCCGGGCCGCTATTACTTGTCGGCCGCTGAGCCCGGAAAACTCGTAAAACAAAAACCGGGCGTTACTGTCAGCGTGTGCTATGTGCAGGGTGCTACAGACACGTGTAACCCAGCACCGCGCGTCGTTGTTATGCCGAACACGCGCGAGTTAATTGACGAGCACACACATTATCGTTTTGAATTAGTTGCCCGCCCGGCCGGTAACAATCAAATCGTCGTAGATGGTGACAGCAATGAGCGCCACGAAATCGGCAACGCCGACAGCGATCTGCCCGGCTGGCTTCCATTTGATGATGCCGTGTTTAACGGTAAGGCTCCGGCTGGCGCTGTTTTTGGTTACAACTTGTCTCGGCACCCGGCACTGAACAGCGTGTGGCCGCCACTGCCAGTGCAATCAGTGGCCGTGCTAGTCGATAAGGCAACGAGTTACGCCGGGGCTACTGAGGTCCCAACAGGTCCCGACGGCCTCGTTATTTGCGATCTGCACGGCATCTGGTGGATGAGCGATTGTCGCGGCGATGTGCCCTGGCCTGAAAACTACAGCGGCACACCGGAAGAAGACACTGTTATTACGGAAACAGAATGTCCGCGTGCCGAGAGCATGCGCGTCGTCGTGGTATTCATCCGAATGCTCGTCGGCAACGATCGCAGTTTGGTGACTAGTTTAATTCCTGGCACAGACAGCCCCGTGCAAATCATTACGTGCGCCACAGGCCTGCCGGCAACCGCGGCAAACCCAGGCACAGGCGACCTTGAATTAAATCTTAGCCTTCAGTACGCCGTGGATAACGACGCACGCGATGACGCTAACACGCCGGCAGAACAAGGTTTAATTGTTACCGGTAAGACGCCATCTGGTCGGCGGTTGCAGCGCGGCTGGGTGGCCGGCGGAATTGTCGCCCACAATTTACCGCAAGTGTCAGTATCAAGTACGAATCAGCGCAACTTGACGACGGCTGAAAAAACAGCACTCGCCCTGCCTACCGGGGCCACTGTGCAACTACATCGCGGCCTCGTGAAATTGAATTTTGACGTGTTAGCAGATAAAGAACTGACGCCTCAAATTATCCGCCTGAACGACACAGTTGAACGCCTTTACAATGACATTCCGTATCTGGGCTTTCCTGCCGGGCAGGCGTCGTCTATGCGTTTGCGATTTAATGTACCGGACGCAAACATCGGCACGGGTGTTTTAATGCGTGTGCGGCTGCAATTGTTTGGCAAGGGCACGCAGACCATGCCAGCGCTTTATATGTCGTACCGCAAACTGCAGAAACCCGGCACTACACCGACGACGGCGATATCTCTGCTGAATACTGACACGCCGCTTAACATTGATACAGCATTAGCAGTCAGTGCGAACGCCGCCATTGTTCGTGATAGCGAGGCGTTTAGCGTAACCGCTGGCGACACAGTGCTTGTCACTATCGGCCGCACAGCAGGTGACACATATCCGGAGGTTGGCGTTTTACGTGTAGCCGGAATCTTATCGCTTACATAACGAATTATCATGCCAATCGGTAACTGGAATCTACAGTGGCTTAACCACAACTCGCAGCGATCTTATCCGCTGACAGAGGCCGCTACCAAGACGGACATTACGAACACCGTCATAATTCCAGATAACTTTATTGTAGGTCTTTATTTTCCTACGCACGCCGGCGGCAATTTTCTGCCAACAAACTTTTTTATTAAGAGTTTGATGATTGCACCAACTGGCTTTGCAATCACGCTCGGCTACAGCGACGGTATAAGCAATATTGACGTAGCCAGTGCTAACGTCGTGCGTGGCACACACGTGCCAAACCGTTCGTACGCCCTTGGCGGCATAGACGAGTTTGATGATTCTATTGGAACTATTGTGCTCGGCGTGCTTGACGATATCGACCGCTTGGCCCCCGGATTTTATACCTTTACACCAGCAGGCGGCGCCGTAGAGCCCGACGCCATACGCCCGATGCTGCGTGCCGTGCAGCGTCTGCAAATTTTAAACAACAATGAATACAGTGACCCGATTTACGGCCATGTCACGTTAGTAGCCGGCACCAATGTACGTATAGACGTGCAGACGAGCGGCAATCAAACAGAGATCGTGTTCAATGCCATCTCTGGTGCAAATCTAAATCAAGACTGTCTTTGCAACGTACCGCCAAGCGGAGAATGTATTCGTTGCATTAACGGTGTCTGCTCGGACGACGGGACGTTCACGTTTGCACAAGACGCATGCGTAGAAATTTCACAGATCACAAACGGCTTATCATTTACTGACACGTGCGCGTCGCCGTGCTGTGGTTGCAATGAGTTAGACGCAATCAACACGCAGATTGACCGCTTTGGCGATGGCGTGACCACGCTCCAAAACTTTGTAACGCGCCTGGGCTCTGAGGTCACGCAAATGAGCCTGGTCGTACTGGGTAGCCGCTTTTCCGATTACGCAGCCTGCACACCGGAGTAACCCATGAGTTGCCCCGGTTTCACATTTACACCGCATGGCCGTGAAGGTATCGGGATCTGCCAGCCGCAGAGCGGTCTTGACTACCCATTCGTGGCGCCGTCGGAGGATATCCGTTTTCTTGTTGCTGACCTGCATGTAGCGTTTGACGACCCGGCAGTGGCCGTGCCAGGCACAGCCGAGCGGCAGCCGCCATATCGTGTGAAGTATTTATACAACGTCGGTTGCAATCCGAATGCCTTGCCTGCTGGGGCGCCCGCCCCGCGCGGCAACGAGGCTGACATTGTCATTGTTGACATAAATAACAACGTGGTATTCGACACCACTGGTGCGGCGACGGTAACTTACACCGCAACACCGTGGAACACAGACTACACGATCTATAAATGGACAACTGCCGCTGGCACGTGTCATCTCGTCGCTCACACAAACTGGAAGACTGGTGAACCAGCCCCTAGGCATTATGACCGGTATATCGCGCCGGCAAACGGCACGCTTGACGCCCGAGTTGTGTATAAGCTGCCAAAAAGATTGCTTTCCCTGCGCGTAAAGCAACGCAGCGGCACAACCGTGCTAGGCCCGTACACCGGTAACGTAGTTTTTAAAAACGGCTACAACACAGAAATAACTGCGACGAGCAGCGTTTCAAATTACCTAAAAAATACAGAAGTTAGATTGTCTGCTGTCGCAGGTTCCGGCGCTGGCTATTACCCGGTTTGCGGTGACGGTTTTGATCAGGGCATCGGCCCGCGCCCGCCGCAACCAATCAGGACAATTAACGGCGCGGCGCCCAACGCATCCGGCGACTTCCTGCTGTCGGCTGGCGATTGTTTGTATCTCCGCAGACCGACTGTGCGGCCTACAGCGAACAGTCTTTATCCAGATCCAGTGCATAAACAGCAAATGGGCGCCGACTGTCCGCCGTGCTGCGAGTGCGACGATTATGTGGCAGCCGCACTGTACATGAATAGCGTTGGTAGCCGCTATCAACTTGTCGGCACTCGTGTAGAAAACATAAAGGGCATTCACGAATCTAACATTGACCGATGGCTCGACAAGCGTGATTGTTCGCTGGGTAACCCATTAAAACTTATTTTGGTTCCGCAAGGTTGTCCGTTTATGGACGTGGTTGCCATGATTTGCAACCCATGCGATAGCTGCCTTAGCGGAAGCACGTTACAGTTAACTTTAACCCCAGTGAATCAGCCGGGCACGGTATCAGCCGAACTTGTTTGCGGTTACACGGCGTTGTTCGCACCAGGGATCAACGGCCAGTCAGTCGGTATAACTGTGACCGCAAACGGCAATGTTACGGCAGCAACTTTTAAAATGCCGTCAATTAATTCAGGCTCGTCTGCTTATTTAAAATTTAGGCTCAAGTTTTCACCGAGATTGAATTTCGCCATAAAGGGCGTACTCACGGGTACACTAGATTCGCCGGTCGGGGCACCGCTAAAAACAGGCTGTGCTGCCGAAACACCAGAAGCTGACCGTATCGTAGCAGTAGCCGAAACGACACAGGCACTGTACTGCGACGATAACGGCGATACAGATATGCCGTGTTAACATGAGCGTTAGAAATCACAATTGGTATAACCTGCAGTCGACTCGGCGATATCCGCTAGATGAAAATAGCACGGGTATCTCTGACGACGGGCAACTTATTCGAGACGACATTCTCGTCGACTGCCATATAAAGTTTCCAGCCGCAGTCGGGCGTTATTTATATGTGCAAGGCATTACTGTTTCGACTGGCATTGTAACAGTGCTCTTCGGAGCGGTGAGCGAACTAGCCGCGGCAACTGGCCCAACGGTCGCCGTGCTGTCGCTACCGAAGCCCGTAGTGCCGTATGTTAATTACCCTGTCACGGCTATGTTGCCAGGTGTAAGCGGCTGGGTCGTTTTTGGTCCTGGTATTTTGACAAATTTTACGGGGCGTTACGGCAGCCCGCGCCAAACACTGGTCGCACCGAGGAATGGCCGCGGTTATCGACCAATCGGCGTCACATCTTTGCGGAAGGATGGTGTCAGTGCAGGGCTTGAGGGCGTTATTAACATTGTAGGCGACGTGCCCATAAAAGTTAGCCGCGTTGCCAACGTCGGTCGAATCGTCGACATGACGTCTGGCACAAAAACAGTTGTTAAAAACGCGGCAAGCGGAATTGTCATAGAACTCGACACTACTCAGATCACGACAGAATACAATCCGTTAAAACAGTTTCTTGGGCCGTGCGGGCAGCGACCAGAAAGCGGCACCTGCGACAAAACACCCATTGAAAGTATTAACGGCATATTGCCTGATTGCAACGGCAATATAGCCATCGACTTTGGCGGGCTTACTGGGAAATTATTTGACGCGTGCGGCGGCGTCGACGTGCTTACCGACGTTGACTTGCCGTCAGTGTGCGGCACAGTTAATCCGCCGCGCAACTTCAAAGACAATTGCTGCAGTCCAGATCTTGAGGTGGAGCGGGAAGCCGACATTTACACAATACCGTCTTCCAATCGCACCGCCGGAATGCTTGTAAAAACTAAAGACACAAACAATCGATTTACGCTTAATGCAGATTTGATCACATGGACAGCCGCCGAGTCGGAAGAGTACTGCGGGTGGCCCGATCCCACCGATAAAATACCAGACATTATCGCAGAGGAACTTCCGCCCATCGCGAACTATCCATGCCTTACCGTACCATTTTGCGTCGACTTCAACACGTGTAACGGCGCCGCACCTGCTTTTAACACGCAGTCCGGTACATTTTTTGCTGCCAGTATTGCGGCACCTCCGCCGTGTGCCTACTGCGACGCAAGCGGCAACCCGCTTCCCCCAAACCCCGCTAACTTTTTATCAGACAACTACACACTGTCTGCGCACAATACCTATGCCGCGACTGACAGCGGCAATGTAAATATAGCCACGCTAAAAAATTGTGCGACTAACTGGAACATCGGGCAGACGGTCACAACTGAACTACGAATAAGTTCAGCGGGCATAGAGCGTAACGGCGGATTAATCTTAAACTTTCGTCGTGATTTAAGCGCTCTGCAACTCGTCTATACGACATACATTGCCATCGTCATAGATGCATCTAAAAGCCAGTTGCGCGTACTGCGGTACACTAATAATTCAGTTACGGTAGAAAGCACCGTAAATGTCCGCATAAAAACAAATACGTGGTACCGGTTATCCGCCACGCCCAACATCAACGGTAATAACGTCATTATCAACGCTATTGTCGAGGAGATGACGCTGAACAGTCCGGCAACCGCGAACATTGTTGTGAATATTAGCGCCGCAAATTACGGTGCATTTACCGGGGCGGCGGGCTTATTTACAAGCCGAGCGTACACCTACTTCAATAAATTCACCATTACGTAAAACCAATGTCTAGCGCACGTATTCTATTCCCACAGTTTCGGGACGAGCAGGCGGATTCAAAGTATCCGTTTGCCGATCACGTCACACTGCTTGCAATAAACACCGGCATTAGACTGCCGACCGATTTGTTTTTAGACGCGTCTTTTTTTGGTATTGGCACGAACGTCGGGCTGTATTTATCTGCAGTAATCGTTACGACGCAAACAGTCACCGTCACAATAGGCGACAGCGGTGCTGATAGAAAATTTACTGCGACCTATGCCTCTGCCTCGCCACCGGACAGCGGGGTATTAAATTTTGTCGACACGTACGGGCGGCCTGCGGGCTTGCTCGTGGCGGCACCAACGGTTCGTGACGCGGCCGGCACCATAAAAGAAGTGACGCCACTTGTAGACCTCGCGGCGTGGCCGGCTGGCGAGCACAGGTTTAATGCCGCAACAGCAGAGTTTGTTGCCAGCGTATCAGTGCCGGCACAAGAACCCGGCGTACGGGCTATCACAGCGTCGTCATCACCCGAGATAAGCACTGGCGACGTATGGCTGATTGGTAACGCTGGCGTTGTACTGCGTGTTGAGGGTGCTAACACAATTCGTGTTGATGTCGTAGGCGTGCCGTTATTTAAACGTTTTGTGTGTGCCCCGCTGACGTCTTTTCCGCCAAAAAAGTTTTTACGCACTATCAACGGTTGCGGCGCTGACGAGTACGGTAATTTTACGTTTACAGCCACGGGTAATATCTCGCATGTGGCGAGCGAGAAAAACCCGCATACAGTTGTTCGGATATACCCCACGGGCGACGCCATTAATTTTGACACCGTTGGTCCGCAGGTGAGCTAATGCCGCAACCAGGTTTTTACAACGACAACGAGCATCGGGCTTACCCATTTATTTTTAGGCCCGGCGAACCCAGGCTGCCGGAAAGTGCAGTCGTTGATGCTGGTTTTATCATGAGAATTGATAGCCAGTTCGAAGAATCTTTGCATACTGTGTGGCTCGCCCAAGTGGCCCGCACCGCAATGCAGTTTACGTTTACGTTCCGGACGAACGCGCATGCCACCCCACTAACGTTCACATGCCCGAGCAGCAGCAACGAGTGGGCTATTGTGTACGGAGAAAGTGCGAGCTTGGCCCGCACGGCGGACAACGCCGTATCGTGTGAAGAAAATTATGACCCAGTCTGGGAAGGCTTTATCGTTACGGGGCCGTTGCAAGCACTCGCGGCCGATGTGCCCGTCGATAGCGTTAAAACATTTGCACAAAACGAACAGCAAATAGAGCCCGCGCGAATACAGAACTTAAACAAAGGTTATGTCCGCACAATAAACGTCGGGAACTACGAGCGGACATTTATCCCGGCGTGCGGCGACGACGATACCGCGCCTGTCCCGGACGTGGTACTAAATAAACTCTGCCTCACCGGAGATGTAAAATTTAAAGAGGGTTACAATTGCAGCATTCGTCAGCCGAGCTGGACTAACGAGTTAAGAATTGGTGCCGCCATAGGCGCCGGAATGCCGACAGACGCAGAGTTATGCGCTAACGGCAGTGAGTTGCCGCTTTTCGCGGGCGAGATAGCCACAGGTAAGTTTTTTACTAATGGCCCGGCGTGTGACGATTTGATTTTTACTTTAAACGGCCTAAGTGGTCCCAACGTGACACTTCTTGGTGGGCAAGGTATAAATATTGCCACGCAAACTGATCCACCAAAAATTACGATCACAAGAAATATCAATAACGCCGGCAACTGTTAAATCATGGCTGACAACACATCCGACAATCTTTTTGTAGAGTCTGATCCCGACTGCCAAGTGGCGCCGGTACCAAAAGTCAATTTTGACTTTATTCAAGATTGTCGTATCGCGCCGACACCGCCGCCGATCTTTGAGTGCGTGTTGCCAATCGTGCCGCGTACGCCTGATTTCCAATGCCCAGAATTTACAGCCGAATCTACGATTCGCGTCGCGACCGCCGCAGCTGGGTGCGACAATACTCCGCGAGCTTTGCTCACAATTACGCGACCGAGCAAAGAAACAAATCCGTGCGAATATGAAATTAACTTAGACATCAATGTTCCGGTACCAAACATTCCGTGCCCGCAGATTAATATCGCTCCCACGTCGCAGTCGGTTTACTTCGTTGACAACTCAAATTGCCCGGCTAAGACAAGCACGCTAACAATTAACCGACGGCACACGCCTCCTACCTGTAGCGACCCCGGGCAATGCACGTTCGACATTGTGTTGGACATCAACATACCTATTCCGCGTCTCAAATGCCCTGAGTTCAGTTTAAATCGGTTCAGGGTCAATACGTATTTTGAAGACGAAAATTCTGACGCCTGCAAAATTAATAACGTCTTCTTTATTACGCCGCGGCATGAAGAGCCGCAAAACTGTAACGACCCGGGTCGATGTATTTTTGACGTTGAGCTCGCTATCAATATCCCGGTTCCGAGAATTAAGTGCCCGATAATCTCGGTCACAGAGTTCAACGTTGACACATATTTTTATGACCCGAACGACCCAGACGATATTTGTGGTAGCGGCGCTAACAACAACAAATTTCGAATCATTCCTCGGCACATTGAACCGCAAAATTGCAACGACCCCGGCCAGTGCATATTTGATGTCGAACTGGTCATCGAGGTACCGATTCCGCGGATACCGTGCCCTGAGTTCAATCTTCTTGATTTCGGCGTCAGCACATATTTTGTCGGTGATGACTCGGTTACTGGTTGCACGATTAAAGAAAACAAATTTAGCATTGCACGCCGCAATAGCGGCTCAGCCGCCACCGCGACACCAGTTAAAGCAAAAGATAGCGTCTACCTGCTTAATAATGTCACCAATAAAATAACGGCCGATGGCGTTGTTTTAAATCAAGACGAAGTGTTTATCTGGACGCCAAAAAACACAAACCCGGGCGGCGCGGGCACAGTCGTTAGCGACAACCACAGAGCCGGCGTATACGTTGTCGATTATACAAAAGCAACTGGCGGTGATCCGTTTAACGTCATAACACGTGTAGAGTATTTAAATAGTTCAGCAGATTTTCTAACGAACAACTATCGCCAGTTTTTAGTCGCTGACGGACTGACGAACAAATCAAAATTGTTCGAGTTAAACGTTGTTGAAAACTTTACGCTCGGGACAGATGCCGCCACGTTTAGTCCAGCAACTGCCTCAAGTTGTAAAGATCCAAACGCGTGCATCTTTGATGTCGAAGTCTACATCAACGTACCAATTCCACGCATCCCGTGCCCCGAAATAACCGTTACAGAGTTTACTGTAAATCCGCATATAGACCGGCCAGAGTGCCCGGTAAGAGAAAACAAGTTTCGCATTTATCCGGTCCGGCAAAGTCCGGCAACATGCGACGACCCGGGCCGTTGCGATTTCGAGGTCGAGCTGGTCATCGACATTCCGATACCGCTGCCGCCATGCCCGCAATTTAATGTCTTGCCCGCCAAGGTAAATTCGTATTTCAATAAACCGGGTTGCAAAAAAGAGAACACTAAATTTTCAATTACACCAAGACACACTGAGCCCACGTGTGATGGGCCGGGTCAGTGTACGTTTGACGTCGAACTTATTATTGACATACCTATTCCGGTGCCACGATGCCCGCAGTTAAACGTCAAAAAATTTAGCGTGGACAGCGGCTACGTAAATTACGGCGGCTGCATTACTAAACAAAACAAATTCGCGATTACGCCAAACCACACTGAGCCCACCTGTAATGATCCTGGGCAGTGTATTTTTGATATTGAATTAGAGATATACATTCCGCTGATCGGGCCGGTGTGCCCCGCGTTTGTAGTGTCGTCAAACTTTGCCGCCGGTGCATATGCAGGCTCAACATGCGCGGCGGCAAACCAATCAGCGGTTATGTCATTACCGAATGCCAGAAGTTTTGGCAACGGTAATGCTTCAGCGTTTTACATCGTATCCCGCAACATTCCCGCCACGTGCAAAACACCGCCGATCTGCGTATTTGAATTTGGTCTAGGTGTATCCATTGCCTTGCCAAAACCACCGTGCCCGACGTTAAACGTTATTTCAAGTCGGCTTAACGCGTCGTATGAAAATAACACAAACCTAGACTTTCGAATTGTCAAACGACCTATCGTCAAAGACTGCGAAGTAGACGAATGCAACTTTGATTTCTACTTGTCGATAGACATTCGCATTCCGAAGCCGCCGTGCCCGACTATCTCGCCGGGGCCGGTCATAATCAGAAAAATTGATCCGGACCAAAATCCGACAGGCCAGTTGACAGTAACGTCAGCCACCAATCCAGGATATTACTGCAACTACAACATTGGTCTGCAACTTAATCTGCCGTTTTGCAAAACGACAATTGAGTACGACTTCACAGGGCAGAAAACCGGCGTCGGGCCAGAGAACCAGCGCGTCGTTATTTGCTATCACAAAAAAGGCTCGGCGTCTCCCGGCGGGCAGCATAAAGCGGCAATCGCCGTCGTGCGTGACCAGTATGACAAGTGCAAATACTGGATTGCGCCGTACATCAGATTAAATATTGAACTTCCAGTTTTTGAGCCGCAAGAAACTGAATATGTGGGTTACCAGATCGGCGGCGGGACGGGGCTTGTCGGCGGCGTTTACAACCCAGTCGAGTACATCAAACTAGAGGCCACGACTGATGGCGGCGGCTGCGGCAGTGGCGGCGGCAATTCGTTAACGTATAAGCCAAAGTTAAAAATTAAACCAAAGGCATTACGTGGCGGGAAAGTCACAATAACTCCAGAGGGTATCGGTACTGGTGAAATAAAATTTGTCGAAGAAAGCGGCATGACTTTCATTGACTTAGATTTAAATTTTCAAACTACGACTTGCCCGGAACCTGACAGCGACACCGGTGGCGGTAGCGGTGGTGGTAGCGGTGGTGGTTCTAGTGGCGGCGATTGTCCGGAGCCGATTACGGGACCGACGGGGCCGAAGGGAGAAAAAGGTGAGCAGGGCGACAAAGGTATTACCGGCGTTACAGGTCCGACTGGTATTACCGGTGTAACCGGCGTAACAGGTTTTCAGGGGCCACCCGGGCAGCCGGGTAATAACGGCTTAGACGGTATGACGGGCATGACCGGCCCGAGCGGCATGACAGGTGTAACGGGCGCTACAGGTCTTAGCGGCCCCAGCGGCCCTATTGGTCTGGGCGGCCCACGCGGTTTCGACGGCTCTCCGGGCCTTATGGGGATGACGGGGGTTACAGGCCCAACCGGCGCCGAAGGCCCGTCAGGAGTCACGGGTGTTACAGGTATTACAGGCGTCACAGGTCCAACTGGACCTACGGGGCCAGACGGCCCAAGCGGCGCCACCGGCGGCACAGGCCCAAGCGGCGGGCGTGGCCCGAGCGGCGCCAGCGGCGGTACAGGCCCAAGCGGCTCCAAAGGCGATAGGGGTACAAAGGGCGACAGGGGCGAAAAGGGTGTTACTGGCAGCACCGGCCCAACTGGTCGTACAGGGGCTACAGGCCCATCTGGCCCGCCAGGGTCTACAGGCCCGTCTGGCTCGCCCGGGGCTACCGGACCGTCAGGATTAGGCCTGCAGGGTGTGCCTGGGCTGACGGGCGTTACAGGAGCCACAGGGCCTGCAGGATTAGGCGTAACGGGCGTAACAGGGCTGACGGGTCCAAAGGGCGACAAAGGCACAACAGGCGTCACAGGCTTAACTGGCGTGACTGGGCCGACAGGTTTATGCGGGCCTCCCGGTGCCCCAGGCGAGCAGGGTATTACCGGGTCTACAGGTCCCACCGGCGGAGCAATGTTAACAGCGGATTTCTTGGCGCAGTTAATTGTCGCAATTAATACGAATGCGGCATTACGGACTGCTATCCGCAACGTTTGATGCGGCTGCGTTGACAGGCAGGCAAATTGCCGACAAAATTTGATCCCCACTAGGTGCCAAAAATGTCACACATAACCACAAGCATTTCTATCTCCCGCGACAACATTTTACGGTATTTACTGGATGACTCGTTCTACGAAAAAAATCCAGGCTTCCAGCCATTGTTGCCAGATGTGGCAACTTGTCGCGAGCAATACGCGCAGTCAAAACAAAAAAGTAGTTGTGGCTGTGGCGGAAACATTCAACACATGCTGCCGTGCATTGAACAGTTTATAATGCTTTTAGAGCAGGCAAAAACCACAGACGTCGGCGTGGTGCAAACATTTGTAGAATATGTTAACGGTCGGCCGGTGCTGCCCGGTCAACAAACATGCGTCAGCATCTATTTTGCCAAAGCCGGCGAAACTAATCCGCAAAAATACGAGTTCATAGCCTAACGATGCCTACAGCACGCAGAATTAAATTAACGTGGCAGGTGAGCCGATATTACGCCAGTTCTACGGACGGCAACGGTATTCGCGTACGCATTACTGCCAGCAATGCGAACCTTATGCCAACAAAGATATTCGCTTACATGCTGATGCCAGTTCGGCCGGGCGACGATTTTCGCGTCGGGGCGTTCGATCATGTGTGCTCGGCTGTGGATCTGGAAGAGTACCCCGAGGATGACCCGATCCCCAACGTGCGGCCAGCCTGGTTTCGGCTGCCGTACGTAGATGTGTTGTTGCGGTCTAGGGAAGAAGTAGACGCCTTTATTCGCGACGTCACGGCCGACGTAAACGCGTTGAAGGATACACTGGACGTCTCGGATAATTTGTTACCGGGCGGAATGACGTGGATCGGAAACCCGCCACCGTAGGATTCAACACATGCGCCCGCTCGTTGTACTCGACGACAGTCTGATTATGTCATTAGTTAATGACGTAGAGTTTTCTACGCAGATTCCGTGCTTATACAACAAGAGAGAAGTGTTCAGGCCCGGAGCCGGCGGGTGCAGTTCGTGTGCTCGTAAAAGACAAGAAAAATACCGCCGAGAAATGGCAACGATAAAAACGTGCCTTTCAGGTTTAAGCCCGGATAAGAAAGCACTTATCCGGCAAAAGTTAGACGCACAGCAAGTGCGCATTCTTTACGTCAACGGTGCCGGGCAAACCGTGCAGTTGACCTTCTAGTACGCCGCTAAATTTCTCCCAGAATCGCGGCATATTAATTGTTCCCGTTGTTCGGTATCAACGGGCATTGTTCGGTTCTCATCTCACTGGGAGAGTGTGATGTCTCATCTCGTTTTGGATAACAGGGAAGTTGAACAGACCTGGGCGGCGATTCAAGGACGAATCGGCCGACATCCGACCTTTCAGGTGGTGGCGGAAGATGCCATCCATACCATCGAAAGCGTCATTATGCTCAATCACGACGAAGCGTTCGATCGCTGGTCGACGAACTCTCTCGCCGATAAGAAGTGCCGCGTGCACTTCTGGAAAGAGCAAGTTCTCGAATCGGTCGAGAACAACAAACGCGGTCTCTTCGCCGTGTACTTTCACGAGTACGTGGCAGCCTCTATCCGAGGCGAGATGGCGATGTCCGATGACGACGACAGCCCCACGATTCCGTTGTACGGCGGCCACGCGCGAGCAGCCTACGACGCCTACGTGGCGTCAGTTGCGTCTTTGACGTAGAACAATCCCTGTCTAGTGGCGATGACGCCCGGACACTCCACCCCAAAAAGGTGCAGTGCTCTGGTCGTCCGCCACTAGGTAGGGTATGTGTGTTTAACTATCGGGCCTTTTCCTTAGATATCAGCAAATGAAAAAGCATACGCTCAAAAAGAAAGACGCAGAAAAAAAGCCGGCAGCCGCATACGTTATGCCGCCACCCAACGATGATGCAGAGGCGTTCGGCTGGTCACTGGGTAAACTGCGGCACAAAGACCCGAACGCAGATCCAAAAGATACCGACCCGTGGCCAGGGCCGTATGTGTTTACCGTCCCGACAAGTTTAGAGACGCGAAATATCTACGGGCACAATATAGACTTCATATGCACTGGTTACGTGCAGATGCTGCTCGACGCAGAGCCGGCAATTCGAGCAGGCGCGGAAAAAGTAAAGAGTGCTGGTTACTCGACCGAAGCTATTAAAAAGTTCAACAAGACCGTTATGGCCGTATTCGAGCAGCGGGTTATGACTGATATTTTAGAGCGGTTCCGTGCCGTAAGCGGAATGGTAGCGGAATTTTATGCTGCCCGGCTAGCTCACATTGAAAAGTTTGGAGCAGAAGAAAATGAGTGACAGCAAACGACAGTGGGCCAGGTGCGACGAATGCGGCGGCGAGGTGTGGTTCGATGCATGGGTTGATCTCGGCGGTGCTGTTGCCGGCGGCCCGTACGACAACACCTTCTGTGAGGAATGCGGCGGAGAGGCACGCTACACAGTGGTTGATAGCGATCCGCTTGAGGAGGAAGACGATGAAGCGTAATCCGACTACAGACGGCGATACGTATGCCGTAGGCGTCGAAATCACTGCGACTGATTGGCTTGCCACGTTGCAGTTAAACACAAAGATGTCAAACAGCATCGTGGCTAGAAAGATGCGCCTTACAACCAAGCACATCGAAGATATCATGGGCGGTAGTCCCACGCTCTTCGACATCGCCAAGATGTTTCACGCTCTTGGCTACAAGATGCATATCTACACAGAGAACATCGAGACGGGCAAAAAAGAAATGCAGCCGCCCGCACTTCTGCCGCACGCCCTCAAGCATCCCCACATTCGGGCGCAACTTGAAAAACAGCGGGCACAAAAGTGAGGCGGTCAGATCGACGCGAGCACCACAAAGTCCCGGCGATAACCACTGATCGGACCACGCTTGCCCATTAACAGGTCATCGTCGGTCTTGCCGGCGGCGTCTACCGGGTACGGGCCACTTGCGCTAGAAACGCCGGGACGATTTAATCCAAGCTCAGCCGCTTTCTGCAGTACGATGTGTGACGTGTCGCCGGCCATCAGTTCCTTGATGCTGGCGCCCGACACAACAAATTCTGCTCGCCCGTTCGTGACGACCGAAATATCCTCGAGAATTGAGACCATGGAAGAAACCTCCAAAGAAAGAAACAAGTTAACTCTGGGTATGGTAACAGCTGGTTTGAATTTCAGCAAGTTACAGGTGAGGACTATTTTCACGACAATACTACAAAAGTCAATGCCTGCCGATACCAGCGAAATAGCCCAAGAAGACTTGTTTTGCCTGCTCGTGGCTGACGCCTTAGAACGGATATCCGCTCTGCAGCCGGAACAGCGCACGCTGCTTTTAACAGAATTGCGTACGGTGTTTAATGCTGACCCGGCTACGGATTTAATACACCTGCTGTTTGCCGACAACCGGTACAGCACGTGGACCGGCTATACGGGCTTTCTTGACCTGCAGAGCGGCGAAAACGTTACCTGTATGCCCGCCGTGCCCGTCATCTCAATCGGGTACAATTTAAGCGAGCTGTATAGGCAGGGTGTTCTAATGCTCGAAAACAGGAACGGATTCCATGGTCAAAAATATAATGCAGGAAGCGTGGACAAGTCAGGAGACGTTTGCAGCCGTTCTGCTAACGCTGTTTCTTGACGCCTTCGGGACCGAGGCACTCACCTGGGACCCCGCGACCATCGCGCTTGAGGTCGAAGAGGAGTTTAACGTCGACTTGCCGCAAGAAACTTTCGACAAGTTAATTGCCGCAATTCAGATCCTGACTACCGACAGGTTCTACAAAAACCTGCCCGACTTCATCATGTTCTGCAACGTCCTGAGCGGCGACGAGTACCGCCCGGACGTGTTCAATCCGGCGGATGCCGAAGAGGTGGCGTGGGGGATTACGGAAAGTGTCCTCATCAGCCCGCCTGACGACGACGACCCAGAGCCGTTCACGGACGAGATACGGGCCTACATCGGTGCCGTGCTGGATAGCGAGGGCATCATCAATCCGCCTGATGTCTTGCGGATTGCCCTCAGAGCCGCCCGAGTCTCGCCGACAATTGGCGACTTCTCGGACGACCCTACAATGTTCAATGCCGTCTACGATTTGGAGACGGGCAAGACAGAAGACATCAACCACACGATTGTATTGCGTACAAAACTGCTGGCCGCGCAATTAGCAGCACTGCAACTTAAAAACGGCAAGACAAAGCAAGTTGCAGAACTACTGCAAAATAGTCTCGGCCGCTCAGCCTAAAGGTGCTTTATGGGTTGGAACGATCGACTGTTTGAAGATCCGTATTGGCCTGAACAGAACAACGACGATCGCGACTCTTACGAAAACTGGTGCGCCTACCTTGAAAGCCAGTTAGATGAAGCAGAAGCCAATGCGGGCATCTCGTCCCAGAATATATCAAAAGACGACATTCGACGACTGACCGACATAGTCGATGAGAGCAATGAGAAAGAAGCGAACGATAATTCACGTCAACCAACACATCATCAAGAAGAATGCGACAGCGGGACAACTGGAACCGCCGCTGACTGTCAAGACGTATAACAGCAACACTAAATGCCACGAAGTCATAATCTCTGGCCCGTGTAGGGTCGTATACCAGCCCAAAGAGCCGCTCGACTGCGGCGCTCGTGTATGGATTGAAACACATGACGAAGTCAAGACGATCACCCACCAAAAAGAAGACCGCAAAGAAAACCGCAAAGACAGTTGTAAAAAAGAAAGCAGCAAAAGCCCCGGCTGTGCCGCCAGCCCCAACACCGGCCGACTTTTTCGCTGCTGCGGAATTTAATCTAAACGAAGTTAGTCGGTATTGCTGGTCGTGCTACGGCCCAAAGGCGTCATTCTTTGACGTTGATATAGCTTTAAGCCTTGGCTCTGCGCAGGCGGTCATTAGCCTTACCGACCAGCAAGTCTGCGAAATAACGGCCGTAGATAATCGTGAGTCTCGGCGGCAGCAGGCATATCGCTGGATAAATCCAAAGTACGCTCGCAAGCTGCACGCCGAAGCCGGCAGGCGCAACGTTGACGAGCGTATTGCGTGGGATAAGGTTGCATGGCATGACGTTCCGGCCGCAACTGTTTTAAAGCGGCTCAAGAAACTGCTTCGCGATACGGCGACACTTCGCCGGCCGAAGACTGTAAAAAAGAAACCCGCCGGGGCACGCTCGTAGCCACACCCGGCGGGTCAAGGTTAGTCCCTATCGGGACCAAGGTTAACTGTTAGCCAGTTCGTACAGTTTGGCCAACGGAAGCAGTGAATCTTCAGAGGCTTGTTTCACGACGGCCGTCGCACCGCTTTCTTGCAGCAGCCGGTCTAAAGTCATGGCCATGCCGCGATCAAGTGTGGGGATAATCGCCGCGAGCTTGTCGCGGTCCATGTACACGCCACCAGCACTGACAGCGTCTACGAAGTCATCACCCAGCCATTCCCGGACGTCCTCAACCGCCAGTTTCTCAAGATCGGATAACGAGTAAACATTACCAGTTGTGGTTTCGACGTTGTCGGCCATAAACGCCCGAGCGACCTTTTCCGTGATAGCAAAGAGCACCTCTTCAGGCCTGGACAGCCCGCCCGAATCGTACAGGCGATTAAGATGCGTATTCCTATCAAAAGTGTCGACCGCGCTCGCCAACTTAAGACGCACCTCGACCGACCGGGCCCGTTCAGGGTTTTGGTCGATAGCGTCGGCTAACTTGGACAACTCACCCGCCAAGTCATGATACTTGCGCTGAGTAAGCCTTACGCGATCTTTGAGCATGTCACTGGCAACCTTGGAAGCACAAACCCCCAGGCCAGCCGCGAGTGCCAGCGTATCGTCGGCCTCGCTAACGTCGGCGTCATACTGCGCCGCTTTGTTTAAGATTTTTGTGGCAATAACGTGCCGGTCGTTAAACGTAAACTCGTCACGGTACTTTTTAAAATGCGCCGCGGCAAATTTAACTTCAGTGGCGTTACGCAGCGGCCACTGGCGAACAGCCCCGCCCTCGCTAGCCCACACAATAGCGAAATCAGAATCGGGCAGCGTTGTCAGATCGGAGGCGTTCGAGGCGGCTACCTTCTCTTCCAGCCCGCGTACCAACCCGGCAATACCGAAGTATTCTGCGGCGGTATTAATACGTTGCCGGATCTCACCCGCAACCTTTTCGTTAAACTCAGCCTGCTTGTCCGCGAAGAATAACGCAGACATCCATGTTGCGGGACCGGTGTGACACGGGTAAAGTTTATTGTGCTGGTCAGCGTATAAATGACGCGGAAGGTCTGTACCGACCAGTCGATCCTCGGATGCATTTTTAACAAAGTCGGGCGCGGCATACAGCGACGTTAAACGGTGCGTTTCGCGACCACTGACGTCGTGTGCGTGATCCAGCGGAATATTCGTCATGGGTTTACCTACCTGTTTAATTCGCCGACATAACCACATTCGCGCCCTGTCGGCTCTTGGGGTAGCCCCGGAAACTCCTGCGTTTCCGGCTGTGGTTCTATGTCCATTATGTCAGGAAAATACCCTACATTTGTTTGACGATATTGTCACTGACGGTATCTGGCTGCACTGTAATTCGTGTTTAGCCCATGGAGATATCATAACCTTTGGGGCTCAAATCTGGAATACAAGTTTACCGCATGCCCTGTCAAAAATGGCGGAACTAGGGGTAATAACGCCGTCCGAAGCCGACAAAGCAGCGGCTGATTACGACCGGGCGTTTAGTCGTCAAAAAGCGGCTGAAACATTCTGGACGGCAGCGGCAAGTCAACTCTGGAATCACAGCGACGATTTGCTAGCCTGCCGGATCTACGACATCGGTTTAAAACCAGAGTATGACGTAACAAACCTTGTCGGAGCCGCACATCCTGATCAAGTATTAAAGTTGTGTCGCGAACTCGGGCGAGCAAAGCCACGTCTAGCCCGTAAAGACGGCTCTAGTCTTGTGCTGCCGTATTACACGCTTCCGGGCCGCCTGTCTGGTTTCTTATTGCTCCATTACTCCGCTGACGCAGAAATGCGTAAAACATTTATCCCGGTCAGCGGGTATGACCGCCAACGCGTTGATGCCGGTTATTGCTTCTTGCCGAATCTTTTATTGCCGCCACCGACCGTGCTAAAAAACAAACAGTTTGTCGTAGAGGACCAGCTGTGGGCATTAAAAGAGCAGTGCCGGCAATTTAAGTACGGCCTACCCGCACTGCCCATCGTCGCCGGGTACGCCGGGCCGGAGGCGATTAGTTACGGCACTAATTGGAGCGCCCTGCCACCCACGCCCAGATTTTTTCAGGGCAATGCCGCTACACCAGAATTACTGAGTCAGGCGGCCAATGGAAAAGGCTACGTAAGCGTCGTGGCTCCTGACGTCGCGGCCCGGCCTAGTTGCCGGTATACGCTGCAGTGTCTCGCAAAAATATGTAGTGCCGCGGATACTTGGCAAAGCGTATTGAATAAAACGCTCGCCGGGCACAACGAGATGACGTCGTACTCATTTGCGACAAAACTGGCTATCGAACATAGCCGGCTACAGTTGTTCTTTAAAAACCACGGCGATCAATTCTCTGAAGACTTTGTGAAACGCGTACTGCAGACAATAGATCTGGCCCCGACAGCGCCGACAAGAACGCATAAAAAATGGGTTTTGGTCGAGCAGGACAATGCGTGGTGGAACCATGTCGGGCAGCAGGTGTGCAATGCCCGCGTGGTAATCACGCAAATTATGCAGGCAGACGACGGTGAAAAAATTTACGCCGGGCGTGTCTGCATGCGGGATTGGGAGATAACGTTCACAGAAAACGCACGACGAATCGAGCACATGGGGCTTCTTGCTTATGCAGCCGCCATCGCCGCCCCTCACGGGAAACTCATCACCTACGACAGGTCCTGGAATAAGCGCAGCCACCTTATTTCTATACAACTGCACAGCCCCGTGCTCACGCTTGTTTCCACAAAAACAGGCTGGGACGAGCAGGCGAGCATGTTTCGTTTCCGTGACTATGCGTTCACCAATGCCGGGGAAACTATAAACACGCCGGCGATAATTAAACAATCACAGGCGGTTAGTTTCCCAGAGCCGCTCGATGCCGGCCCGATTGGCGTGCGGCGCTTTCTAACAGCAGAAAATAAGAACGCGTTTGTCTGGGGCGTCTTTGGCACCATAGCCGCTAATTTAATTGCACCAATTGTCAGAAAAGATTGCGTCGCCACGGCTATATCTGGAGTCGCGTTTAATACCGCCGCTCGAATCGGGGCAGCACTTGGTTGCCAGCAGCGGGTGACATCCACACTGCACCGCGCCAGCGTCGCCGACTTCTTGCGTAAAAACTCGGCCGATTTACTCTGGCCGGTGTTTCTAGCCAGTGAGTTCAACGACGCCGACACAGCACCTAGCATTACACATATTCATAACAGACCGGTAATCGTGCGCATGCCAGAGTCCGGGGCGGTTGCCGCACTAGGTTACGGCTGGAACAAAATAAGCACCGGCGTAGCGCCCGACACGCTAAACGATTTTAGCGATTTGCGTTATGTACTGCCGGCCTATATCCGCCATACCCTGCTTAGCCGCATGAATCTGGTCGCCAAGTCACCAAATTTGGTCATCAGCGTTTTAACAGATTTGCACACATGGCTCGACGAGGTTTACGGCGCCACGTTTCATTTACCCCAAACGCTCCAGCAATTTGGCGTGTCGGAACGTGCCCACGAGGCTTTAATCCAAGAAATAGTTCGCGGCGTGCACCACGAAAAATTAGACGTAATTCCTAGGCCCCGGCGAAAAATGCAGCCAAAAAATTACCTGCTCCGCCGCAAAGAGTTTTGGTGGTTAAATCGCCGGGCCATAGATAACTATTTCACAAACGATAAAAATATTCCGCCAAACTGGCTCGGTGTTATAAACTTGCTAATTAATGACGGCGTGTTTGGCGGAGAAGAAACCGTCCAAGGTATGCCGGGCATTTTAGTCAGTACGCCGTGGTGTGATAACTACTGGACAAACAACGAGATTCCTGCAAGAGAAATTGGATAACGTCTATGGCATATGATCGTCGACGGGCTGAACAATCCATTTTTAGCAAAAAAGACCACGACGACGGGTTGGACGACGATTTCATTGAAGAAGAGTGGCAGTTCGTCAGCGACAACGATGACGATGACGATGACGACGATGACGACGTCTTATACAAGCCAAATGTCGACTGGTACGCCGACGAAGATGACGAAGACGAAGATGAGGATTACGAAGACGAGGATTACGAAGAAGAAGATGACGAAGAGTCATTTAGCTGGAATGACGAAGACGAAGACGACGAAGACGAAGACGAAGAAGAGCCCGAGTACGAGCACGACTTTGATTCCGACGATTACGATGACTAATTAACATGCAAACATTTCTGCCCCTGCCGAGTTTTCGGCGGTCGGCGGCGGTGCTGGACAATAAGCGTCTAGGCAAACAGCGCGTAGAGTGTAAACAAATACTGCTGTGCCTAGGCGTGCCGATTGGTGCCCATATGCCAAGCGTCTCTCGCTGGCGTAACCACCCGGCGGTGCAAATGTGGGCAGGCTATGAAACAGCCCTGCTTGTTTATAGCATCGTCATGTGCCGTGAGTGGCGCCGCCGCAAGTTTACAGACAATCTATGCCGGGAATTTGAACATCGGTACTCAATTATTAGACCGACAATAAAAGCAAATAATTACCCGCCGTGGTTTGGCGACGATGACTTTCATGCGTCTCACCGCGGCAATCTCTTGCGTAAAGATTACGCGCACTATTCCAAATTTGGCTGGATGGAAGAGATCTACCTGCCGTACGTATGGCCTACAAAACTGGAGCCCGTATGACTGCTGAACACAAGGCTGTCCTGATTGACCCGTACAAAGAAGAAGTCACAGACGTCACGTATAACGGCGACTACAAGCAAATCTATGAGCACATCAAGGTCGATTGTTTTGCGTTGGTGCGTCTGGCTGATGACGATGACGTCTTTGTTGACGACGAAGGCTTACTCAAACTCGAGCCCAGCACTAAGTTTTTTGCACTGCCCGACTACCCGCAACCGCTGGCGGGTTACGGTTTAGTTCTTGGCAATGATAACGAGGGCGAATCAATCAGTGCTCATCACGACGCGGCTTTTTACCGCGAACGCGTTAAATTCATGACCATGCGACAATTTGCGGCTATTAGCGCCATCGATTTTGGGTAAACTGTGCGGATCGCCGGCGTGGCACAATTGGCAGCGCAACTGATTTGTAATCAGTAGGTTGCGGGTTCGACTCCCGCCGCCGGCTATAGTTAAACTCGTGTGCCAGGTATGGAGGCCTATATGGACGAGATTAACATTTACATCAAAGACATCAATCAATTGCGGCCGGTTGATGTCGCTGCTATTTGTTCGCGGCTTTCGTGGCCAGACTCAGGCAGTGCGAGCTCTATTCAAAAAGAACTGGATAAGCGTTACCTCAACCCGCAGCCAGGCCCGCACCCCAACATGGCAATAGCCTTCGTGTGGCTTAAAGGTGTTTTAGTCGGCTGGGTGGGCACACGCCCATGGCGCGAGCATGTAAAAGACACGTTTGTCGCTGTGCAGACGGTGGAATGCTTTGTCGACCCGGCGTTCCGGCGGCGGGGCTTTGCTCGATTAGGCTTGCAGGCACTTATCAGCACTGGTTATCTCGACAAAGAGAAACTAGTCGCGGGCTATGCAGATGATGTGCTTCCTCTCGCAACATCGTGCGGCTGTCGCAACGTCATTCTTGGCGACAGCGCTAAATAACATACTTATGGTCGGCTGGCGTAAGGTCAGGTCCGGCTCGGTATGGCGGCGTAAGGTTAGGTTTTTTCTTTCAAAACTTTATCGTTAGGTCGGGTCTGGTGACGTGAGGTGTTGTAACGTTCGATCGGGTATGGTTTTTTCTTTCAAAACTTTGTGGTTAGCTTCGGTCGAATGCCGTCGGGTTAGGTTTGGTACGGTGTGGCAGGGTTTTTCTTTTTCAAAACTGTAGCGTGGGGCAGGGTAAGTTGGGGTTTGGTCAGATCTGGTTTTTTCTTTCAAACATATAAGGTGTTGTAACGTCGTGTAGGGTCTTGTCCGGTACGGCATGGTACGGTATGGCGGGATCAGGTCAGGTATGGTTTTTTTCTCAACAAGCGTACGGCAGGGTATCGTTAGGCTCGGTTTTGTTTGGTTTTCTCTTCTCAAAATTTTGCGGTCAGGTCCGGTATCGTTGCGTTTTGTCCGGTAGCTTTCGGTATGGTTTTTTCAAATAATTTGCGTTAGGTCCGGTACGGTTCGGTAGTGTCTGTTTTGGCAACGTTTGATTTCGTTCGGTAACGCATGGCGCTATTGGGTTTGGTTCGGTTTTTTCTTTCAAAACAATTTAGGGTGCGGTCTGGTTCGGTAGCGTAACGTCAGGCACGGTAAGGTCTGGTTTTCTCTTTCAAACAAAATAGGGTTTGGCTCGGTGGGGTGGCATAAGCTGGGGTTTGGTCAGGTCTGGTTTTTTCTTTCAAACAAAATATGGTCCGGTAAGGTCGGGTAACGTCCGGTAAGGTAACGCAGGGTGACGTTGGGTTTGGTTTTTTCTTTCAAAACAATTAGGGTAGGTTGCGGTTTTATGTGCTGCGGAAACTACACATAAACCAGGGGTAACAAATGGATTCAACGACGTTAAATTATGCCGTGCGCATGGCCAGATATGACTGGTGTGAAAAGCGCACGCAACGTCTAGTGATTGACAACTATGAATGCCAAACGTGTTTGCACGACGGATCTGTATATCAGCTCGAAGTGCATCACAAGACGTATGAACGGTTTGGCGAAGAGGATGTCGAAAAAGATTTAATTACGCTATGCAGCGAGTGTCACGAAGCAATAACAAATGTAATACGAGCTCGTCGCTACAAAAACAAAGACTTGGGCTGTAATTACATTGTTCCCACGATTCATCAACGGAAGGACATAGATCAATGAGTTGGGTTAATGTTGATTACAAGATCACCGGGGACGGCCCGATGGTTGTGAAAAACGTTCAGATGGCAAACCCGCTGAACAAGTTCTCTAAGGCGCTCAAGAGCGTCAGTTCGAAGCGCGTCAAGACCGACGCCGACCACATCGAGATGGGGCATATTGAGTTCCTCGGCAGCCTGCATATGCACGAGGAGTTGGGTCCCGTACTGCCCGGTGCGACCATCGTAGCAGCGATTAACGCCGCGGCTCGAAAGACCAAGGAAGGCCAGCTCGCCAAGTGCGCTGTGTTCGCGGCGCCCCCGGGATTCTTTAAGTTAGAGTACGCCGGTCCGCGCGAGCCGGAAGCAATGTTTGAAGACACGTCGCCCCGCCCGACTCCGGAAGCCGAAGGTTTCCGGTTCACCACGCTGGTGGCGCGGCAGCAGTCTCGCGTCGTCTCGACTCGGCCAATCTTCCATGACTGGTCGGCTGTTGTGTCGATTTCGTTCGAGGACTCAATCATCAATTTTGCCCAACTTGATCGCTGGATCAAGAAAGCGGGCACGATGTGCGGCCTGTGCGAGTGGCGGCCTAGGTTCGGGCGCTTCACGGCTGATTGCCTCACGCCTGGCATGAGTGCCGTGTACGGCGAAGAGCCCACTGAGGCTGCGATGAAGAAGCGTCGTGCTTCGAAGTCGCTCGTCAAGGTCTGATTCCCGCGTGTTACAATAACTATGTAGTTACTTGTACACGGAGTTAAAAATGAAACGCTATCACGAAGAAAAGCACATTCTAGAAAATCGCGCTAAGTTGCGCCGGCACTTACTTTGGTCTTTAATCGGAAATTGGCCAGAAGTAGAAGCCGGTCGATTCAGAAAGTCTTTACGTTGTGCTGGCTGCGCCCGAGCTCGTTGTCAGGTATGCCACCCGGAAAAATACCCCAAACGGCAACTGACTATTAAAGAACAGAAGTCAAATTACGACTTCAAAGATTACGAAACCACTTAGAGAAAAAAATGACTGATTTTGTGCGTAACATCGAAGTAACAGCCTCTAATCTCGCTGATGCCACGCTCGCTGAAATGCGACTCGAAGATAACCGGATCGCGGTAAAGTTGGCGGCTATTGAAAGAATCATGGCTAGCGGCGACAATGCACTGACGGGCAAGCCGCACTCGTATTCGTCTGCAGAAGCGATCGTAAACACTGACGTGCAGTATCAGGATTACCTTGCCGACATGCGTAACGCTGTCCGTGCCCGTATTCTTGCCCGCGGTAACTACGAGGCCAGCCTGGCCGCGGCCCGACTGCAGGAGGATTCCCGTGTTTGACGAAGACACCAGCCCACTAGACGAATTTTTCCATCGTAGTTCTGACGGGCAGCCGGACTTTGAAAACCCAGGCGCCCCAGTTCTGCCTATGGAATGTTTGCGAGACTCAGCGATCAAGTTGTTCGATCACTACATTGCCGAGCAAAGCGGCATAGCAGTCGATGCCAACAGCGCGTCGTTTGAAGAAAAATGCGCGTTTCTGTCGCTGCAGGAAACCGAAACCATCGTGCGCGACTTCAGTGCCGCGGATAACGGAGCGCTGTTTGCTGTCGGTGGCAATTCCAAGAAGGCAGCCATGGAGCAACTGCATAAGTTGATGGAAGCACTGTTTACGCGAATCATGTCAAACGTCATTTCAGCAGGCGTCAGCAGAGATCTTATTGATGTCTCTTTCGATTCTGACAATGATAGTTTTGCGTTTTCCGTAAACGACAATGGCCGTCAGTTTGTTGCCAACCACAGAAGTCTATTTGAAAAGGACGATGACGATGTACAAGCCGGGTGACCGCATTCGCATGGTTTTTATGCCTAATGACCCACAGCCAATCCCGCCCGGCACCGAGGGTACTATCGAAGATGTGACACACGTTAACGCGGGCTGGGCACGAGAGAAGTTCACGCAATTGCACGTAAAGTGGGATAACGGTCGCGGGCTGTCGTGTATCTGCCCGCCTGATATCATTGAGGTTATTACGCAGCCAGTCGCCGCTGCAGGCACTTAATAGCCGAAAAAACGATCTGCCGTAGCGTCGTCTGCCCAGTGGTCGTCTTCAAGTTCGTTTTTGGCCTGCTGCTGCGTAATGCGGCCGAGACCGGCCAACTGGGCAAAGTTAGGCCAGGCTTCGTTGATGTGCCACAACGCGGCACAGCCGATGTTTACAGCCTGCGCGAAATCATCGCTAAGAAGCGTGTTTCGCGTGATGGTGTAAATGTCGCCGCCCATGCGTGATTCTGCTTTGTTCTCTACCAGCGCTAAAAAGTCAGAAATCAAACCAGGCGAGTCCTGCGAAGCCCAGTCGTACTGGAAAAACCTGACTTGTTTTAATTTGATAGCCTGACACGTGTAAAGAATAGAACGTGTTTTATCTAGGCTGTAATGTGCGCGGTGGTTGATCGCTGTCGGCGGTTTGTACACCATAAGATCCTGCGACGCTGACCGCACCAAACGCATCGCTAGCACGCGGTCTAGGTTAAACCCCGCCTGCACCATAACGGTTTCACGTACCGTGCCGGCCCCGGTGTAATCGTGAGCCACAAATTCGCACTGAAATAAATCAGAGTATTTCATGCATTCAACGGCTTCTGCTAAGTGATCGCCGCCGATGAGCAGACGTTTCCCCCAGAGGACGTCAATTGTGCCGTCGTGACGAAAACCAAGAACCGTCAACACAGTAAACGAAATACCCTCTTCGCCACCGCCGCCCCAGTCGATGGCCAGCACGCGTGAGCGGTAATCATTCAAATTTTCAAACACTTCACGTACGGGTTCTTTTTTGTTTTCCCATGGCAACAGGCACGCCGCACGTAGTTCTGTTTCGCTAATAAGTTTTTGACCGGCGTCGATAGATTCGCCCATGACTTCGTTGTAGAACTGTGCCTGCGTCATGTTGCCGTAACCTTCGCGCTTCAGTAGCAGCGTGTTCCATTTTTCAGGATCTGAGAAGTGCAGCGGCAAAATTAATTGCGGCACGTGATACCCGGCAAATTGCCAGCGGCGGTCAGGGTGTCTATGCACCCACCGCCCATGCCGCGGGCTAATCGGTTTGCGACACTTTGCACATACAGTACCAGGGTTTTTCTCGCTGATGTGAATGTTCATGGGCCCGATCATGGCATCAAGATCGTGCTCGATAGACGGTATGTTCCACTTGCCGCACGAGTAACACGGAATGAACCACTCGGCTTGACTGCTCCTTTTATACAACCCCTCTAACGGGTTATCAGTCGATTTTGGCGTCCCCGTAAAATGAGAAATCGCGTAACGCGAATAACTCATCGTCTCTTGAATAATTGGAATGTGGTCAGGGTCCATGTCTTGAACTTCGTCGATGCACATTCGATCAGACGACACACCGCGGACACGGTCAGCGTCAAGCAGTGCAAAAGAAAACAGCATTAAAGACTTGTTCTTGAAGCTGCGCTGCAACACAGAGTTCTCAGTCTCGCTGCTCGACCACTGAGACTTGACAGGCGACTGGTCGATAAACGGTCGCACGTAATTGTTGGAAAAACGGCGAATCTGCTCGTACAGCGGCGTGACATACAACGTCTTAAAAAATGGAATAGAGTTAGCGACTACAATTCCATGCGCCGCGAGCGACGTAGATTTACTTAACTGACGCCCGGTTTTCCACACTTGATTTTTGGGTGTTAATACTCTGAATAATGGGCCGAACGGGTAATGATCTTTAATACTGTACGGCTTACCATTTAAATTCAATACAAGCGGAAGAATTGGCTCAAGCGACGGAAACGCGCATCTTGTTGCCAGTTCTTTCAACACAGCCGTCCGCGATGTAACGGACGCTTGGTCGGCCGTGTTAATTGACAGCAGTTCTTGTAACAGCGATTGAACTCCTGCGTCTGGAATTTCAACCGCTGTTGATTCGTGCAGGCTACCATCCTGCATTATTTTTTCTGGTGCCATATGTGCAAACGTAGGCGTAGGTTTAATCGGTCGTCTCGGCACGACTCAGATCCGGTCGAACTACAGTGGCTCGAAAACATAGCCACCGAACTATGCATAATAACAGGAGGCTTAATCCTGACCGTGCTTTTCGGTGTGCTTATGTTGCCGGTGTATGCGTACCGAAGTTTGTGTAAGCAGTAGACCGAGTATTTAAGTAGGCGGCGGGTATACTAAACGGTGACCCGCTGCCTACTTAATCGAAGGAGTATAGCATGGCTCAAGTTGGAAAAAGTGCACGTCTATATCAGGATCGCCGGCAGGCCGAGTTTCCGGGAACGTCCCGTGGCCCGAAACCTCAAGTGTACCTCCCTGATAATCCGGTGCATCACATTACGCTGACGGCGCCGTATCCGGCACCTAAACCAGTAGAAATAGACTGCGTTACCGACAGCCCGATTGTTAATACTTCAAACCTAACTGAAGCCTGGCCAAATGGAGATGCCAATGCGCCCTAGGACAAATTAAATGAGCTCTAGTCCCACCAATTCGTTTATTACGCTCGCTGGTCTAATGCTGCTGGCGTCTTTGGTGTGCGGGCCGGTATTTGGTGCTGGTGCTGTAATTCCTATTTATGTCGCCATGTACTTCATGCTTACCGCCACAAACGCTATCAGCCGCGGCGAAAAGAAAGCCCGGCAAAAGAAACGCCAATGACATTCACACTTCTCGATTTTATTGCTGTCATTTTCGCCACTGGTGCGGTGATCGAGGTCTGGCACAAAGGCTCGATATTCGACCATTTGCGGGCGTACTCGCAGGCTGTGCAAGACGTCACAGCGCCAGACTCGATAAAAGGCAAATTACTTGAGTTGCTGAATTGCCCGTTTTGCAAGAGTTATCACGTACCATTCTATTTTTTCATCGCCCTCTTGGCGGGAGTCTGGCTCGGTGATACGATGGCCGCGGCGGCACGATTAATTATCTACAGCCTCGCCGCAACACGCGTGAGCAACATCGTAGACGGCTTATTACCAGCCCGTATGCGATATGTACAAGACCCTTTTGGAGACAATCATGGACAGTCAGCCGACACCCGATCAGAGTAATCAGATAGAACCAGCCCGTCTGCCTTTTGACGCCGAATTCTATAAGCGTTGCGATGATTTTTGTGTCGAAGCCCTCACGGCAGTGCCAGAACTTGCCGGCGTGGCGATCATTCCAATCTGGACAAACCAACCCGAAAACTTGCCCGCGGGTCTGTTGCGGTTGCGGCAGCAACAGCCGCCGTACATCGCAGGCCTCTTAGCGTTATTAAAACGCATTGCAGCGTTCAGCGTAGACGTGCAACGCGACTTTGTAAATCAATTGCAAATGTTCGATCGGTATGCCGCCGAGCTCGCAGAACGCATTAAAGATCGAGTCGATCAATTAAATGCATTAAATCAGCCCACTGACGAACAACAGCGTAATGAGCAATAAAAAATGTCCGGAAAAAATATCTATTCCGTTCACCGGTTCTCGCGAGGCACTTGTAACTATACTGGCGCATCAATACGGCAGGTATGAGCGCGGCGAAATACGGACACTGCTGGAAAACGCGTACGCCGATGAAGTGTGGACCGACGAAGAACTGCTAAAAATATTCGAGGTCGCCTTTTTCGATGCACCGTACGTTTACGTAATCCGTAAAAAAGACGGCCAGCGTGGTACAGTGCTGTTTCTTGATACACCCAGGTTTTATTTCTCCTTCGTCGCAGAGACTCACGATGAGCAATAATCGTCATGAATACGACACCGGCGCTGTTCGAAGTGCTGATTGCGATAACGTACGCTACGATTTGATTTCGCCGATTGGGCTGCGGGCTCTAGCACGCACGTATGCTGAAGGTGCGGAAAAATTTGGGGCCGGCAACTGGGAGAACGGCATGCCGGTTACTGACATGCTGAATCACGCAATCGCACACATATACAATTTTCTTGGCGGTGACCGCAGTGAAGAACATTTGGCACATGCAGCCTGGAATCTGCTCGGGGCGATCCACTCAATGGAACTGTGGCCGCATCTGAACAAAGACTTGCTGCGTACAGAAAATTGCGGTGCCCCGCCGAATGTCGCCGCCAGTCGGGCACCGACGGCGTCTAACCTTCCGGTACCAACGCCCGTACCGCCACCGCAGCAACAAGTAGTGCAAACGACCAGTACGTTTGAAGCACTTAGAGCCCTTGTTGCTGCTTCAAATCGCTAATCTAGTCGGCAAAATTTGTCGGCTATTGATTTCTGTTTTTCTGGGTCTATTGTAGATGTTGTCGGCATTGCCGACGGCAACAAGGAGTAGTCATGTCCAAAAAGGTAGAAGCCGGAGAAATTATTAACCCGGCAAATCTTTGGGGAAAACCGCTTGGCAACCGCCCGGCGCCAGCCCTAAAAACTTCAAAGGAAAAGGAAACACGGATGTTGCCTGATGATGAGATCGACTCGGACGTCGACGCGGAACTCGAAGACGAGCCCACTGATGCTGAGCTTGTTGGTTCCGCGGTAAGTGATGACGTTGAAGACGACAGCGCCGATGACGACGCTGACGGATTCGATTCCGAAACCGGCGACGACGCCGACGAGGAAGATGACGAAGAGGTCGACTCCGCTGTGGACGCCGACGAAGAACCAAGTAAGACCACGAGGGTAGTTACTGCCATGGCTGATAAGAAGAAGAAGAGCATGTCCGATTACGTCCGTGACGAGATTGACCGGCGCAACGCCGCTGGCGAATCTCTCCGCGGCGTTGACATTGTTAACGCACTCACGAAGAAGGGCGTTAAGGTTAGCCCAGCACAAGTAAGCCAGCTTTTAAAGAAGGCGGGCGTTAGTGCCAAGGGTCGTAACCCGCGGAAGACCAAGGCGGCTGAAACCGCCGAGCAGCACCGTGCTGCCGTAAGCACACGCAAAGGCGTGGAACTGAAGCGGCCAGCCAATAAGGTGCGTCCCGCGGCCGACACCACTGACTCCCTGCCTGTCGCTCATCTGCGAGCGGCAAAGGCATTTATCGCCGCCTGCGGCGATTCGTACGAAGAGGCACGTAACGTCTTGGAGCTGCACCAGCAGCTGACCGACGTTCTCTGAGCCTCTTAGCCCAAAGCCGCGTCGCTGGTCGAGGCGTTTATGCCCGGCCAGCACGCGGTATTTGAGGTTCTCTCTCGCTTCGGCTATGCTGGCCGATGCCGGCCGTGCCGCCCATTAAATGAGCACAGACCAAAAATACGTCGAGGACAAAGAACGTATTTTGGACGCCTTAGACGCATTATTTCAATTGCGTGAGGCGTACAAAGACGTTGTCGCTATTCCAGAGGTCGTGACCCTCCACGACATCACCGAATACCGCCTGGAAACCGCCAGCGGTGTAAAGTTGTTTAAAGACATGTTTGACCGAGAAACGGCACAACACGTCTTAGATTATTTCAACGGCGCCGACTACATTGCGCCGGAAGATTTTGAAAACACTATTGTTTGTGCCATTCAAGAGCATAAACAAAACAAGAAAAAGAAATAACGCATGTACCTGTACGTGAACGAAGACGCTGACGCTGTTGGTTTTATGCCGAGCAACCGTGGTCGTATGGCCGCGAATCACTATAACCGCGAAGATATTGAAGTGGCTGTCAGCGTTGTTCCAAACGAACTTATCAGCGCTGAAGGCACGACTGCCAAGAAGTTAAAGGACTGGGTAATCGAGAACGGGTCTGCCTCTGATAGCGACGCAGTGTCCGGCGAATCGGTCGCCTATGGCGTGCTCGTCGCGATGATCGATACGCTGTCCGGCTCGATGTGGGAGAAACAGCGTAACTCCCTTCAGGCACTTGTAGACGAATTCAACGCTGCCGACGGCTGCCCAGGTTCTGACTGGATGGGTCGTGCAGTGGCTGTTATTAACTTGAACAAGCGGGCTGTGAACTCGATCATGAACGAGCGAAAGTACGGCTGGTTCATTAACGGTCACCCCAAGGCAATTGCCGCCGCAGAGAAGGCGGCCGAAATGTCGTTTGGAACGCCGGTTGCGGGTAACGATTACGGCTTCGCCCGGATGACCAAGGAGTCTCCAAAGCTCGGTGTGGTTAGTGCGGAAGCCGAAAAGGAAAAGGACGAAGAGCACGGCGTCTTTTATCCGAAGTCTGACACGACGTACATCATTAACCCGCAAATCGAGCGCCTGTTTGGAATTCTGGAAACGTCCAGCAAAAAGTGCCCGCAAAATGTTAATCTTATCGGACCACATGGTTGCGGTAAGACTGAACTGGCCATCCAGTTTGCAGCCCGACACGATCGGCCGCTGCTGATCATGGACTGCGCTAATCTCCGTGAGGCTCGCGACTGGTTCGGGTACAAGTCTGCCCGCGAGGGCACCGTGTTCTGGCATGAGTCGCAGTTTGTGCGTGCGGTGCAGAACGGCAACCACGTCATCCTGCTCGACGAGCTTAACCGTGCAAATCCGAATCTGCTCAATACGTTGATGCCGATTCTGGACGCCCGCCGGTTTACATACCTTGAGGAGAAGGGCGACAAGATCATCGTCGGGCCGGGTACGGTGTTCTTTGCGTCGATGAACGAGGGCGCCGGCTATACCGGTACGTCGGCACTCGACCGTGCGATTCGAGATCGTTTCCCGCGTGCCGTCGAACTGACGTATCTTGCCGAAAGCGACGAGGTAAAGTTGCTTGTTAACCGTACTGGCGTAACCAAGGACATTGCGTCGCGGCTCGTACAGATGGCTAACAAGATCCGGCAAGATTCGACTGGACTGTCGGCTACGCTGACGGAAAGCCTGTCTACCCGGCAGTTGATCGCGGCAGCCCACGACTTTGTGCTGGGCGGCGTTGACACCCTGCAGTTTACAATCACAAACCATTTCTCTCCCGAAGGCGACGACGATTCCGAGCGCGTCAAGGTGCAGAGCATTATTCAGGGCAAGTTTGGTGACCTGATCGCGGCCCAGGCGGCGGCGACCAGCAAGGGAGCCTAATTAATGGCAGATAAAAAGTGGAAGTCTCTGTGGGGCAACTACGAAGCCGAAAAGGATACCGACGAGGCTAAGAAGCCTCGCGGTCCTCGGCCAAATCCAGATTATCGATCTATTGAAGACGACGGCGACGAACACGGACCAATTGGTTTTCACACTGAAAAGTCAGGCGGTTATTCCTCTTACGGCGATTATGCTGCCGATGATCGCGCGGGTTCTGATTACGGCGGATACGGATACAGCGGCTACAGTTACAGCGAGTCGTTTGACGATTCGGACATGGACTGGTATCGCCGAAACAGTTTTCGATATAGTCGCAATGTCGATTACTCGCCTTCTAGCTTGTTTCGTTCGACGTTTTCTAGTCGTACGTCATTTGCTTACGGTACAGACAGCGACGCACAGAACAAGGCGATCCGTGCACTGCGCAACCTGACACGCAGTGCCAATACGATTGTCGATAAGACTGGTCAAAATAAGACGTCATTTGCTGTGCAGTTTAGCCAGGGCTCTGACAGCAACGGCGTCACCGACGCATTAAACGACAACAAACAGCGTGTCGTTTTTGTGTCGCCCGACGACCTGCTGGCGAGCGATACGGCCGAAGTCGAAGACGCGATTGTCGACGCACTTACAGGGTTTGTATTGCTTCGTGTGCAGATTTCGCAGGATATCACTCCTGACGTGCTGGGACCAATTAACGGCACAGGTCTGCAATTGATTGGCTTTCACGCGGCCAAAGAATTTTTCGCAAATGACGCAAATTTTAGCAAGTTAGACGCCAAGAAAATGGCACTCGCTACAACCGAGTACTACCTGGCTGGAATGCTTGCAAAAAGCATGCTCACGCGGCTGGCTCGCCGTACGGTGGTGTCAGACTGGGGTGGTTTCGCGCCCTACTTCGTGCGTCACGCGAAAAAGTTTATTACGGTACGTGAAAACCTGGAAAAGGCAGAACCGTCGTTAGAAGCGATTGTAGGCCGGCTGGCTTACAACATGATCGCTGATGAGGACCCGCTAGCCATTCCAGAGCAAGTAGCCGAACTCGCGTCAAAGCATTTGGGTGCCGAGGTCGAGCCGGCAAACTTGCTTGAGACGTGTCAGAAGCTTGTACACGACATCAGCGATTTGTTGCATAAAGAAAACGAAGATGCCCCCGCAGGCGATATTGAAAACGCCCTGCAGGATATGTTCAAGCAGGCACAAGAAGAGCAGAGTAAGACGAGTACTGGTGCCAGTGCAATGAAGGATATGCTGACCTGTCTCGGCGAGGGTATGGGCGATATTGCAGAGCAGCAGCGCAACGGGTTGGCAAAAAGCAACGAGCAAGAAGAATTGTTGGCACGGGCAGGCAGCAAGGCGCGTGGTGAGCAGTCTATTGAGCAGTTAATCAAAGCGATTAAGTCGCTCGATAAGCAGCTTGAAAGTGTTAAGTCTAGTTGTGCCGACGAGCATCTCACCCCCGCCGCCAAGCGTTCAACCGTTGACACGCTGCGGCATCAAATAGCCTACGCGCTGCAGGCTCGGCCGCAGGCAATAGAGGCTTTGGAAAAAGCGGGTGTGGCAGAAGCTCGCGAGTTTGTACCGAATCTCGATAAACTGCACGCCGAATTAATGAGTACAGCGCCGACCGAAAAGGACGTCGAAAAAGTCCAAAGCCTGCTAGAAGATCTTGTTAAAAAGGCAAAAGCCGCAGCTAAGACGCTTCACGGCCCAAACAAGACAGAAGTTCAAGAGGCAATTCACGGGGCAAAAACTCATTTTGAAACCCAGCGAGAAAAGTTCGTAGAGATTCAAGCAAAACTTGAAAAACTGCGAAATGACGTTGCGGCCGGCCCCACGTTACACGGCGAAAAAGTGTGTGCAACAGCGTTGTTAAATAAACTTATTGAGGGTGTTTCCACTTATATTCAGACAATCAAAGACAATCTGCCGCGCATCGAGCATTCTGAGAATCTTGTCGCGGAGTGTCGTACGTCAGACAAACTGGTAACACAGCTTAACGCAGTCAGATCCGTAATGTCGGCACTTAATAGTCGTGCTGCACATACGTTTTATGACAACTATGAGTTGCACACTAGTGGACTGCTGCGGAACTTGGTTCGCGAGTTGAGCCAGGCGATGCAACATGATGACCTGCCTAAATCAGCGGCTGTGCCCGTGGCCGTAGAAAATACCATGGGCCACGAGGCAATCTCCGACGTTGGATTTCTCGCACAGTTGCTTGAGACGCTGTCGGGCGGCTTTCTGTCAAAGTTAAGCGGGCTGGAACCGATAGAGCGCCGTAACGCGATAGCCGCGCCCAAGCTCGACCTAGATACGATGGAAAAGTTAATTCGGGCATTGAATACGCTCAGGGGTTCCGCCAAAGACAGCAGTGCTGCAGAAAAGACCGCGGAAAACGTTAATGAAAAGATGGGGGCCGCACATGCGGCATTTAGTCCGGTTGACGGTGGTTTGTTCGGCGAAAAGGTTGAGGCTAAGACCAAGGTTTTGACTGGCGACGCTATCGGTCACGTTAATGACGAGGCCAGCAACGCCCAAGAAGAAGAGTATGTTGCGTATTTAAACAACAGCGATTCTACAAAACCAAAGGCACGGGTGCGCGAAGAAAGTGGTCGCCTCGGTGACAGCCAAAAGACTGTGCAAATCGTACGTACGAAAAACAAAAACGCTATTGCACGTATTCGGAGTGCATTGCAGTTCCAGGCGGGCCGCCGCAGCGTTGAAGTTCACGGCTTATTGTCCGGCGATCTCGACGAGGGCAGCCTGCATAAGTTGGATTACGACTGCGAACATATCTGGTCGCAAAAGACGATAAGCAAACTGCCCGACGTGGCAGTCGGTTTACTCGTTGACCAGTCTGGTAGCATGTCAGGCCCCAAAATCAACAGTGCCCGTGACATCTGCATTATGCTCGCCGAGGCGGTCAGAAAGATCGCGGGAGTGCGTTTGTATGTTTACGGTCACACTGCTAATGAGTTTGGTGCCGACTCAATGACTATTTTTGAGCACTATACGCCGCGCGACGGTGAAAATTTAACCAGGCTCGGCGGTATTCGTGCACATTCCAACAATTACGACGGCTACGCTATCAAAGATGTAGCAAAACGGCTGTCAGAGGATCAGGCTAAAAAGAAGTACTTGTTTGTAATTGCCGACGGTTTGCCAGCTGGTTCTGGCTACGGCGGTGAAACTGCTGAAAAGCATGTCACGAGCGTGTGCAAATTCACACGTGAGCGCCTCAAGATCAGCACATATGCGTTCGCTGTTGGCGTGCACGGTACGCAGCAGGGTGCTTTTAAGCGACAGTATGGCGACAAGCACGTTGTGTTTGTCAACGATGTCGCGAAGTGCTTGCCGCAAATTGTGCGTTTCCTCAGAAACGCAATGCAGCAAGAACGGAAGTTGGTCGGGATCGGAGACTAAGGAAACTAGGTAGTCTGGGGTGGGCTGAAATTTTTCAGCCCACTCTGGACCGCCCGGTGTGTTTGTGTTAGAAGATCGGTTCACGCAACGGACGCGTGCACCTTGTTGTTCGATTTTTCAAGGAGATTTCTAGTAATGAAGACCTGTATTGCTTCTTTTGCGTTCGCTCTGTTCTGCGCTTGCGGCCTCGCCGGCGAGGAAAGTGTTCTCGTCAAGACGCCGGAGCCGACCCCCGTGGTCGTCGCTGCTCCAGCTACAGACTGCAATGCTTGTGCTCAAGGTACGTGTTGTGCGGAAAGTTCGACCCGTGCTACGTGCCGTCCAGGTCTGTTCGGTCGCACGATCGAGCGGACGCGTACCGTTACGCGTGCGGTTGTTGAGGTGCCTGTCAAGGTTGTGACGGCTCCGGCTCGGGCGGTTCGCGTTCGTCGCGGCTGCTGTGCTGCCGGTCGCTGCCAGTGATCTCGGCGGGCAACTAACAAGTTCGCGCTAAGGAGGGCGTCGAGTATGTACTCGACGCCCTTTTTGTTTTACACCCACAATGTTAAGGATTTTGAACAATGAAGTACTACCATGTCCGCGTCAGCAACCAGAACAGCCAAGAACTTGTTGTAATCGCGGCCAACGCTGACGACGCAAAGCGAGCAGCCGCTGAACGACTCCACGGCGGCACACCCGAAAATGTCAAGTTTCTACGAGAAGACGTAGGTGCGTCTGTAGACGTGAGCGAGGCGACGCGCGAAGGCTGGCTTGAGGCCTGTGCCCGCGAAACTGAAGCCAAGAATAACGAGGGCAAAACTGATGGGAATTGACATCTATTTAAAGTGGCCCGGTATGACTGATGAAGAGAAGCAAAATCAAATAACGGGCTACTCCACAACTTCTGGCAACGTCGGTTACCTGCGAGAGGCCTATCACGGCGGGCCATATGCGACAAAGATTTTGGTGCGTGAGGCGTTTGAGGCTAGCGAATGCGAAGCCCAGATCCCTGCCGCCACGATGCGGATGCGGCTCAAATGCGTCACAGAGCCAGCCCGGGGCGTCGAGGGCGGTGACATGCTAGCGATGCTGCTTCCGGAACTGCTCAAAAAAATACACAACGGCAGCGAGGATAAAGAACCGGTAACAATCTCTGGCGCCCACAGCGGAAACGTACACACCGCACCTATGTCTGTCGAGGAGGCGATTCGCCTGCGCTGCAATTCGCTCTACCCGGAAGACGGGGAAGACTATATTTACGAAGTTACAAAATCGTTTAGGGAGTTTGTCGCACTTGCCGAAAGAAAAGAAAAAGAAACTGGAGAGCCCTGCACCGTCCTCGCCTCCTACTAAAAAGGGCACCGAACGGGATATGGAGCTTGAACTGCGTAAAATAATCGGCAAAGCTCCGGCTATAGACCACGCGCAGAAAATCAAAAAATACTGCAAAGAGCTGTACGCTGCCGGATGGAAAAGTATGTGCGTAACATACTCAGGTTCCGGCGACAGCTGCAGCGACTTTGAATTTTCTATCGCCAACGAAGAAGAAGAATTTCATTTCTCGGACGTGACGACCGTGTTCACCGGCGGTTTTACGCTTAAAGACGTCGAGCGTGAATTGTGGGAACTGCTGCCCGTTGGATTCGAAAACAACGAAGGCGGCGAAGGCACTATCAAAATTACAACTAAAACAGGCCGGATAGTTGTTGACCATACGACCTATTACACCGAGTCTAGCCGTGATGTGAGGCGTTACTAATGGGGCTATGTGTTTTTAAAACAACAGCCATACGCCGATGTGTTGAACACGCCTTGATGTCAAAACACTGGAACATGGCGTGGTCGGACGCACCTGCCCAGCCAGGCTTTCTGTTCGTGCACGACCAAGGCGTTTATTTAATGTCGAACGGCAACCCGCGAGATCTAGTTGCCGGCACTGACTCGTCCTACTGTGCTTACGCGCAAGACTGCAATCCGGCAATTGACGAAGAGTGGTGGGAGACTGCCCGAGCCCTCGTCGGCGGCGATGATTTTGGTGAGTTTATCGCCGTGCCAAAGAACTGGAAAAGTTCTCTAGAAAAATATGAAGAGTTCTGTATCGACGTGAGCGACGCCGCGTTCGACATTTATTTCCGGAAACCGCGATGACAAGTAAAACAAAAACTACCTTAGATTTTCTACTGGAAAAACTGCGGTATCACGAAATCAAATACGCCATTGCGTATTTTGACGGCTCAGGTGACAGCGGCTGCGTGTCATCTGTGCACGCTAAAACTATTGACGACGTTGAACTGTCGCACCAGTCACTAGAAACAATTGTGTTTACAGACGTCGCCAACGAGGACCTGTCGCACACCTATTTCGACGACAGTTACTTGGGCGGTGCAATCAAACCCCGCGATTTCAAAAAGAAACCGCTAACGCTCGTAGAACTTGTGGTTGACGTAGCGGAACTGCTCCTAGAAACAAAGCACGCCGGCTGGGAAATAGACGCCGGCGCGTATGGTCACATTACATTTACGCCACTGGCTCAGTACCACAAAACAGATCCCGTAGTTATCGATTTCAACGAGAACTACAACGATCACGACGACTACGAGTCAGAAGAATACAACGACAATTAGTTTTAATTACGAGGATGCTGTGCCAAACTGGTGCGATAACGTAGTCACATTCACACATTCCGACCCCACGCAGATTAGACGCGTAGCAGAGGCCTGGAACAACAACGCACTTATGGAGACATTTGTGCCGTGCCCAGAAGATGTAAAAAATACGCCGTCAGCCCACTATCCCAGCAATACCCCCGAGAAATTTATTCAAGAGCAGCGCGAAAAAATAAACGTCAAACTTTACGGTCATGCGAATTGGTACGACTGGCAGGTCGCTAACTGGGGCACTAAATGGGGCGTTGCACGACATGAGGGAGCACCTGATGTAGTTGTCACAAATAATGACAAGAAAATTACGCTAAGTTTTCGGTCTGCGTGGTCACCGCCAGTTGAGTTTTACTCAAAAATGACGGCACTTGGTTTTGGTGTTGCTGCCACATACTGCGAACTTAGCATGGGCTATGTTGGTGAGTTTAATTACGGGGTGGACGTAGAGTGGTCACTAGAAGGTTTTGACAACACCGTGCAGTGGCTCGAAGAGCACATCCCCCACAAAATCTGCGAAGACTTTAATTTGTACGAGCAGCTCTGTCATGAGGAAGAAAATGAGTAGGCCTGTCCTAGACGAAGAATCAGACGCCGTTATAGACGACCTGGCTGAAAGCACCTGGGTCGGTACGAAAGACTTTTCTGTTTACATTAAAAAGACAGACGAGGGCGTTATTGTCGATATCTACGCCGTCGACTGCGAGGATTGCGACGCGCTGGCTAGTTGCTACGCGTTTGACGCTGATGCCGCATTCATGCGCGAGGCTGTAGAAAATGACGATTGACGAAGCCATTAAACTACTAGAAGCTGAAAAAGCCGCGGGCGTAAAAAGCATTATTCTTGCGTGGTGGAACGCTGATATGTTTGACCGGCAAGACGACGAAGCGTGGGCTGCCGACGTCGAGCAAATTGACGACAAGTTTGACTGGTCTTCTACGCACGACGACATTCTTTATTGCCTAGAATCTCTTTTAACAGACGAGAAAAACGGGGATTAAATGGCCCACCCTTACCATCACGCACTTTCAAGCGTCAAAAAATGGGGCGGCAAACCCGAAGACTATCAAGCCATTCACGACTGGTTCGATGAGTCTAAAAGCCACATGGCAGATTTCCGGCATCGAGCCCTGCGGCACCATTCAGAAGGTATCTTTATGGCGGAAAGGATTTTCGGCCACACTATTACAAATTCTGCCGGACGCGAGGTAATGGTTCGCTATATCGGCGAACAACACGTACAAGAAGATTTGGGGCGTATTCCGTCGATCAACGACTGGTTTCGCCACATCGCGGTTCAGAGTTGGATGTACGGCAACCGTAAAAGCCTTGAGAAAGAATTGCTTGAACCGCCGACACCCGAGAACGACACGAAAGAGATAGAACTCGTCGCGTAGCGGCGGGCGCTGTTGTAAAGGAATTTTACAGTGCTGCAGTTATTAGATTTATTTTGCTGTGCCGGGCTTGCTTCTGACGGCTATGCAGCCGCAGGTTTTAAAGTCACCGGAGTGGATATTCGCCCACAGCCTAATTACCCGCACAAATTTATACAGACCGACGCACTAGAACTTTTAAAAGACAAAGAGTTTCTTAAGCAGTTCGACGGTATTCACGCCAGTCCGCCGTGCCAAGCCCATACCCGGGCCAAGCATTTGCGGGACGCACAAGGCGGCAAAAGTAAAGCAGGCGACCTGCTTACTCCCGCACTTGCTCTGTTGCGTGAGTTGAAAATTCCATGGGTAGTTGAAAATGTTCCCGGCGCTCCAGGAATGGAGGCCGCGGTTATCGAATGCGGATCTTCACATGCTTTGAAGGTTCGCCGGCATCGCCTGTTTCTTTCAGACGCCGTACCCCTCGTGCGGCTCCCGTGCCGCCACAAAGAGCAGGGAAAGCCTATTGGCGTGTACCACGTCATGGGCGACACATGCAAAGGCGTGTGCAAGAAAACAGGCAAACTGGTCATTGGCGGCTCAACAGCCAAGACGTTGGAAGAAGGCATGTGGGCTATGGGCGTTACACGTAAAGTAACGTGGAACGAACTTAAAGAAGGATTGCCGCCCGCGTATACGCAACACATCGGCGAACAACTGGCGGCATTTATAACGAGGTAACAGTTTTCGTGACGGAACCAAAAGAACCCGAACACGTTTTACAGTGGTGCCGAAATTTAACGCAAACGCTGAAAGACGGCGGTGTATGGGGCATTCCGCGCTCAGGGATAGCCTTTAAAATTGACAAAAAGAATCAACGTCTTATTCTCGTCACCGGCACCGAAACTGACGAAGACTACATAGCCACAAAGCGTGTCTTTGCACAAATTGGCTGGGACGTTATTACGAAAGAAATGCGCGATGGCGAAGACCATTCTTGAGTTCGACAGCAGTGAAGACCACAGCGAAATGATGGCCGCCATACATGGCATGGACTGGAAGCTGACTGTCGAAAGTATTGACCTGTGGTTACGAAACGCACTTAAGTACGGGCATGAATATACAACACCTAACGAAGCCCTTGAAGCCGCACGACGACACTTGCATGACGAAATGGTGGGAAGAGGCATTGATATTGTTTGAAGACCATTGGTTCTTCAAGCCGTTTCGCGCCGTGCGTAATTGGCAATACCGCACCCGAAAACAAGTGCAGCGTATGTGGGCGTTTGCAATGTTCGGGCGAGAAAATTACGACTTTGACGGCGCATATTTAATTGCGTTGATAGTGTTTAAATTAAAACGCATTCAACGTTGTTTAGTTAACGACTCTGTGTGCAAGCACGACGCAAAGACTTTGCAGGCTTTACGCGTCGCCATTCGCTTGGGCGAACGCCTTAGCCGCGAGAACTACGACCAAGCAATGAACTGCCACAACAAAAAGTGGGGCGAACCAGAAACAACGTTTGAGCCAGCCGGAAAGTTTGAAAACGGAAAGTTTGCTGGCCGAGGCGGGGCCGTAATGGTGACCAAGCGACAAAACGTGACACCGGCCACCGCAGAACAAGAACGACAAGAATTCATGGCGGCAATTGACGCCGACGAAGCCACGCAGGCCAGAGAGGCTCGTTGGTTTTTTGCCATCATAAACCAGCACTATCCGATGTGGTGGGACTGATTTCAAACGCAGAAAGGACAATCATGACAGCACAAAATAACGGAAATAACGGCGGATTTTGGGTGGTACTTGCCATCGTATTTGGCATTGCTATGCTTGGCCAACTAGTCGGCGGTGGCGGCAGCACGAGCTCCAACTCGAGCTCTACAACGCCACCCGCAAGCAGCGGTTCTTTCGAGCACAGGTATGTGCAAGAGCGATTCAAGCAAGAAGGCTACAACGCCGCTGAATCTCGCCAAGCGGCTGACGCAGTGATGCGGTTTCACGAAGCACAACAGCAACGAAAAAACAGGTAAAAATGATTCGACTCGCTGACAAAAAGCTCCTGGCAAAACTGAACGAGGCTGCAAACCACATGAACTACAACCGGCAAGTCGTGCCGGAGGCAATAGAACGATTGCCCGATGACGTCATTGTGGCTGTGTCGCCAATCATGATTCACGAACATGCGGCCGGAAAACCCGTAGATCCGCACCTCCGATGCTCGTTGCAAATTTTGCATCCAGCGTCAGACCTATTTCGCGGGCTGTTTCTCGACATCCCGTGCGAGTTGTTCGAAAAATTGCCGCCGATGCCGACGCGGGAAGTTGTGCCCGCTGCGGTCGACTAGTATCACAACGCTCCATGAAAGGACACGCAAAGCACGTGGACGCTATTAACGACGAAAACGACGACAACATCATCCCGCACGAAGAAAGCACGTCCTCGGACGAGCACGAGTCCGAAGGCACGGCAACAAAGTCGCGACCGTTTACCGTTGCGACTAGAAACACCAAGCAGAAGTATACGTTCAAGAACTTTACTTCTGCCCGCCAAGGCCCGGACATGTTCACCGAGAGCGAAGGATCGCTCAAGGAAAAAAGCGACCTGTACGACATGGTTGCTTACGAACTGGAAGAACTTAACGAAGCGCTGCTTAAGTTAGAGAAAGAGCAGGGCATCAAAACCAACGGCGGCACAATTATTGGGCTTGTGCCAATCAGTTTCATTACAGTCGATGAGGCTTGGTGCCGGCAACGAAAAGTTGACTGGAATCACGTCGCACAGATCGTGGTGGACTTTAACCCAGGCTCGCTGTCGCTGCCGAAGATTACGTTCCGTAAGGTTTTTGCGGCAAACGGAAAACTGCAGTCCGTAGTTATTTCTTTAACGGACGGCGTACACCGCACCGTAGCGTTAAAGGAACTGGGCTTCACGCATGTACGGGCCACCGTGCTCATCGTGGAAGAAATGCGCGACGAAGCACAGATCTACAAGGACGAAAACTACAACCGCCGTGCTCACGCAAAGCGAGATATTTATCGGGCCCGCATCGCCGAGAAGGACGAGCGGCTTGAGGAAATCGTGAAGCTGGTGGAGCATCACGGGTTCAAGTTTTCCACGCACGCCGGCACTCGCAGTAGCCGCTTCGAGATTACGGCGATCCAGACGGTCGAAAAGCTCTATTACCGTTACGGGCCGGAAGTGCTCGGGCGTGTGCTAGAGTTGCTTGGCGATCCGGCCTACCCCGAGTGGAACGGCCATACGTCGGCAATCACGGCTGACTCGCTGGCCGGCTGGTGCATGTACGTCGACGTGTTTGAGCGGCCTGGGTTTATTCACAGCAGCATGACCGGGCATCTGCTGAAGACCACACCGCCTGAGCTGATCGAGAATCTCGCGTCAGACATTAGCCGTGAAGCGTGCGACGGGCTGATGGGCTTTGAAGTATGCCCCGGCTCAAAGGGCTTTACGTCGCAAGAGGCTCGGTTCGTCAAGAACTGCTGTGCGGTTGTGAAGATGGTCAAGGAGTTGTTCAAGCCGGCTAGGCGGCCGTCTGAAAACTTCTCCCCGAAGTTCAAGGACGCCCTGGACCTGTACTACTCCAAGGACGAGCACAAAGCGTCTGACCTCATGCACCTGCGGAAGTTCTTTGCTAAGAAAAAGATGGCGGATTACTGGTTTGCCAAAACCCACTCCGACATCGTGCGTTGATTTTTGTCGATATTACGCCGCTATGTAGCGGTATTCCTTGGAGAAAAGAGAATGGTCGCAACAACTGCTCGGTTAAAGTCGTCGCCCGTTGTCCACTCAAAAATACTGGGTGTTAATACTCGGGTTGAGAATATAGACCTAACAACGGTGCAATTTTGCAGGGATTATATCTTTGACGACAAACATCCAACAAGAATTGGAAAAGTGTATCAGCGGGTTTTAAAACCCAAAGTGATTAACGAGATCGTAGCGAACTATTGTCCGGTGTCGTTCGGCGCACCGATTATCGGCGTACGGGAGGATGGGACACGGTGGGGTGTTGACGGTCAACAGCGCATTACGGCCAAACAAATTATGGCTGAAAAAGACCCAGAAAACGCCGACGAGCACAACATGGCGCGTTGCATTATGTTTGAGTCGAAAGGGGTTGCTCATGAAGCCGAGGTCTTTGTCCGCATAAATAAAAACCGGGTTAACGTCGGGGCTCAGGAGTTGTTTATTGCCGACTTGGCAAAAAAAGACCCGCACGCCATATCGGTGCTCAAGACTGTGCGTAGTTGTGGCTTTGATTTTACATGCCTGTCGAACAAGACGGGCTACCCGAATTTTCGGGCCGTGAAGGCGGTGCAAAACATCGTCAGCGACGGCGGGATTGCACAACTTAAAACCGTCTTAGATCTCATTCACGACGCGTGGCCCGGAAAAAAAGAAGCACTGCAGGACGATATTCCGCGCGGGCTGTCGTACTTCTTGACAGTTTTTGATGACCGCGTAAACCTGCATCACCTTTTAAAAAGAATGAAACGAGTTACGCCCGAAAAGGTGGTCGACGCTATCGAGGGGCAGTCAAAGACAAGCCTAAGAAAACTGAAAAGCGGCGACCGTTACAAAGTAGCGGCGAAGTGTTTTCTTGACTTGTACAACAACCGCGTCGGTAGCAAAAAGTTTTTAACGGGCAATATTCCAGGTCTTTGAGTAAAAAGGATAGTGTTGTGTCTACCAAGAAAAAGTTAACTAAAGCCGAACGTGAAGCTAGTTTAACGTTGATGCGTAAGCATATTGACGCCGTTGCCAGTGCAATGGGCGCCAATACGCTGCTCGAAGTCGGCATTGCTGACAACGACAAGTTATTTGACGTCTTAACCGGCGTTGAACTTCTTTACGCGGCTGGTCCGGCGGTCCCCAGCGATCACTGGCCGTATACGCCGTTGATGGATAGGACCGTCAATCACCTAAACTCAATGCACAACCTGCATATGACGGGTTTTCACGTCTGGCAGTTGTTGCACAGGAGCCGAAAGCACGGTACGCTGCCGCATTCGGGGGCCGCTGGTCGGCGCCCGTTCGCTACCGGAACCAAATTCACCCGGTAGTACCTATGCAAGGAAGCACCCGTGATCACTATCGAGCCGAAGAAAAGGTTTCTGCGTAACGCTACGTTTATAGACCTTTTTGCCGGGATCGGTGGTTTTCGATTCGCCTTGGAGTCGTTTGGTGGGAAGTGTGTATTTTCTTCTGACATCGACGCCAACGCCCGGGAAGTGTATTTAAACAATTTCGGTGAGTGCCCGTCGGGCGATATCACCAAGATTGCGGCCAAGGAAATCCCAGCACACGATATCCTGTGTGCTGGGTTTCCTTGCCAGCCGTTCTCTATTGCAGGCCAACAAGAAGGCTTTGCAGATCTGACCCGCGGCACACTCTTTCACGAGATAGTGCGCGTAGCCAAGCACCACAAGCCCCGCTTGCTGTTGCTGGAAAACGTCAAGAACCTTGCGGCCCACGACAACGGCCGCACGCTGACCACGATCCTCAACACGCTGGTTGGCATTGGGTACGACGTAACGTGGCGCGTGTTAAACGCCAGCCATTACGGCGTCCCGCAAAAACGAGAACGTATTTACATCCTGGGCTTCGACCGAAAGCGCCCGTTCCGGTGCCATCGTTACGAATGGCCAGAACCTGTTAATAAAACAATTCGAGTCCGCGACATCCTACAGCCCGCAAAGTTTCCGGGCGTAGAAGACATGCATATTGACGAGGTTAAATACCCGCCAGTCGTCAACGTGCTTACCAAGGTAAAACCCGGCACCCCAAAACCCGTCAGGATCGGCCAGGTTGGCCTAGGGCGGCAGGGAGAGCGGATATACCATGTGGACGGCCACGCGGTCACCATATCGGCCTCTGGCGGCGGCGTAGGGGCCAAGACGGGCATGTATTACGCTCACAAGGCTGTCCGCCGGCTGACGCCCCGCGAGTGTGCCCGCCTCAACGGATTCCCAGAAACATTCGAGCCTCACGCCCGCACTACCGAAGCCATAAAACAATTTGGCAATAGCGTCGTTATTGACGTCATACAGCACATCGTACAAAACGCACAAGGAATGTTCGATGAGTAAAATTCCCGACTACTATCAAGTCAAGTTTCAATTGCCGGGTGTTGCCGGTCACACGGTGTACGGCATTCTGGATCGCTACGGCGGTGCAGCGATTGCAAACTACAACGACCATAAATTGTTGACAATTTCAGACGCTATTACCGGCAAGACGTATCTTGTAAAAGAAACAGACGTCCGTGAAATCCCTACGAGTTTTGGCAGCGAATACGACAACTACGTAAACAATGAAGCCGAAGCGGCACGGACGTTGTCGGACGCACTTCCCGACGGGCTGTTCGTCGGCAAACTTTTTAGTATCCCGCGGGGCGACGGCTACGCGTGGTATGTCGTTACCAAAGTCAACAAAAAGACTGTCGTAATCGCCTGGCGCGGCTACAGCCTCGATCGCTGGTTTGACCCGCTGCTGGGTTATGGCGGGAAATTCGACCGGGCCCTTATTGAGCCTTATGTTTTGCGGCGTGATGCTGTCCGCAAGCTATTTGCCAAATGCTAAGAATAATTAACGACTATTGGCCGACCAGCATCAAGTGGTACTGGCCTATTGCGTTTGTCGGTTTCCGTACGTACGGCGATGTGCGTGAGTACGGGTTTCGATTTCAACCGACCACAGAATGCACGTATTACACGTACGAATGGGGCTGGGGATTCTCGTTTGTAATCCTCGGCGCCGGATTTGAAGCCGTGTTTTTACCGTTTCACAAAGAGGAACAAAATGCCCACGAAGGCAAAAAAGAAGAAAGCCAGCCCCAAGCGGGTGGCCAAAAAGGCGGCCGTAAAAAAGCCAGCAAAAAAGCCGATCGACGTCGCGGCCGAGGTCGCAAGGCGTAATAGACTGTTCGCAAAAGCCACGCCGGCTGGAAAGCGTGTGCTGATCGCTGAAGACATCATTGCTCAGATCAAAGCCAAGCGGTTCAGGCCCAAGGCTGGCGTCTGGGTAAATCCCGTCAACGAAAAGAACACAGAGAACATAGAACTGGATATCAAGTTCAACGGCACAGCGCCGGTCCGGGAATTATTCCTGGAAAAGAAGATCCCGGCCTGTGAGTGCTGTGCCCTTGGGGCGCTGTTTATGAGCTGCACGCTCTACAACAATCAAACAACCGTAAATGATTTCACGAAAGAGGTCATTCTTGACTTTCAAGAAACAGTTGAGGACGGTAAGTTTACAAACGGGCTGACCGGCTTCTTCTCGCGTGCGCAGTTGAAGCTGATCGAGATTGCGTTTGAAGGCGGTTACGGTGCATTTGATACAGATAGAATGTCCAATACGAAAGCCCTTAGAGTCGTTTCCTGGGAAGAAAAGCTCCCTGACGACCAAAAGCGCCTTGTTGCGATCATGAATAACATCATCAACAACAAGGGCACGTTCGTCCCTTAATTCACAGTGCTCGTTACGCAGCCTCTTAATCCGGTAAAGCGTGACTCACTTGTCTGTTATACGTGCTGGCCTAAGTCACCAGAAAACAGACTAACATCCCGGGCTTAGTGCCGCTGTGGGCTCATAATCCACGGCGTATCTGCGCAAATCGGATGGCGGGATCTCAAGGAAGAGTGCATTTAACGATGCTATAATTGTGCCAGAACAACTGGCCTATGTAAACAGGATTTACAATGATTGACACAATTTATCACTGGCAGAACGCCTTTTTATTTTGGGTCGCCACACTTTGCGGAGTACATCATGAAACCGTCAGCAAACACGTCTCAGTCTGCGTTTGCCTTAGTGTTCTTGCGTTGCTTGGTACTGTTATTTACCAAAAACGACAAGTAAACAATTTGCTTAAACAGCCGGTACGTATAGCGCTTACACCCGCAGAATTATTGCGGGCAAGTCTGTTAAATCAACAACGCGATCAAAAGTATGGCGGCTACAAAGTCAGCAAAAAGTCGACAAAAATCTGTAAAAATTAGCACATGGAAACAAGCGGCAAAACTAAAATTGCTGCGCGTCTCACCGCTTACAGGGCAGTTAGAAGAACTAGAACGCGGTGTAAATTTCTTTGTGCTAATGATCGAAAAACTTGGCGGAAAACCACAATTCAGCTGCGAAGGACACCCAAATGGTTTTTACGTATTGTTCACAGGTAGTTACAAGCTAGCCCAGCAGATTAAAGCCTGTGGATTTTTTACTGTAGAAATAGAGGGCACCAATAGGTGGAGTATTCGAATGAATTATCCCGTTATAGAAACACAACACCACAGAGTTTTAACTTGGGCAGCAGAAAGTTGGAATAGATCTTTTGGACCAATGACCGTCAAAACAAATCTGTTGAACCAAAAATCAGTCACTACCGTGCTTGAAAATGTTTAGTAACGTACACCCCGACTCAAAAAATCTTCACTACACTCCTTGTATTTCCGAAGGAAATACACATGGATAGCGTACTTCGGACAAGATTTTTTTTGTGGCTTGTCAGATCTCATTGTGGTGCAATGGTTTGCGTCAAATTTTTGTCGCTCAAGGGGGTATGCAGTTTTGGGCCACTTGACGTTTTTGAGCGACTGGATATGCTTTCGTCCTCTCAACGACCGGCAAGGAGGCCAGTATGGTTGCCAATCCCCGCGGCGGCATGATCGTTCGTCGCAATGACCGTTGCCCCTGCAACAGCGGCAAGAAGTTCAAGTTCTGTTGCTCGCCAGAAGCGCCGGCAATAGTGCAGGCGGCCCCCCGACGACCGCTGTTTATTGACTCTGGCGAGAGTCCTGTGCGCTGGGTAATTTGCGATCCAAGCGGCGTTCGTTTTTTTGCTGACAAAGACAATCGGGCATTGTTATTTGATACTTACGAAGACGCACTGCAGGTCGCCAGGCTTGAAGACTTTGCCGACCAAAACCCTGGCGAAATTAATGTGGCCGGAGTTGGCCCGACAAAACTTGAATTGCTTAAGGAAAAAATTCCGTACGTTGAAGTTGATGTTGAAATAGCAACGCAGCTTGTGCGCGAGCGTATCGAGTACGGACGTGCTGGCGAGTTAACTCCGGCACAGGAAACGCTGGACGCCATTCAGGGCGGTCAGGAAACCACTAGCCAAGGAACAGGCGAAGACCATTGACGTTTGAATTTGATTTCCCGCAATACGTCAAAAATTTTAGGTATCGTCGGTGGCGGATAGACAGGGCGGGCACACGCATCAGCAAAATTTTTGCTATGCACTTCGTGCTCGGAATGAAGAGCAAATCGCTTTTTACCCTGTCTCGTAGATTAAACCGATTTCGGCGGCTATGGATTTGGCGTCTGCAAGAGATGACCACCCGCGAAATGTGGTTGCCTACAAAGCAGCGCTGGTTGTCGCCGTACGATCCAAATTTTGACTTGAAAAAGTTTAAGAGCGCGTATCGGCGGTGCATGTTTTGCCGGCCGTCGTGTGCTCATTATCAGTCGCCTGATGGGCATCAGGTTGAGTTACGGCCGTGCTGGCGTACGCACATTTGTCCGTTTTGCACGGTCAACCTAGTAACGGCACACTATGTGTACGTCAAACACGCCATCAATAGGTTGTTAAAACATGATTCCAATTTTGTGGGCGTATGTCGCGTTGTTCGCTGGTATGTACCCGCTCCTGGTTTTAATCCAATACGTGGAACAGACCACAAGCAAATCCAAGAACACGCCCGGCTGCTGCGACGAGTGCTTGTTAAACAAAAACAAAACTACCGTCAATTAATTGATGGCAAAAAATTAGCACGATCGACGCGTGGATCATTGTGGCGGCTGGTTGTTATTCCTGACGCAGCAGGTTGGAACATTGAAGTGCGGCAGTTTTTCATTTGCCGGCCTAATATCCGATTGCCGGTTGTGCGTATTCGAGGTGCAAAAGTAACGTACTTAAAGAGCGTAAAATTGGACGCTACTCGGCCTGATTTCGCTACGGACTTTTTCGAACTCTTCGGAGAGTTTTGCCGCTATCCTCTGGAGTTGCTTACTGGTTACGCGGAACTAACGTCGGCGTACCTGCATGCAGCACACGGTTTGCGGTTGGTGAGCGGCACAGGGTTGCTGGCAAAAACCGGCCGGGCACTCATACCATACATGCGCGAAATAAAAAACGATGCCCTCGCCAAAAAAACTCTCACTGGCCCGGCAGGTGCAACGCCTGCTGTCTGAGTCGTCGGTTTACCGTGCTCGCGTGCAGCACGTTGCGGACGTTCTTTTTGGTGGCAGCCTGAAACAACTGGCCGCCACCACAAATGTGAACTACAGGCACTTGTACGTATGCATAAAGTTTAAAAAAACCATCACGGTACGGATGCTGGCACAAATAGCCGCACATACGAATGTGCAAGCAGAGTGGCTCTTGCTCGGTATAGGGCCGATGGTTCTTGAGCCGGAGCAGTTACCGGCCGGGCTACCCATTACGTTTCCGGCAACGCTTGCTAGTTCGTTTCCCGTCTTTGACACGTTAACTGTTCCGGCCGTCGCTAAACCGTGCAAGCGTCGTGCCAGTAAGTCCCCGAGCAATGACGCACACACCGCCGGGACTGCGATTTACAGGGCCCGGCTTGCCGGGAAACCGGTGTGCTTTTTCTTAGGTGTCGACGGCGTAGCCGATTGCGGCACCAAAGCCGTGCGCGAGTTTATGCTGACAGATTACGTGACTAGTTTGGCTGTCACGCTTTCGGCGGTGGCGACCGCAGCCCCTGACGTGGACTTAACCGACATGGCGAAGTTTGCGGCGGCACACGGCATCGGCTACGGCGAAGCCATTGGGCGCTGGGCTGACGATTATCTCATGCATACGTGTTTTCACGCCAGGAAGCCGCTTACCGTGCAAGCCGAGATTGGTGAGATTGCGGCGCACACAGCACCGGCAATCCGCGGCGCTGAGTTAGGGGCTTCGGTCGGCGCAGCAGCGTACGTGGATCTGTTAGTGATGACCGAGCAGTTGCGACAGGCATGCTTACCGCCTGGCGGCGTGCTCGTCGTGCTTGGTGAGCCACACAGGGCTTTGCGTCTGCTACACAAGACCGTACGCACGTTACAGTCTTGTATGCCAGACAATGCGGCCGGCGGAATGGTTGTTGTGCTTGGGGCACAGCAACACTCTAAAGAATTGTTGGCATCTATTCCGTCTGGCTGGCAGACCGTATTTATTGATGGCACATATTCAGATGCTTTTTGCAAATTAGTGTCGGCGTGCGACGCCGCATACATAGGAAAATAGGTTATGTCGGAGAAAAATCTTGTTTCTGACCACGTAACGAAACTCATTAAAAATATTCAAACCAACGAGTTGCAAAAAAAGGTATTCGTTATTGCGGCGGTAATCGAACTGCTGCGTCGGGCACAGTTGCTGGACAAACGGGCCGCCACGGCTATTGCCAATTTTGCGTCCAAGGTCCCCGACGTCGCTTGGGAAAAACTGCAGTTCTCTTTCACGCAGGCTGTGAGCACAAGTTGTCAGAAGGCAATAGCACAGCACGTAAAAGAACCCGCGGACGCCGACAAACTTATGCTCGTCTTGTTAAAGGCTATTGCTGTCTTTAGTGACATCCTTGCAGACGCACCCGAAGAAGCGACGGCCGAAGTATTTGAAGCTGTAGTGAGCGAGCTAATAGAGACGCATTGGAACGCGCCGGCTATTGAGGGTACAGCAACTGCATTGTTTCAGCCGCAGAACATCAGTAAGATCTTCAAAGCAAAACCGCTCGATGAAAAAATTTGCCGCAGTCTGGGTATGCGGCTTGTTCTGTATAAGGCGCCGCATGGCCCGCAAATTCGGGGTGCTTCGTTCGGGTCTGACCCGCAGCACATAATCCTCGAGACCGGCGAATATCTGCAACTTCCGCAGGCTGAGGCCGGTATTACGTCGCTCACAACGCCCGAGGATTACACGTCTGTACCGGCAGTACTGCTGGCATACGTCTACCTGGCGTTTGCTCATTTAGAAAATGTTGGGGCTGTAATTGACCCAGAAGGTGTTGTAATCGGCGGTGCACTTGGTGCGTTTTCGGGCGACGTCAAAGTTATTCCTTTTTCAACCTTTGCCGCGAAGCCGCCAGTTAACTTTTTACAGGCAATAGTTGACACGTCTAAAACAGCAGATAGCATGGTGGCACATGTCACCGCGGCCACGACGGCACGGCTCCCGGTTCCTGGTACGAACATGGCAGTAGCCCTGCACGCCGACTACGGCCATACAGGTGGCTACATAGTTTCTCGGCTAGTTGATCAGCAGACAGACGAGGTGCTGCTAAGAAACGACCAACCGCGTGAACTCGCGGTACAAGGCATTTATTTATTTCCGACTCAAGATAAGCTCATTGCATTAAGGATATTTTAATGACGCCCAACTTTGATTTTGAAGGCCATATCGACGACGACAACCGATACGAGATGACAGATGATCTTGGCGGTGTCGAGAAACACTTGACGGTTTTTGGTTTCCTCTCCCTTAAATTCGGAAAAAAGGGTAAAACTATCTACCGGCAACTTGAGCGCATTGCAATGCGGGCGGCTGAAACGAACGGCGGTTCTCCTGGCATTCTGTTCGACAATGACGGCGGACAATTTGTCAGTTTTCACCCAAACGAATTCGAGTAAGCATGTATCTGTTTTTCGACACGGAAACTGGCGGGCTGACTCCTGACTACAGTCTGCTTACGCTGTCGGCAATTGTCACGGATGGCAAGTTCAACATTGTGCCAACGCACGGGTTTGACCCAGGTGTGTACCTGCGGTTCAAACACGCCGAATACGTGACGCATCCGAGAGCCATGGAAGTTAACCAGATCAAACTGGCTGACAACGATGAGCATGGTTTTACGGTGGCAGAGGCCCAAGAAATTTTTCTGGCGTTTGTCAAAGAAGCCATTTCTATGAGCGGCGTCAAAAAACTTGTGCCGGCAGGGCATAACGTGCCTTTTGACATGAAGTTCATGCATGCCTATGTGATGCCGGACAAGGCGTGGCGCGACTACTTTACTCACCCGCCGCTCGACACTTGTGCTGTGGCCCGGTTTTTAATGACAGCACGTATGATTTCCGGCGGGTGTGGTTTGCCGCATTTGCGCACGCTTTTCAACATTGAAACCGGCACGGCCCATAACGCAGAAAACGACAACCTTGCTACGATCGCTGTCGCCAAGAAGTTTCTGGAGTTATTGCCAAATGAAGTCAGAACTTGAGCACGAACTTGTAATGTCGTATCCCGAGTTGTTCGCGACTACGGAATTACCGCCGACAGAAAGCCTGATGTGCTTCGGCTGCGAATGCGGCGACGGCTGGTATGGCCTGATTAACGCCACGTCAGAGTTAATCAGCCTGCACATGAATAAGGTGCAGCAGGAAAATCCAGACGCAAAATTTGTCTGGGCTCAAATTAAAGAGAAGTTTGGCGGATTGCGGCTCTACCACGACGGATATTCTGACGAGTATATTTTTGGCGTGCTAAGCATGGCCCACGAGATGTCATTAGTTACTTGTGAGGTATGCGGCAACCCCGGCAAGCAAAGATCTGGTGGTTGGATTGTGACGCAGTGCGACAGTTGTTGTAAAAAATAAGCGGTTGCCCGGTAGCTTAACTGGCAGAGCAAGGGATTTTGGTTCCCTCGGTTGTAGGTTCGAATCCTACCCGGGCATTAAGCCGATGGTGTTCTAAACACGGTCCCGTCTAATGACTGACACCCTACTGGCGAAATACGTGACGGCGGTGATGGTAGGGCAGTTCTCGGCACAACTAGTGTAGCTCAGTGGTAGAGCGCCGGATTGTATCGGCAGGTCGCGGGTTCGATTCCCGCCACTAGTTTTCGGAGGCTGACGTTTTAGTTATGATCGCGAGGCATATATGACATTGGTTGACGTGACGCACTGCTGTATCTCAGCGGGCGGGCTGTTAGTGATACTGTGGCTTTTGAACAGGAAATAAAAAGCAACAATGAATGACAAAGAAAAACTGATTGTCGAAGCGCGCGCGGGTTTTTTTTTCGCCGAAGTTGAGCGTTTGCGGCTCACAGACGAGGAGCGGGCGGCGGTGGAGTGGTGCGTGGAGATGGCCTTGCACTCAGCCACCGATTGCGTTGCCGAGATACGCACGCTGCGGGGGCTGCTGGAGCGAATGAAGTGAGAACACGCAGGATCAGGAGCATCGCATGAGTGACGAAACTACACCGCAGGACGACAAGGCGATGTCTCCTGCATCCGCTGGTTCTCACGGGGAATCCCAACTGGAGCGGGGTGCCGAAATCGTCCACTGCGCCATGCGGTGGTATCGCGAGGGCACCACAAAGAAGTGGCAGGGCGGCAACAGTTACGCCGAAGACAGGGCGAGGCTTGCGGCGCGGAGGATTGCGAGGATTTTTCAGCCCACGCTCACCGACGAGGAGCGGGAGGCGGTGGAGTGGGCGGAAGAACTCGCTGGAAACTGCGAAGAGTTTGATCGCGTTGACACGCTGCGCAACCTACTAGAGAGAACGAAGTGACTAAAACACAATGTCAAGTTCCGTCGCAAATAAACGTGACGCTCACAGACGAGC